ACTTTCCGACAACGTGAACGCTTTATGCGAGTCGGTTCAGTCAATTCAGGACGAGATTCATTCTTTGTCGGAAAAACAAGACTCTCTTCAAAAAAAAATACTTGACATGGAGTCTTCGCAAGTGGACATTCAAGAGCAGTTTCTATACAGCGCAAGGGTGTTCATTATAGACAAGTATCATTACCACTGTTATGTCGTACATCAGATAGACGAGATAACGATGGACAGTCTTGAAAATAGATACGCCACATATAAAAGTCATGGAGGGAACAGTTTCATCGACGGCTTGATGGACAGATTAAGGGCGCTCCCCCTCGTGAAGACAAGCGGTGAGCCTGTTCTCTATGACACGGAGAGGAAGAGATTAAATGAGCCAAGAATTGAAGACCTTCACGATTGAGTTGAAGTCTTTGGACCAAGAAATAGGCTCTCCTGTCATAGCTGGCGCTGGTGATGTGAACGGCTGTACCTTAAGGGTGGTGTTCACACAAAAGGCAGGATGCCAACTCTGTCCAAACTCAAAAGTGTATTTAAACTGGATTCATCAAGACAGGAAAGTCAAGGGATACAACGTTCTCACAAAGGTGAGCGACACGCCGTCCACTTGGGAGATTCACTGGCCTAAAGACATGTTGTTCGAGGGGACCGTGCTGTGCCGTCTAGAGATAGTCGACGACGTAAGCATCGCCCCAAGCAACAACTTCACCGTCCACGTGCTACAGAACCCAAACGACGGCTCGTCTTTTGTGGTGACGGACGACTACTCTGATTTCCAACAGGCGATCCTTGACCTGACCACGCTCAAGGACGACATGCTTGATGAGTTCAACTATCAGAAGAAGCTGTTTGAAGACTTCCAACTAGATGTCTCTGACATCAAGGACACCGTTTCCAGAGCAGAGGATAAGGCACAAGAGGCTTTAGACAAAGTCAACAACCTTATCGCTGGAGAGTTTGCTTTATATATGAACGAACTCGATGATTAAAGAGGGGAGGTTTTCATAATGGCTGTAGATAAAAAAATCTCCTTCTTCCACGGGCCGACCGAGAAGATTCAGGCCAACATCGAGAAAGGCAAGGTCAACGAGAACGACTTCGTAGTCTCTTCTGACGAGAACGTTCTTTATTACATCGACGCAGACAAGAACGCCATACCCCTTGGCTACGACGATAGGACAAAGAACGAGATAGAAGTCAACTTGGGAAGCAACGGTTTTATCGGCGGGATAGAGGATGGCGACACGCTGAAGACAGGCTTGTCGTTCGAGCAGTTCCTTGAGAAGCTCGTCAAAAGAGCCGTCCACCCCGAGTATAAGAAGCCTGAACTGGTTGCAGAAGTGACGTCTGACGACAAGCCAGGCAGATACGAAATCGGCACAGTCCTTTCGCCGACGATAGAAGCTGCGTTCACTCGCAACGAGGCTGGCAGGCTTGTCTCGATAGACGTCCTTGAAAACGGCGACAAGATATACGGCGCGTTCAAGGACACAATCGAACAGCACATCCCGGAGTTCAGGCTTGAGGAGAAGACGTCGTTCGATGTGCAAGCATCCTATGAGGCAAGCGACCTCAAGCTCAACAACCTCGGCGAGGAAGACGGCACAAACAAGATAGAAGCTGGTCAAATAGCTTCAAAACCGCTCGTTTACATTCCTATAAAAGCGATGTTCCACGGAGGCGGAATCGACGATCCCCCTGAAGAAATCACATCTGCTTTTGTGAGAGGTTTGCCGTCTGGCCCTGACATTGAAGACAAGAGTGCCGTGCAGGTCAAGATGGAGCCTGGACAAAAGTGGGTTATGTTGTGTGTGCCGAGTTCCGTTGTCGTCACAAACGCCGTTTATCTTGAAGCAGGAGAATCTGAAATTCTTGACTGTTTTGACAAAACAACCGCAATGGTTGAGGGTGTAGATGGGTATACTGCATCAGAATATGACGTTTATTGTCTTCAGGTCGCTTGTTCTCCAACGACCGGAATGACATTCGAGTTCACTCTTGAGGGGAGGTAGTTAATGAGCGCTACAGTATCGACGTTTAGGTCTTACGAACGTTTGAACCCAATACCTTTAGACGCTTCGGAAGTCCATGAGTCTATTGATGGTGCGAATACCTACCTTTCAAGCGGGAAAGCGTATCCAGGTCAGACAATAAAAGTTCGCAACGCGGACGGCAGTTTTGATTCATATGTCATAAACGGCACAGAAGGCCATCTTACACTTGACAAGCTGAACGTCAACACTGCTCTTGTGAAGAACTACGTTCAACCCGTCGAAGTGCTTCCCGAGAAAGAGAACGCCGAGCAAGGCGTTGTCTATCTGAACACCTCTGACGGCAAGGGTTATATCTTCAACGGCACAGACTTCAAGATGATCTTTGACGACGTTGAAATCGGGCCTGCGATTGACGAACTCAAACAGGACATAGACGGCAAGTTGTCCACAAAGATCTCCTATGATGAAGCCAAGGCTCTTGTAGCGAGCGTCGGCCATATCACAAGGAAGATAGTCGAAGAGCTACCGCCAGTTGAAGAGGCAAGCGAGACCGTCATTTACATGGTGCCGAAAGCCAACCCAGACGAGGCCGGGCATCAGTCTTACGACGAGTACGTCCTTGTCGAAGGCAAGTTCGAGAAGCTTGGCGACAATGAGATCGACACTTCCAACTTTGCCACAAAAGATGAAGTCGACGCTTCTCTTGTCGAGGCAAAGAAGTACGCCAAGATCAAGGCGGACGACGCATTGGGTGAAGCCAAGGCTTATGTTGACGGCTTCTTCAGCTCTACTGCTGGCTCCATTATAGATACCATTATCGGCGACACCGGTAAGGACGAGAACGGCAAGCAGATAAAAGTGACAGATTATGTCACAAATAAAATAACAGAAGCTCTTACAATAACCTATGTCGAATAAGGAGGAGGGGAGATGCCAAACAACTCTATTGTAAAACTGTACGAGACAACAGAGGGGAAGCTCTCTACCATCCCCGTCGTCACAGGACAGATGATTTTTGTAAGAGATTCCCACACCATATATATGGACTCTCATGGCTTGAGGGTTTCATATTCAAACCTCACCATCCTTGACACCGAAGCTGATAGGACGGCAATGCTTGCTCCTGTTCAAGGGACTTACTATGTGCAAGAGACACACATCCTTTGGTCTTACGGTAAGGATGGATGGTGGCAACTGACCCCAGAGAACCTTAACCCTATCTTTTGTGGTTCTTTGGAAGATTTTCCTAAAGTCGGGTCAGATAACACTCTATACGTCGACGAAGACGTTATATATAAATGGGATAGCGTTTTATCCAAATACCTAGCAGTCGCAAACATGACTCAATGGGAAGACATCCCTGCGTAAAGTTAAAGGAGATTAAATTGGCTACCAGTGCAGTTAAATTTGTTTCTTGCTCTCTATCCAAGTACAACGGTTTAGCAGAGCATTCCGCTTCAACCCTCTATTTCATTACAGACTCTCGTAGGATCTACAAGGGCGACGTTCCCTTCACTGGCGGTCTATATGAGACTTGCACGACTTATCCTGTCACAGGTGAGGTCAACACCATCTATGTCAACACCAAGGATGGTTCTGCCAAGTACTGGAACGGCACAGCATTTGTCACCATCGTCAAGCCTGCCCCCGCTTCCATTACAGGCAAGGGCTCCGCTGACGAGCAGGCCACCACAAAGGCTGTCGTCGACTATGTCGCCACTGAAATCAGCAAGCTCGACGCTGGCAAGCTCAATGACCGTCTAGCCGCCGTCGAGGCCAAGGCTAGTGCCAACGAAGCCGCCATCGGTGTCATCAACGGCACTGGCGTTGGCTCTATCAGCAAGGCTCTCTCTGATGCCAAGGCTTACACCGACACAGCCAAGACCACTCTTGAGGGTGAGATTGCCAAGAAGGCCACAAAGGCCACCACTCTTGCCGGTTATGGCATCGCTGACGCCTACACAAAGACACAGACTGATACCGCCATCCAGACTGCCGTTGCTGGTGCCCACCACCTGAAGCGTCAGATTGTCACCGCGCTTCCTGATGTCAGCGAGGCCAACGAGGACACCATCTACATGGTCGGCACCGGTGAAGGCTCCGAGGCTTCTAACTACAAGGAGTACATGCTTGTCAACGGCAAGTTCGAGCTTGTCGGCGACTCCAAGGTTGACCTCACCGACTACGCCACAAAGGCTTTCGCCGAGGGCAAGGCCAACGACGCTCTAACCGCTGCCAAGGCCGACTCTCTTGCCAAGATTCAGGCTCTCGACAAGGCTGACGCTGCCGTTGCTGACAACTATGTGTCCGCCGTTTCCCAGACAGACGGTGTCATCACTGTCACAAGGGTTGAGCTTCCCGTTAAGTCTGTCGCCGAGGGCACCGCTAACGGCACAATCGCAGTCAACGGCAAGGACGTCAAGGTTCATGGTCTAGGTAGCGCCGCTTATGTCAACACAACTGCTTTCGATGCTGCTGGCGAAGCTGCCAAGGCTCAAGCTGCCGCTGCGACTGACGCTACCACAAAGGCAGATGCGGCCAAGCAAGCTGCCATCACCGCTGCTGCTTCTGACGCAAAGTCCAAGGCTGACACAGCCGAGGCCAATGCCAAGAAATATGCCGATGATCTTATTTCGTGGGAGGATCTAGGCGAGTAGAGAAAGAGCCTTCCGCTTTTCATTTTTTCTCTCTTAATGGCGGAGGGCGGGAAACCGCCCTCCGCTTTTTTTATAACTCCTGGGAACAAGAATCTTTTGTCTGAATATCCCTGTTGCTAGGGGTTATACAAAAGTGAAAGGACACCTCTCAAATGGCAAAACTAAAAGTCTTTAGAGGCACGAAGGCCGATGTTGATAAGAAGGCAATTACTGATGGTGCCGTCCTGGTGGCTACCGACACTTCGACTCTTTATGTCGATGCCAACGGGAAAAGGCTTGACTTGACGAAGGCTACCACGGTTGACTCGGCTCTATCGAGCTCCTCTACAAATCCAGTACAAAACAAGGTAATTAACACGGCCCTTGGTAATAAAGTTGATAATACAAGGATAGGAGTTTACACAGCGTTAAACCTGCTTGATACGGCGACTGTGACTCCATCTGGGTCTAACTACTATATCGCTCAAGACGTAAATGGAACAGCAGAGTTCGTTCGTCGTCCTATCTCTGCTTTATGGTCATACATGAGGTCTCAAGCGGACTATGTGTATGCGAAGGTAAACCATGATCATGACGCATTTGCAGTTAACAGTTATGGTTCTGGTAGGAACACTCAAGGAAGCGTCCCTCCTATCTACTCTGGTGCAATTTCAGGCTCTCTTGAAAACAAGACTATTTTCATGCCAGCGGACGCGATTGTTATTGAGAAGACAACAGACGGCGGTAAGACTTGGGTAGATGCAGGAACAGACAATCAAACAAAAAGAGGATTGTTCCTAGGCAGGAACTCTTCTGCCGTGAGTCCAGGCACGCCATCTCTTTCCAATAAGATTCGCATTACGGTAAACCCAATAGACCGCTATTCCAATGCTTTAATGTTATATCTTTGGGTGTCTACAAGTGGACATAGTGTCGCTGTTGACATAGAATATTCTACTATTGGTGCGAAAACCACATTTAAGACTTATAGGACAAACGTTCCTGTAGCTGGTTGGAGTGGACCAAACTGCATAGGTTTGCCTGGATATACTTTTGGTGGTGGATCTAGTCAAACGTCCAACACCTACGCCTATAGAATTACTTTCTACTATACAAAAGTAAACTCTGAATGGGCGTCGTCTAACGCTACAATAGGTGACATCCGTATTTATGGCAACACCAACTGGAGTGATCCAAACTACATGTTCTCCAACGGCCATCTTTACTCTTGGGACGCAGACCAGAATGCAATCTTCCCCAAGAAGGTGACGGCTTCTAGTTTCTCTGGCGAAGCAGGTTCCTTGACGAACCTTAACGCCAACAACATCTCTCAAGGCACCGTCGCCTACGGACGTCTTCCTGTCGGAACTTCTGCTAATACAGTTGCTTCTGGCAACCACACTCACTCTGCTGCGACCACATCAGCCAATGGCTTTATGTCGTCCTCTGACAAGAGTAAGCTAGACGGCATAGCAACCAATGCAAACAACTACGTTCACCCGACATCAAGCGGGAACAAGCATATCCCCTCGGGGGGCAGTTCAGGGCAGATTCTACGTTGGAGTGCAGACGGCACAGCGACATGGGGAGCCGAGAACGACCATACATATGGAATCGCAACTTCCTCTACCGCCGGTCTTGTCAAGAGTGGCACGGATATCACTGTTGACTCAAGCGGTAACGTCAGCGTCAACAACGACTCTCACACCCACGGCAACTCGACGATTACCTCTGTCGATGCCAGCAAGGTAAGCTCCGGTGTGCTTTCCACAGAGCGTATACCTGGCCTTGATGCAAGCAAGATCACAAGCGGCACAATCTCAATCGACAGGCTTCCAGCTGGAGCTCTTGAGAGGCTTGTGACAGTCAAAGACCAGACTGCCATGTATGCTTTGACGACCGCTACTGTCCAGCTTGGCGACACAGTCAAGCGTCTTGACACCGGCACAATGTATATCGTCGTTGACACGGCCAACCTCTCCAACTCGAAGGGTTACATGGAGTACACGGCTGGCTCTGCTTCTAGTGTGCCGTGGAGTGGTGTTACAGGCAAGCCTGGGACATTCACTCCGTCTGCTCACACTCACACAATAGCAGAGATAACCGATATCGCAAATGCAAATGTCAACTCTGCCAAGACTGCAACTTCGGCAACAACCGCGACAAAACTTGGTTCTGCTACTGTAGGAAGCTCAACAAAGGGTATATATCTCAATGGTGGAACGCCTACAGCTTGCTCCTACTCTCTTGGAATGGACGTGCCTGCTGGATCAAAACTGACAGACACTAACACCTGGAAAGCCAACTCTGCAAGTAGTGAAGGTTATGTCGCCTCCGGTGCCGGACAAGCCAACAAGGTTTGGAAGACAGACGCCAACGGAGTGCCTGCTTGGAGAACAGACGATAACACGACCTACTCCGACATGAAGGGTGCCACCTCAAGTGCTAATGGCGTACATGGATTGGTTCCCGCTCCAACATCTGGAGAGAGAGTGTCGTTCCTTCGCGGAGACGGCACATGGGCTACGCCTACCAATACAACCTATACAGCTGGTACTGGAATTTCAATTTCAGGTACACAGATCAGCAACGCAGGTGTTAGGGCTATTGACTCGGGAACCACAAACGGCACAATAAGCGTCAATGCAGGTGGAACGACTACAGATATTGCAGTCAAGGGACTTGGAAGCGCTGCTTATACCGACAAGTCTGTTTACGCTCCTGCAAGTCACAGCCATAGCTACGCAGGCTCATCTTCGGCTGGTGGACCTGCAACTTCGGCAAACAAGCTGAATACTGACGCAGGCGGTACAACAACCCCTGTGTACTTTAGCAATGGCATCCCAGTTGCTTGCACGCCTTACTCAAGTGCCTCCGTCAACTACGCCACAAAAGCGACGAACGACGCAGGCGGAAACCCGATTCATAAGACGTACCTTAAAGATATAGGTTCGGACGGACAATCGCTTTCTCTTGTTAAAGGTGACGGAACTTCTAAAACAACTTATATAAACAAGCAGATAATCCTACGCTCAAACAGTAATACAGACAAGGGTAAGTACTTGAAGTTTGCTACTATTGATTTGTCGTCTGCCCCTGCTTGGGATTATTGCTCGGGCACTCTGTCATTCGGTATGACAGAAGGTGCTTCTGTTTTAGGTTTATTAAAGTTTGAGTTTAGAAATGGTGGCACCGCAGGGACTCTTGGTTCCGGAATCCTTACTTGGGTGTCGCTCAACAGTTTAGATTATGCAAGCAATGTCGTTGCTGTCAAGAACTCTTCCAATGCTTATGAACTTTACTATAAGCCGGTTAGAGATTACGAGTCTCCTTCTGTAACACTGATTGATGTTGCTGGAACAAAGTACTTCCAGTTTGGTCTTGGAACATTCGTAGCTTCTGTGACGCCTGTTTATACAAGTAGCTTGGCCTCTTGTGCCACCAGTGCGGGCACTGCGTCGACGGCAAATTCGGTTGCTTGGGGCAACGTGTCCGGCAAGCCTTCGTTCTCGACTGTCGCCACGTCTGGTAGCTATAACGACTTAAGCAACAAGCCTACGATCCCAAACGTGGGGAACGGCACTATCACGATAACCCAGAACGGTGTCTCAAAAGGCTCGTTCACTTTAAACCAGTCCGGCAATGCGACTATTGCGTTGACAGACACAGACACAAACACTACGTATAGTAAAATTTCTGATACAGATATCAACGCATTGTTCAAATAAAAAAAATAGAGAGAAGGGGCGAATTAAGCCTCTTCTCTCTATAACCATAAGTTATATGGCTCCGTTATCCCCGCTCTATCGGAGGATGCGATAAATTTGATTTTTAGATTTACTCTACCTCTAAAAGAGGTGGGGAATAAAGGAGGATAAGAATCTATGGCTTTCCTTGACTTGGATGGACTAAAGACTTTTCTATCTGGGTGTGACAATAGGTATGCTCCTAAATCTCACTCTCACACTCAATATTTAAATATGAACGAAAGCAGGACTGCCAACACAGTCCTTGCTGGCCCTAACGGCGCTGCTGGACCTGCCACTTTCCGCAAGCTTGTTGCGAACGATATCCCATCTATTACCAAGAGTAAGATAAGTGACTTCCCTTCAAGCATGCCCGCTTCGGACGTCTACTCTTGGGCCAAGGCTTCTAGCAAGCCAAGCTACAATTTCAGTGAGATTGGCGGACAAGTCAATGCTGGTACTCAACTGACAGGAGAGATTCCTTCCGGCCTTCTTCCTAGCTATGTTGACGACGTTCTTGAGTATGACAGTGTTGACAACTTCCCAACGGCAGGCGAGACAGGGAAGATTTACACTGACACCTCTACTAATAAAATCTATCGCTGGGGTGGCTCAAAATATGTTGTCATCTCGGACTCCCTCGCTCTCGGCACAACTTCTTCCACTGCATATCAGGGTAATCTAGGTGCCGAGGCTCACTCTTGGGCATCGGCGGCAAAGGCCCACGCTGACAAGCACGGTTCAGCATATGCCAGTGGTCTATACAAGATAACCACAAACGACGCAGGCCACGTTACAGGAGCCACTGCCGTTACGAAGTCAGATATCACTGCTCTTGGTATTCCTGGCGCGGATACCCACTACACTTCAAATCTTATTGTGGGAACCTCTAGCTCTGCCGTTGCCAATTCTGCAACCGCAAACGGCACAACCTTCTTGAACCTGGTTGAGAACGGTGGAGTCAGGAACTCTCATCAGATCAAAGGCGCTGGAGCCACAACAGTCTCGGCGGACGCCAACGGTGTCATCACAATCACTTCAACCGACTCCAAGACGACAGACACCTGGAGGCCATGTGTTGATAATCTTACCTCAACAGCGAAAGACCAATCTCTTTCTGCCAACCAAGGTAGGATCCTCAACGAGAAGTTTGCAAACTACGTGCCGACTTCGAGAACTGTCAACAACAAAGCCCTTATTTCTAATATTGTGTTGACAGCAAGCGACGTTGGTGCAAGTGCGGTAGGTCACGAGCATAACTATGCTGGGTCTTCAACCCCGGGAGGCGCTGCGACCTCTGCAAATAAATTAAATACAAATGCTGGTGGAATTACAACCCCGGTATATTTCAGCAACGGAGTTCCTGTCGCATGTACTCCTTATTCAAATGCTTCTGTCAATTACGCGAATAGTGCTGGTTATACTTCTATTGCCAATGAATCAAGCGAATTAAAGTTCAAAGATACACGAGACGTTAATTCAAAACCTAAAGATGAGTCTTTCACAAAGAGTAGTATCACAGCTGAATTTAAAGGCGTTTCAACAATTGGATCTCCAACTGGTTTTGGCGGGACATACTGTGGACTTATGTCTGTAGCTCCTTGGAGCGAGACCTCTGGAGGAAACGGATATCAGCTTGCTTTCGGATACAACACAGACGCTCATCCTCGCCTTGCTTTAAGAAGCGCAGATTTAAGTGCCGCTGCTTGGGGCGATTGGTATAAGATATATACAAGCGATGATAAGCCTACAAAAACAGACGTCGGTCTTGGAAATGTTGACAACACCGCTGACTCTACGAAGAGCGTAAGGTATGCCACTTCAGCCGGTAGCGCAAGCAGCGCAACCACTGCTGGTAGCGCGACTACAGCGACTAAACTTTCAACTTCAGCTGGTAGTGGAACTGTTCCTGTCTATTTTAGCGATGGCAAACCCACAGCCTGCTCATATTCTCTTAACAAGACGGTCCCTGCAAATGCCGTGTTTACAGACACTTGGAGGCAGTTGACTGGTAGCACCGCTTCTTATTCAGGTATAGCTGGTTATGCTCCTGCTCCTTCAGCAGGTGCGAACGACCGTTATTTAAGGTGCGACGGCACATGGGCAACGCCTCCGAACACGAACACAGACACCCAATATCATGCTGGAACCGGTCTGACTTTAAGCGGTACAACCTTCAGCTTAAGCTCTTCTGGCGTCACCAGTGGCTCCTACGGGCCTTCTGCGAACGTGAACGGCACGAACGGCACGACTATTTCTGTTCCACAGATAACGGTTGACTCATACGGAAGGGTCACTTCTATTGTAAATAGGACATACACCTCTGTAAACACAGATACTAACACAACTTATAGCGCCATACCCGAGGCAACAATCAATGGTTTATTCTCTTAACTTTGAATAAAAGTGCCGTAAAGTTGTTATAATATAGAAATGAAATCTAAAGAAGGAGTGGAGCGACGTTGTTTCCTCCACTCCTTTTTTATTTGTAAAACGGAGGATAAAATGGCCTTTTTAAACGAGAATGGACTCCATGCTTTGAGAGAGTGCTGTGATGCCTTATATTTATCAAAGGCAGACGCAAGCAATATTTATTTATCAAAGGGAGATGCCGAGCATCTTCCATATCTTCCTCTATCTGGCGGAACAATGACGGGGCAGATTAACCAAAAGGCCTACGTCAAGACAGACTCTTATAGCTACTATAACTCAAAAGAGAGATGTTGTCTATATAGAGCCAATCCATCTCCAGATTCACAACACTATTTCCCGGTTATAGGAATGGAAAGTGTTAATGGAGGCACATTAAGCGTTGGAGCTGTTGCCGGAGATAAAGACAGCGAAGCCGGTTGTGTTATGAGCTTTGTCTATAATCCTAAAGACAATGTCACTGCCTCCAATGTAAGGCAGATTCGTATGAACATAAAACAAAAAGGAATCGAAGCCTCTAGCACGTCTCTTGCTTCTTACAACGCCAGCACTTCAACTTTTACACCAAGGACAGTAGGAAGTTCAGAGTCATGGGTCTACTTTAACAAAGATGGAATCCCTGTTAAAGGGAAGACAATAAAGGCTGGAACTGAAGCTGTTGGTAAAATTACTGGAATGACTGTTGGGGATATCTATATCAAATATGAATAATATAAAGGAGGTGCTGTTGAATGGCAGGGACTTTATGGCGATTTAATCTTTCGGCACTACCCAATGCCACAGATCCAAATGCAAAGTCGCCAGAATATATAGTTAATAAAATTCCTACAAAGTTCTGTTTGGAGCCAGAACCATACACCGACAAAAAATTCTATAAAGCAATCTTTGCTCCTCATAGCGATATTTATCAAGACTATCCTTCTATAGTTGGATCTAATCCCAGGATGGCTTTTGTGTGGAACGTCCGTTGTACAAAGATAGAAAAAAACAAAGCAACCTTAAAATTCTATGCAGAACCCTTGTGGAAAAATATAAAATATTATTATATATCTTTTGCTGGTGATTTATATGGTATGAAAATTACTAATGCAATCACAAACGTTGACAGACTTCTCTCAAACGGATCAAATCTTGTATGGATTCCTAAAAAAGTTAATGGAAAAAACGAAAGAATACTTAATTATTATGGACTTGCACTTTCTTACTGCGCAGACTCACTTCCAACGCAATATAATGTCTCCAATACCGTGAATGCGGATACATATGATAAGCATAGCGCAATAGATACAGATACCCTCGCTAAACAAGATAACAGTTTTGTCACCTCGACGATAACGCTTGATTTAACAACCATCCCTTCAAGAGAGCTATATTTTAAATTAAAGTTTGGTAGTTGGGTTGATAATACAGGTTATGCAAGGCCTCTTACTCTCGCTTCTGTGATTAAAGACTGGGACTGGGACGCAGAAGCGAACAGTAGTTCTTCTGTAGAGTCTCCCCCTCAAAGTCCTGATAACCTCACCAAAAAATCAGAAAAAGGGAGCGAGACGTTCTCTAATCAATATGGAGAAAGCTGTTATTATGACTCTGGCGTCGCTTGGACTAGAATCATAATGCCGACCCCAAGAAGCTCTATCTATTATTATAAGAATGCAACGACCCCCGTCCTTATACAACCGGGAAGCATTTCTTATTACAAGAAAAACGGCACAAAAGTTGAGCCGACACAGAATGTTCAGGTATATTGTTATAAGAAGAACGGTACAAAGATTGAGCCGACTCTTGTTTACGGATACCCGAATTCTTATTTTTATAAATAAAGGAGGTAAAAGTGGCTTTTCTAGACGAAACTGGATTAAGCACTTTTAAAAGCCAGTGTGACAGCCATTATGTAAGATTAAATGGAGGCTCGTCAACACAAACAATTAAGAGCACTAATCAGACTCAACTAGGAGTACAAACAACAAACAGCTCCGCTTCTGTAGGGACAACCCAAACCAAGAATATATACGGTCCTTCAATTCTTATGTATGATAAAAACGGAACGCAGTGCGGAGAAATTACCCATAGTTTTAGAACAGGAAACAACGCTCCTTCTTCTATGGCTTTTTATGCTTCAAACAAAATGTCAAACGGGACCGCATTAAACGGAGGGTTTGCTGTATATCGGCAGTACAACATACAATCTGACACAGACGGAACAACATATTGGTTCTCTTCAAAGCCGAATGTCCGTACCGCAATTGGTATCTTCAGTGGTACTGCCACTCCTGGAACAAATACCGCTAGAGGCAATGGCGACATCTATATCCAATATTAAGCGAAAGGAGCTTTTGTGCGAATTCTTAACGAGCAAGACAAAGAGATTCAGCGATCCGATGTTGACGACACAAAAGGCCACCTTGTAGAAGACTATTTTCTTATCGCTCATCATCCAGAGGTAAACGTTGCTCCCGCTGTGACCCATCTCGAAACGTTATTCAAGTTTGATGATGATGAAGACGGTATATGGGTGCCGAACGACGAATACTCCGTCGATCTAAAGACGGGTGCCTATATGTTCACCAACAAATCCCTCAACGGCATGAAGGCCACTTTTGTGGATTCTCGTAAGGTGGAAGACCAGCCTCCGACAGAAGGCGAGCACGAGTGGTTTGAGTATGAGCAAATTCTTCGCTACAAGCTCTACGCAGAAGACGAGCTTGCTTTAATCAAGGCTAGGGAAGACCAGCAACGTGCCGACGCTCAAGAGAGAGAACAGAAAAACACAGAATACCAGAATCTTCTGTCTTCTGTAGATGACATCATTCTTGCGCTTGCTGAAAAAGAGGGTGCCACATCAGACCTCGAAAATCAAATCAACGATATCAACTTGGTCCTTGCCGACCTGATTGGAGAATAAGATGGCTGTCAGTGCAGTTGGGTATCGCGTTATAGAGCGTGCCGTTGCTATCCGACTTAACAAAGGAGAGGCTCTTGAGGATATAATCGCCTCTTATTCAAAGCTCTCTGCTGAACAAGCCGAGCAACTTCGAAAAAAGTTTGCCACAGAGGAATAAACTTCTTTTTGATGGATATAATAAAATCAAATACGAGGATACCGCATCGAACCCATAGTCTCGTCAGCTATGCGGGATTACGGTATTCTCGTATTTTTTTTAGAGAAAAAAGGAGTAAAACCTATGGCACAAAATTGGCTCGGCTTATGCAATGAGAATTTAACAGAGCTTAAAAATCATAACAAATATCAGCTTGGGAATGCTACTTCGACTATTGTCTATTGGGACAACTGGAACGATGTAGGAAACAACTTCGTGTGTTACATGCCTTCTTCTGGCAGTTTTATCTGTGGCCGGCCTGCAATCCGATTCCACGACTGCTATAAGGCTAGTAACGGAAAGGGATATGCACATGCGTCGTTCGCGTTTAGGGCACCTGGCTACATTGCAGGTTTTCCAATCGACTTTGGTTTTGCCAGTATCAACCAGTCAGGAACCTTGTCAGTAATAGGCCAAAAGCAGGTCTATACAGCGACTCCTGAAGGGTCGGGAACAGAGACTTATTGGAATGCTACTTTTGAAACGTCCTTTACTTGGCCTACTGTCCCAACGGGAATAATCCCGTTTATCGCTGTCGGTGGCATGGAATTTACCAAGAGATTCAACGGCACAAACCAAAGCACTTCTGTAAGCTATTTCACTAGCTGGAATCCAAACTCTACCGCAAAAAGCACTTATAGGGCAACCTGTCCCAGTAGGAACATCTCTGCTATTAGCGGTAGAGATGATATCGCATCCAACCTATTCCCAATGTCTTACAACAGCGGTTGGGGAGCGAAGGTATTGTGCCCAGTAGTATTTTCAAACTGGCACGGAGATGCTTCAACCACTTTTATCGGTGGATGGAAAAACAGAGGTGCTAACTACAACTCTTATCTAGGCGCAGGATTCTTCTTCTGTGGTGGAACAAAAGCAGATTGCACCTCTTGGCCTTCTTTCTCTTCTGCCCCTTATAAGGTAAGTTCTAAAATCTGGGTATATAATTCAGCAGGGACGCCACTTCCTGCTCAAAACATATATGTTTATAACAGTTCGGGCGTACCGCAAAAAGCCAAAGCTGTATATCGCTATAACAGCTCCGGTGTACCTGTTAAAATTTACTAATAAAAACCACGACAATAGAAAGTGGGTAAGAATAAATGTCTCAAAGAATAATAGACGTATCCGAGCATGACGGCACCCTTGATTGGCAAAAGATCAAGGACGCTGGTTATCATGCAATCATTCGCGTCGGCTTTGGTCGTTTTGACTCGGGCGGACGTCTAGACTACAACCTTGGCACGAACGTTTCTGAATGCGAGCGGCTCGGCATCCCCTATGGCTTCTACTGGTACTCATACGCTACCAGCACGGCATCAGCCGAGATTGAGGGCACACAGTGCGTGGAAGCCATCAAGGGTTATCACCCAAGCTACCCTGTGTACTTTGACGCAGAGGAGCCTGGCACAGAGGGTGTCGCACAGAACAACGCTCTTGTCTTCTGTGACGTCATCCGTAATGCAGGCTACAAGCCTGGCATCTATTCCAGCGAGTCTTGGTGGCAGAACTACCTCACCGACGTCTCGGGCGTGAACCGCTGGGTCGCCAAGTGGAGCAGTTACAAGCCTAACGTTGAGTGCGACCTCTGGCAGTATGACTCCGAGGCCTATGTGCCTGGTGCTGGTCCTGCCGATGTCAATGAGGTCCTCAACGAGAGTATGCTCCCACAAACAAAGACAGACCCCTCGGAGCCCAAGAAGTGTCCTTACTGCGGACAGCCCATCCCTGCCAATCCTCCGAAGGACGACACGCCTGACGTGCCTTCTGAAGACCTTCCAAAACAGGACGTCCCCGAGGAGACTGGCAAGCTGACCTATCAGCAGGTCGCTGCCGAGATCATGCACCACATGGTCACCCACGACGGCAACGGCGGTCATGGCTACAGCCAGTACCAGCGCTGGGGGGACGGCACCCGCGAGGTTGTCACCCTGTCCGACGGCACACAGGTCTCTATCCCCAACGGCGACTTCGACTGCTCGTCCGCCGTCATCGAGGCTTGGGAGCTTGCCCTTCCTGGTTGCACTGGCAACGCTACCTACACTGGCAATATGAGGGAGTGCTTCCTCTCCACAGGCCTCTTCGAGTGGCACCCAATGGGTGACGGCTATATCGCCCAGACTGGTGACATCTACCTCAACGAGGTTCATCATACAGCCATGTGCTGGTCTGCCGAGCCGGACATCATGATGCAGTTCAGCATCTCCGAGACCTATGGAATCTCTGGACAGCAGGGAGACCAGACAGGCTGGGAGTCAAATATCAAGGCTTACGCGAATTATGGAAACGGAGGTTGGGACGGAAAGTTGGTTTACATCGGACCCAAGCGCGACGGCTCTTCTGACAAGACGCCTACTGTGACCCCCTCCACGCCTGATACCATGACTCAAATTGACGTCGATGGCTATTGGGGACGCAACACCACAATGGCGCTCCAGAACTACTTCGGCACATATGCCGACGGTGAGGTCTGGCACCAGTGGGCACCGAACATCAACCGCAATGGTGCTCTCACCTCTGGTTGGATGTGCGACGGCACAGCCAAGGGCTCGCCTGTCATCAGGGCTCTCCAGAACGTCCTCGGCGTCACGGCTGACGGCATAATCGGCACAGACACTATCATGGCCCTTCAGACAAGGATGGGCACATACGTTGACGGCACTCTTGACGAAGGTTCCACTTGCGTGCAAGAGCTTCAGCGTCGTCTCAACGCAGGCACTATTTAATTTTTAATTTTTTCCTATAAAGCAAGACAAACACACACACTAAAAAAGCCCCCCTATACAACTTGGTATAGGGGGGCTTTTTTTATTTACTTATTCTTCACTTCACAACAGCAACAGGTCTTGGTGGTTATTGGAGTCTCTCCATTGGCTGCTTGTATTTCACTAACTACGGCAACGACAAGAACAAAAACGAGGTAAATGCCAAATAGTGTTAGTACAGCAGCGCAAATAATATCTATTACATCATAGTCTGATTTCTTCAAGATACGTCATCCTTTAAGTAAAATGAATGTTATTCCTATGGCAGCGACGGCAACAAAGGTAATTATTCCGCCTATTGTGACCGCGAGCATAATTTACTCTCTTCAAGATAAGCCAATCCAATACAAATCGCGTCCGCCGTGTCTGAATCAACGTCGATACCGAAACGTTCTTTTACGATAGCAATGGAATGTTCTTTTTGTTCAGCTCTTGTTCTGCCGAACCCGCCTCCTAGGACTTTCCTCCAATGTGATGGCGCTAAAATGCAGTATTTGGAGTCTGTCAAAGCGCAGAATATAAGCATCGACGCTTGAACATACGCCAGAATTTTAAACGTCTTCGTGTTGTTCTGGTCTTGTATATCCTCAAAACAAATCACATCCGGCTCATATTGCCGTTTGAGCTTTTGTACCTCTTTCATGAACAGGTGAAGTCTTTCGTCCATAGGCTTGTCAGAGGGGATAGAGAATGTGCCGTTCGCCACAAGGTCGTCTCCTTGGAAGACGGCATATCCGGTGGTTCTTAAAGCCTGGTCTAGCGACAAGACTATTTCTACGCCATCCATCACGAGTTGACCCCGCGAGAGAACGTGTAGCCTCGGAGCGTGTACTTGTTTGCGAACAGCTTGGAGAACAAGACGACGTTCGTCAAAGGACCAACCCCGTTCGGCACAGGTGTGATTGCACCGGAGTCACCGAGAACCTTGCAGACCTCGTCGTAGTCGACGTCACCGCAGAGCTTGCCGTTCTCATCGACGTTGATCCCCGCATCCACGACAACCTGCCCTTCTCTGAACAGGTTTGCCTTTAAAAACTTTGGCTTGCCGATTGCAGAAATCACAACGTCCTCTTGTGCAAGAGAAGACAGGTCTGACTTTGAGTGATAGAGCGTAACTGTCGCGTTTGCTATTGACATAAGCTGTGCGACAGGCCTACCGACCCTTGGGGACCTGCCTACGACACCGACTCGCTTGCCCGCTACGTCAACGTCATTGTAGGTCAAGAGCTTGTATATAGCTCCAGCTGTACAAGGTGCACCCCTATAGAACGTCTCGCTTCGGTCGTAAAGCATGTGTCCAAGGGAGACGGCAGACGCGCAGTCAATGTCAAGAGGCATCGGGATGTAGTTCTTGAGGAACTGGTCGTCACCCTTCTTAAAGGAAGACAAGATGATTATGCCGTCAATCCTAGAGTCGTTTTTCAGTGTCGAAATATTCTTATAGGCGTCTTGTAAACCAAAACAAGAAAGCGTCTCAATCTCTGCTCCGTACTTGTTGGCACATTTGATAAGCTGTTTTAGATAGATCCAGTCAGACTTGTTTGACTCGCTCTTGTCTTCGATGATACATCCAAGAGTCGGTGTGACAACTTTCGAAGCTGGTTTGATTACGATTTCCTCAAGAGCTTCGATGGCTGGTTGAGGATCTATGGTTCTTGGCATTGGCTGTTTTCACCGCTCCTTCCACTAATATTTTCGTGAATGATCAAGGTCCGTCCATTGTGCAACGGGCAAGCGAATGTCGTTGGCAGTAACGACGTCGCAATCTTGGAAAGAGTACAAGGAGATGCTTGACGGACAACCACGCTTTTGGTATGAATATTTGGAGCTCGCAACTTCAGAGGCCGTTTTTAAAGCTGCTTCCGCATCAGCATAGAACAGGTACTCGTCCGGATTCCTGACCAACCATTTTCCTTCATCCTCGTTCCACTCGCGGAATTTAAATTCAAGAACGAATACTGACATTGGGAACCTCTCCTACTCGCCCGAACTGCCCCATCCACCACGGTTTGAATCATTAAGGCTGTCAACTTCCTTGAACAGAATGTCAGGCTGGTTCTTCTGGATGCGGAACTGGCAAAGCCGGGTTCCCTTGGGGATGGTTACGTTGCGAGTCGCGTAGACCGGCATGCCCCACTGGTCATCGTTTCCGCAATACTTGTTGTCGATAATCCCAAGGCTGTTCGTCATAATAACGCCCCACCTCTTGAAAGTACTGCTACGAGGGGCTACAATGGCTTCATAGCCATCGGGAAGCTTCATGGCTACACCTAGAGGGACAATCTTTGACTCGCCCTCAAACAGCACTGCATCCTCGTTGGTGTATAGGTCGATCCAATCGCCCTTGTCAATCTTCTCTAGATGGGGCGCACCGGGGAAGTACTTGATCTGAATGGTCTCAAACTCACTGTGCGATAGCATGTCCTTTTCCATGTTCCTCCTAAATGTCGTTCAACTGGTCAATGATATTGTTGAAGAAATTGCTCCATTCCTTTTTCGGCACGTCAAAATGATGCTCGTAAATGACGACCCTACCGTCATTGTCCATGACTGTCACATTGACGGGAAAGCCGTCCTGGCGAAGGGTCGGCACAAGATACAAGCCGAACCGACCCTTCGCCGTTGAAAAGTAGCACCAAGAGAATCCGTCAAGTCGAAGGTTGGAGCTTATTTCCTCTTGAGTCATCTTCTCTTTGGTGATGTCTATCAAATCTCATCGCTCCTGCCGTCGTTGAAGCCCGTGTAAACAACCTTGCGAAGAGGTAGGTCGGGGTACTTCTCACTGTTGAACAGCTTGACCACCTTGCACTTGTAATACTCCTCGTCTTCCTCGCCCTTCATCTTGCGAACCTTCTTCTCATAAGAGAACGTCTTGATGACGTAGTTCTGCTCCTCTGCGTCGCGCTTCAGAAAGTCCTGAAGGGAATCGACGTCGACCTCGGTGTCGACCATGATTTCCTCGGTGGTTTTAAGAAGATACTGAATCATTAGCGCTTCCTTCCTCCTTCAATGCAGTACATTGCCTTGGTAAACACTGGGGTCATTGAGTTCATGAGTCGCTCGGTGAGCTTACTTGCCCCGGTGATGTAGATCTTGTCGAAAGACTCTGCCTGGTACTTTTGAGACACGGCGTCTAGGATGTTGAGAATTTCAGGGTAGGTGCAGTTCTTCTCAAAGACGATGTTGTTGTTGTCGTCAAAAGCCGTGATCTTTGTCAGTCCGTTGATGTTGACATATAACTTCACTTTAATCCACCTCTATCACGAAGTCGTTGCATGGGAACAACTTAAACATAACATAGTCGGACCCGGTAACCATTTTCATCTGCTCGTTGGTCTTGATCCAAATCTCGTAGTCCCCGCTGTCATGACAATATTCAATGAACACGATCTTGCCACGGGACTCAAGCACTTCCTGAACCTCGGTCATTGCCTTGTGGTAGTTGGTGCCCTTGATGTTGATGACGGTGAAGTCGTAGGCTTCTCGGCACAACAGCATGAAATATTGGAAGTACTTCTCCGTAGAGAACCACGCGCTGATGTTCGTCAACTCGGCAATCGTCTTGGTCTCGGTGAACTCATCGACGGCACCGCTCTCAAATCGCCGCTTTGCAAATTCATACTGTGTAAGGCCTGTGTTCATTTCCATCTTGCTATTGTCCAATCTCTTCGTTGCCGTTCAAGGCGATGATCCTTTGGTTCGAGCTTCCGCGCCACTTGAGCGTCAGGTCTTTCTTGTCCTGGATGAACGGGCCGTCCACCAGGTAGTCGACGCCCTTCAGGACGAGCTCCAAAGGGTGCTGGTGCTTGCAGTCTGACTCGGAGTTTATCTCGGCCATAAGGTTCTCGTAAGTCCTGCCGGTCCACATCCACACCTTAAAGTCTGGCTTGTCTTTGTTCTCCTCATGCGCCAGATACGTGAGCTTGATAAGCTCCCTGTAGTTCGCTGGACATAGTGGTTCCCCGCCAAGGATGGACAGCCTTGTCATCCACTCGGGCTTGAGCAGATCGAGGATTGTGTCCATCGTGTCGTTCGTGTACTCTTTCCCACCGTCGAAGTCCCAGGTTCCCTCGTTAAAGCAACCTGGGCAATGCAACGCGCACCCCTGAACGTACAACGACACGCCTATGCCAGGACCGTCGCTGATGTTCATTTTGTGGATGTCGGCATACCTCAAGCTTCTTACCTCCTTAATATACTTCCCTCTGCTCTATTGTGTAGAAATGGCGAAGATACTCGTTCTCCCAGAAGATATCCTCGTGCTTGCACTCTCGGACGCCAGTCAGAACGTCGTCGTTCTCGGAAGGGGAGAACATCGGGCAGAACTGACGGGCGCAGTTCTCTCCGTCGGTGAGACCGAAGGGACAGGGGGCTTTCTTGGGGATCCAAGTTGTACCGAACTTGCTGTCAACTCGCTCAAGGTCTAGGTCTTCCTCAAGGAACCTCTCTGCGTTCTTTCTGGTGTGGAACACCTTCTCCACGGAAGTGTAATTGTCTTCGTAATCTTCGCCGTTGTCATACCAAACAAGAAAGACAGAGTCCATGTATGTGCTCCTTTCAACTGATAAGTATATTATAGCACATATATGGACCTGCCGTCAATGGTAAAATTTAATTCTATAAGCAGAATCAAGGTTTATTATCTTGCATTCTTGGCTCTATGGTGAACCTCGTCTTGCTTGCCGAGATTGAACGCGGTGGTATAGTTCCCAGTTAAGTAGCCTGTCACTCTACGAAGCTGTTGAATATGAGTGCTTCCGCACATTGGGCAATGGTCGTTGAACTCGTCGCAATATCCGCAGTCAAGGCAAGTGTCGTTCGGCACGTTGATGGCAAAATAAGGGATATCTTTATCCATTGCATAATTTACAATAGTCTCAAGTGCTTCAAGGTTGTTCTTAGTGGTTGATGGCAATTCGGCGTAAACGATGCAGCCCGCGTTGGAATATCCTGTGAGTTGAGACTCAATGTCAATCTTTTCCATAACTGTTAAATCGCTCCATACAGGACAATGAATAGAGTTAGTAAAGAAATCTTTGTCTGACACGTTAGGAATAACGCCATATTTAGCTCTAAACTTTTTAAGAGCTTTAAAGCATAGATTCTCTGCTGGTGTGTAATAAACTCCAAAATTAAGCTTGTACTTGTGCTTAAACTCATCACAGCGCTTGCGGAACAAAGACTCGATACGCTTGGCCAATTCCATTCCTTTGTCTGTTGTCTGGTCTGTTCCGATAAGCAGTTGAAGCGTTTCCGCTAGTCCTAACTGGCCAAGCGCCAACGTACCATGCTTGAGAGCGCTACGGATACCCTCTTCCGGAATATATCCCTCCATAGTGCCGTTCTCGTACATGAACTTGCCCGATTCAGGAGACTGTGAGCAGATGTACTCAAAACGTTCCAAAAGCATGTCTTTGGCTTCGTGAATCTTTTTGTCAAGAAGTTCCATGAACTTCTCTACATCTCGGTCGGCTTCCATAGCAAGAGTCGGCATAATTATAGTGACAGGACAGATGTTCCCTCGTCCGTCTTTTGTCTGGGCCATGCCATTGATGTCGTATCCATTGGCGGTCCTACACGTGTTATCAGATGTCACCATCTGCACTGACTATATCTTCTACCTTCATAAGACGGTAGCCTCCCGTTTCGAGCTAGTGCCTATCTCTAGCCCTACTCCCTTACATTCATCAGGGATAGTCGATACACTTTCACTCTAAAATTTTTGTAATTTCATATCTACTTTTATAAACAAAAGAATTGCCTCTTTTGTAGGCTTTGCTACTAAAAGCTCTTTCCTTCTGTCCAAAATATCGCTCTGCATCGGAATAGCTGGGAAAAGACTTACTTTCCCCTGTTTGTAAATCTTTTACGTAAACGCCGGTTGCTCTTTCTGAACCTTTTCCAATATGGTTCTTCGCAATAATCTCTCCTTCTTCGTAAGAGATTAGCCAGCGTTTTTTGTATAAACTTTTTACTTGTCCAAGACAACGTCGTGAAATAAACAGGTGATTAGGAGCGCCAAAGAACTTTTGCATTTCTACTTGAGAATTAAAATGAAATTCTTCGCCCGTGGTAGTGTCTTTACATTTTACCTTTGTTGAGTGAGGATTGTTGCCACCAAGTTTAGTTTTTCTAATTTTCTCACCAATACAAGCAAGTTCTTCTTTGGTTTTTGACTCGTAGGTGTTACCACCACATTTTTCGATAGCAGAAGTTTCGTTATAACCTTTCTCTACCGCCCGAGTCTTAACTATCCAATCATGTTCTTTCTTCGTCAGTTCTTCTTGAGAGGATGCAGTGTCAATTGTTTCAATGGTAAAATTTTCAGGGCCATATTTTCTAATAGCTCTCGCAAAATGTGTATCAAGGTGACGATCTCCTAGGGCATCATTTTTATGACGTTCCCATCTGGATTCTGGAGTTCGAACCGTTTGCCCAATATAAAATTTACCGTTCAAACTGTTTGTTACTTTGTAGATATACATGTTGGTCCTTTCTAACTGCTTTCTCTTGTATGTACCCCTTTTTTGTTCAAGAGAGTCAGAAAAGAACAACATTTTTAGAGTGTTTAGCACGGTCTCAACTCATAAGAGCCCTAACCGTTAGCGAGTTTAAGAACCCACACCCTCTGGCGAGGTTAAGGAGGTTTTACATGAGCTATAGTTTACGCTTACCCATGGTGCTGAAGTAGGTCTTTGGATCGTTTCTATCGTAGCCAGCGTTGCCAGACCAATCTACGTTAGCATAGTTGGGGTAAAGCCTTTGAGAGGTTGATTTTAAAGCAAGCTGGAACAGGTCGTAATTTGGATCTCCAGGAGCTCGATTGACACCCTTCATACACTGGAAAATAGTGCAGGGAAAAATACTGGTTTTATGAAGCTTGCCAAGACCGCGAATCGAAGTTTCTAGCATTGCTTTTATGACAAGACGACCTTCAGGAAGCGTGCATGTGCCGAAATTGGTTGATGTAAAGGGAAGCTGGTTCCCGCTTCGACTTTGTAGTGTATTTAGGTTGTGGTACATGCCTTCTACCGCTTGATAAGTCTCTTTCTTGGTCATTTCGACCGCGTATTGATAAGCCATATCATGGACTTTGTATCTCTCGTCTTCAATAAAGAGTGTGTCGGGCCACAAGCCGTCTTCTACTTCACGGAGGAATTTAGCATATTTATCGCTGTTGTCACAGCTCTTACACCACCAAAGCATTCCGTCTTTAAAATGCTTTAAGAAGGACTTTCGTACATATGGAACCATTGTCCAATCTAGATGCGTCGCACTTACCCCACCAAACTGCATAAGACTCTGTAGCTGAAAAATGACGGCAACCAATTGAAACGCCGTATTGACGGAATTTGCAGGTCTTACATCGGTTTGTCTTGTGTTGAAGCCATTAGCCAAAAGCTTGTCAAATGGAATAGACAGGCAGTTGTGGTCTCCTGTGGGGTAATGATCAAGGTCGTGTTCGTAAATCTCGTTATTAAGATGGTTGTTCCTTGCCATTTCGGATAAACAGTTTTTTAAAGCGTAATCACGGGTTAGTTCAGAACAGGCCTCACCCATTCTACCACCGAAGGACTTCTCATCGACATTCGCATTCTGGTTCTGAACGTTGGTAGCTTTGAGCTTTTCACCGATGCTGTCATAAAACTTCTCTTGCTCTCGCTCATTTCGACGTAGCTCGTGGAGATACCTGTATCGAATATACTCCTTCGCCACCTCATAATATCCATTGAGCATCAACACGTCTTCAACAGCGTCTTGGATATCCTCCACATCTTGGATATCCTCTACATCTGCGACCCCAACCTTGCAAATTTGGACTTCTGTCGCTGAAGCTAATCCGCTGATGTTGACCTGCATGTCATTTGTGTACGTCTCTTGACCGTAGATGTCCTCAAACGCACGCTCAATCGCGTGTCTGATCTTCTTTAAGTCGTACTTTTCGAGATTGCCGTTCCTTTTTTTAACTTTCATAGGCTACCTCCAATATCTTGTGTCTGGTTTTTGTATTATATACTAGATGGAGTCATAATGTCAAGTTAAAACCTTTGACCGTTCAACCAATCTTTGCAAAAAGACAGCACCTCGTCTGTCCTGCCGTACAACCCTTTGTCGTTGGGGATGTAGGCGTGCGGAATGCCGAGCTTTAGAATCTCGTCGATGGCGTTGCGGTACATAAGGCTGTCGGAGACGGCACGCCTGTACATCTCAAACGATGACATTCCACCGTCCCTGTCCTTGTACCTTTTAAGACGGACAGACAAGGGCGCGTCAAGATAGACACAGCGGATGTCTGCCACACCGAGGTTCCTCTTGAGCATCTTTAGGGAGTTCAAGTCCATCGTGAGCACGTTGATCTTTTCGTCATCGTTGGTGAGGTCGTCAATCCTGGTGCCGTACCCCCATCCACGGAACCACCCGTACTCGGCAAGGCAGCCATACTTTATCTCGGTCTTGAACGTTCGCTTTGTGACGAACCTATACGCCGAGTCCCTCTCCCCTGGCCTGCGAGGCCTGCTAGTCACGCGCTGTGGAACGTGGAACGTATGGCTGTCGATAAGCGCAAGCCTGTCTTTGATTGTGTCTTTACCGGCACATGAAGGACCGACGATTGCCAGAATCTTCTGTCTCATTTTTCTCCTTACATACAAACAGCTCCGCTCTTGTGAAATATTATTATAACACAAAAGCGGAGCTGTAGTCAAACAATGTAACTTATACCTCGTCTTCGTCACCGAGGCGGCTTCCGGTGCAGATTATCCTACCACTCTTGGTTATCGCCATGTTATACAACAGCAAGCTTGACGTGTTCTTGTACCTCTTTAGCCTGAACATGTTTCCCTGCCGATAACCGCATGCCATGAGAAGCGTGCCCCTTGTGAACCACCCGTCCTCGGAAATCTTCGAGCCAGAGTTCTCCAGCACGATCTTCCTGTTGTAGTGGGCGTAAATCTCCCTGGGAAGCTTGACGTCGACGGAGCCTGAATCCGGGGTGAGGAGAGTGAAGGTCGAACGAGTGTCGTCTTTCGCCACAACCGTGCCGCAGATCCTCGTGAGATTGTAAATCTTGAACTTGCCACGCGACTCGGCTTCTACAGGCTCCTCGGGCAGGCTTGAGAACTTCGACAGGCCGTACTTGTCGTACTCTATGCCGTCCAGCTCGTGCTTGGCGGAATAGAAGCCCAGGGAACTCATGTCCCACGAACCGCGAGTGCCCGATGCGTACTTGTTCCATTGCTCGTTGAACAACGTGAGGTTGAACTGTTCAAGCAGGGCCTTTTGGTTGTCGGTGATGTACTTCTTCACAGGCTCCATCATCTTTGTATACATCTTCTGCCACTTCTTTTGTGAGATGCAGAACTTGCCGCCGACGCTCTCAAGCTCGTCTATGTCGAAGAACTTCTCATAGAAACGATAGTATCTGCCCTCAAGGGTGTACCATTCCTTGAATTTGCAGTTGGCACGCAAGGACTTGTTGAAAACGAACGTCCTGATCTGCAACTGATAGTCTGCCGGAATCATGCTCCTGTCAATAAGACCTTGCAGGTTAGCCATCGTCAGCTTGGACTTGGGCTCGCTCTGCTCGGTGATGTACTGAACCATGACGTTGTATCTGACGTCAAAGCAGTCAAATGCGTGAGCCTTGATGAGTGAAATCATCGCCGTCTTGTTCAGCGGCACCTTCTCTCGGAAGTCATCGAACGAACTGTAAGGCCTGTTTTCGATGATTTGCTGAACAGTGTCGCCATTGATGCCGATCAACGCTTTAAGACCGCAAAGAATCGACTGTGTCTTCTCGTCTGGCTCAAACATGTACCCCGACTTGTTGATGTCAATCGGCAACACTTTGATGCCTGCGTTGAGAATGTTGCCGACCGCCTTTGAAATCTTGTCATAACTTGTCGTTGCATCGTCTTCAACGCCCGAGTCCACTCGAAGGCATGCAGTGTTCCAAAACACCTTCGGGTAGTGTGTTGCAAGCCATGCGCACTGGTAGCCGATGATTGAGTAGCTATATCCGTGAACGTTTGAGCAATACCGCACTGGGTCTCCCCAGCCACTTATGTGTTGCGGTCTGGACTATACCATCTTCTCTTGTAGAGAAGGCTACGTGGTAGTCTCTGGGCGTTCCTCTGTCTAACAGCCAGAGGTGGCGTTGCGGATTTTCTAATCCTATAACCTTGTTACCATATCTCGGGCGTTACCCTCTGCCCCATGTATGTCGCCACGCACGGTTGGTAGTTATAGGCTCTAAAGAAGTTCCCGCAGTTAAGTAGCTTTGCTATTACCGTCACCGGTAAAAGGCTCCTCTAGTTGAAGCTGTATCCTAACGAAGGTTTAACGACAACGTCCCACACATACTTTGCCATAGCAGGTGAAACGGCACTCTCAACAATCTGCTTATGCAAGCTTTCAATCTGATCGAACTTTTTCTTCGCCACGATTTTTCTTGCCTGGTTACTGGCTTTGAAGTCAAACCCACAAATGCCTGGGTCCATCAATGCCATCATCATCTGCTCTTGTGCGTAGCAGACGCCGTAGCTTGAGTCGAAATGCTTGTGTAGGACAGTCTTCTCCTCGTCTGACAGGCCGTACTCGTCAAGTTCCTTCTCCCACTCTTCCGGATGCGCCTTGTGACGGACGTACCTGTCCATTGGGCGCTCCTCACCGTCGTCTGCCATCAGTCGAATCAATGCGTTGACAGCCGTCAGCTCCTCGATTGAACGAGGCTTGATGAGCCTTGCACCTTGACGACCGATCATAGAGTCGAGCTGGAATAGCTTGAGGACATCTGCTCGGTCTACAGCGTCCCAAGTGTCAGGGTCGTCAAGAGGAATCGCATCAGGGCTGACGTACTTGTCATAAGCCTCGCGCAGGGTTAAGCCTTTCTCGATGTACCCAGCCTGCTGAAGCTCCTCGATGCACTGGGTGATGACCTCTTGGACTTCTGTGACGAGCCAGTCAATCTTGGTGGCACCTGCCGCTTCTGCCATGTGCAGGGAATACTGCGTGATGATGGTGCCGTTCTTGGCCTTCATGAAAGGTCCATAACGGTAATAGTCCTCCTTGGGCGGGTAGATCACACCGCTTGCGTGGATGCCTGCTTGAACTACAAGACCTTCAATCTTGAACAGAATCTCTTTGAGACCAGGGTACTTCTCAATCTCTGCATTGAATTGCACAGATGCCTTTCGTCCCTTGTCAGGATTGCCGTTTATGACGTCCTTAAGTGTCCATAAAAATCCTCGTTCGGAGGGCACAAGAGAGGAGATGTATTCAGTCTCTTCAAGAGGGATGCCGTTTGGGTACTCTTTGGAACGGTATCCTCGCCCAGCCAGCTTGATAGTTGCCTTTGTTGTTAATGTTCCATAGGTGCACACGTGCACGCAACCAAGCTCTCCAGTCTCCTTGCGTGTCTCTTCGAAGACAGCTTCTCGCTTGGATGGGCACACGTCAATATCAATATCAGGCAGTTCGACACGTTCTTTATTAAGAAACCTCCAAAAATGGCTACCACTAATAATAGGGTCTGTGCCGGTGATGCCAAGCAACCAGTGAGATAAACCGCCACCAGCTGATCCACGACCGACACCAACCGTTGAGCCACAGTTCCAAATCAGGTCGATATAGTGGCGCATGAACAGTGAGTAGGCGAAGATGCAGGTGTTGAGCTTCTGCCCGATATAATCCATAACGTCGGCTTCTTCTTCAAGTCTTGAAACGTATTGGTCGTTATACAGCCCTCGTTTCTTCAGTTGGCCGATGCACTCGTTTACCCAGAACCTTTCCTGCTCGCTGTCAGACTCATACAGCTTCGACAAGATGGGATATTTAGAACATTCCACATGTCGCTTGGGCTTGAACGGCACGGGAGCTTCAGGCACCTCTTGTGGCTTCCTCAAGGTGAAGTCCTGCACCCTATCAAAGATTGCCATGCTGTCTTTGCAACATTGCTCATAATCGACGGGAGTGCCTTCAAGGTGCTCAAGAATCTCATCCTCCGACTGCAACCACGTCGCAGAATAGAACTCGTCAACCTCTCGATCGCCTTGCTTGGAGTTCAGGAACGCCTTATGAATCGGGGCGTCTTCCTTTGTCAAGTAATGGGCGTCGCACGTAATGCACATCGGCAGTTTGAACGCCTTTGCGATGGACGGCATGATGTTATTGAGAATCAACTGGTCGTGCGACCTTGACGGCTGAATCTCAAAGCAGAAGTTGTCCTTGCCGAACGTGTTCGTGCACCAGCTCACAAACTTGACGATCTCGTCGTGCCAGTGCTTGCGACCTTCTTTGTCACCCTTCTCCTGGCAGTCGTGCATTTTCAGGACATAAGTGCTTAACTCCGACCCAAGACAAGCCTGGCTTGCGTAGATGTGGCCTTGCCCGTAACGCTTGATTACGTCCTCGACGTCTGACTTCAAAGTCGGCACGCGCATGAGTCCTCGGTCGAAATACCCGTTCAGCCAGGCGGTAGACGACAGCTCGGACATCATGTGGAAACCAACCTCGTCAAGAGCTAACAAAATAAAATGATAGTATTTTTGCCCCATAGACCGATCGTCTGTAAGGTAGATTTCGTTGCCATGAACAATCTTAAAACTAGGATGCTCTTGTCGAATTTTTTCTTGAAGGATTTCTATATCAATAGAGTTACCAAGGCATTCGTGTTCAGTAATCGCAATGCCAGGGAGACCTAATTCGACAGCTCGTTTGGTTAGATCTTCGAGAGTATTGATCGAGTCAAAGTAAGCGGATATTCGACAATGAACTATGACAATGATAGTCTAATCGAAGGTTAGTTGTCGTCATCCTTCCCTCCCTCTTTCTCGCCATTGTTTTGTTTTTCTCTATATCTTTTTAAGATGTTTTCTATAAAATAATCAGATTGTGTATGAGTTGTTTGTTTAAAGTCTTGCCATTCTTCCCATGTCATATCTCTTTTAGCGAGATTTTCAAAGACCGTTAGGACTTGTAAATTTGAAATGTCACAACTTCCGCCTCTCGATTTAGGGAGAATATGATCTAAACTAGGCTTTGACCAATCATAAAAAGTATTTGTTTTTTCTCCGTTGTTTGTTTTTTCTTTCCAAAAATCATACACTGCAAGAAATTGTTCGTCGTAAAAAAAATGATCTACAGCGTTTTCGTATTCTCCTTGGTCGCATTTTTGAAAATAACGCTTAACATCATTATTGATAAGCATTTTATGAACAAACAAAAATCTGTCAAAATCAAATCTGTATCTATCAACAAAATCGTTTTTCTTTGGTGTTTTTTTGTTTTTTGGCTTTTTAGGTTCTGGTATCCTTTTGGTTGTTGTAAGAAAATGTTGGATTTTCTGTTCGCATCCACAACTTTTCTGGCAATAGTTTCCTTGCCCTGTCACGTAACTAAAACGAGTTTGAACATCTTCTTTTCCGCAAGCAAGACACTTGCATCTCATAATCGTTCCATGGTAATCCTTGTCTCTTCTTTCTTCTGGCGGTACTACTCCCTGGATTAACAAATATCCGCAAGTCTTCCCAATGTAGTCTTCTGGGTTTTGTCTAAAAGCCTTGTTTTTGTACGACTGGCTAGTAATTTTGTTTATAAAACTCTGTTTATCGTAATTTATTTCGTCAGGTTTTATTTTAACAGCTTTTACTTCTCCTTTTTTTACCCACCGATGTAAAGCAGGGCGAGCAAGCTGTTTACCGTACATGTCAAAATAAATTTTCTCTAATTCTTTAAAAGTTGCCATAAAAAATTAAGCCTCTTTCTTGTATATACAAAATCAAAAGTATCTTTACTAAAAACATTCCTTGATTTTATATATACCCTAGCATGGATTTAATATTCACCACCTCGGCTTTAGTTTTTATTGTTCTTCGTTTGCCAATCTCTTCGCACGTCTCACAAGGTCTTTTGCCATCATCTCTGTGTCACAGCCGTAGTATGATGTGTCAACGCGAAGCACTTTTGTTACGTATGCGCCAGGGCTCATCGTGGCCTCGTCTTCAAGCTTGTCCCAGCTGTCTTCCGTTTCATCACCATCATCGTCGCGCATCTCCCACATACTGATTGCGTCCTCCCTACTTGAACAATATTTCGTGGAGGCACCGCAATTGTCGCACTCGACCTTGAAGAAGAGCGTCCCGCTCTTTACCACACCGTTTCCTCCGCAAAAGGGGCACTTGTTCATACTCTTCCTCCCGTTCGCTCTCGCTTTTAATGATACTATTATATACCAAAAAAGAGGCAAAAGTCAACAAAGACTTTTACCTCTTCTTGCGGTATGTGTTTTTTAATCTTCTTTAATGATGCTTATATCTTTCTTGTTTATCTCGACATCAGGATATGGGCCGTCTGCTTTGACATGGTAATACATATACCAATCGTCTTCAGGTTCCTCAACCTTGAATCTATGATCCCAGATTTCAACTGCTTCTTGAACGCTTGTACAATACGTTGTCCTACTACCGCACTTGCTACATTCAATTTTAGAAAATTTTGTTCCTTCCATAATAGTCGGTGAACCGCCACAGAATGGACACCTCTTCATGCCGTCATGCCTCCTGTTAATCTTCGTTTACTGAAATGTAATCAAGTGGGTAATGGTGAGTTAAACAATATTTCTTTGCTTCTCGCCTTGAATCAAAACAAATGATATCGTCTTGTTGAAGCCAAGAATGATTTTTTATTCTTTCCGCATCTTTGTCAGTTTTTGCAAATTCTTTAACGCATTCTTCTGTTTTGACTCTTGCAGGAATTGTTACAACCCATACGTCTTCTGTGCTCATAAAATGTTCCAACCTAATCTTCGTTTACTGAAATGTAGTCAAGCGGGTAGTTGTTTTCAAGACAAAACTTTTTAGCCTGCTTGCGCGTGTCGAAATAAAACTTTTTCTCTACAGAAACAGTCGTGCTTTCTGGTAGAGAGGAGCTTCTCTTGGAATAGTCTCGCTCCATAATTTTGACTTTGTAGTCCGGCACGGTAACAATCCATACATCGTCATCACTCATAAAGTAAACACCTTTTCAATCGAGACAAACTGCTTGCTCTTGTCGTCACACAACTGCGTGAGCTGGGGAAACTCCGCAACAAGCTTGAAGTCGTCAGGCATCTGATACTCGGACACGAATACCTTGCAAGTCTTTGACGCCTCTCTCAACCAATCGTAAAGCTCGTCATAGTCAAGACTTTGAGCGCCCTTGTAAGAGGTTGTATTGCGATATGGCGGATCGACGTAGACAAGGCTTCCAGGTACAAGGGGGACGTCTTTATAGTGCTTGCAATCGAACTGTATCCCCTTGAGTAAAGGAGCTTGCTTGCGAATGTTGTTGAGCATCTCGCTTGCCCTGCTCTTGCCGGTCTTCCTATAACAGCTTGCATAGCCTGCCATCCACTTGCCGGAGTATGACGCGCAGAAGCCCACAAGGCCTGCGTACCACATCGGGTAGTCGTCAATGTGGTCTTTCACATTGTAATACTCTTCTCTTGAAATGTCAAGCGGAATGTCTACACCGTCGTTTTCATTTACATGCTTTAGCAGCTCGATGAGATAGGGGTGCACATCATACCCAAAACGACTCTCGCACTTGATGGAGTCTATGATGTTGCCCCCCCCCCACCATCGGCTCAATGTATGTCGTGACATTGTTGCTGTCGATGTAGTCTTGCAGAATCGGCACGAGCCTCTTCTTGATGCGCCTCTTGCTTCCCATGTAGACCATTAAAACACCCACTTCTCTTCGATGGAATACTCGTCTATGACAACCTGTGGATAACTCACGTCGTTCCATATGTTCAGACCAGGGACTCCCACAAGAGTCATGGTGTAGTCAGGCCCAAGAGCCTTCATTTTGTCGTACTCCTCCTGGCTTGAATGAAACTTGACAAACTGATATCCCTTGCCGGTAAACTTGAGTGTCGGGTACTTGTCGGGGGAAAGCAGGTCGACTTCAAGGCTCGAAAGCGGGATGTCCTTCACTGCTATCTTTACCTCCGGCATCTGCTGGCCGAAACAGTCCTTCATGTCGTGAACCGTATCAAAGAGGGCGCGTGGGATGCGGAGACCGTCGTATTCAAAATCTACGTCGACCTCTGCCTCGTCGTGGAAGTTATAGTCGTTGTTGACGCAGTAGCTCATAAAGTCACCAAGCTCGGCATATGAGACCTCCACGCCGAACGCGCTTGGGTGGCCCATAGCGTAGTTGACATATCCGCTGTCCTGGCAAAACTTGCGGAAGTCCTTAATGGGACTCTTCTCGCAGTTGCGGGCTGAACCACGGTACACTTTCTCAAGCGGGTAGTCGATGAGCACGATTGCCGGGCGCTTGAACTTGTCTTGCATGGCGTTCGCACAAAGTCCAACAATCTCGGGGCGAGCGTTGGGGCTGTCACACACTACAACGTTAACGTCGTGGTTCATGTCGTCAGTTGCAAGGATGTAGTCGACCATAGCCTTCTGCTCTTTGGTCTGCCGAGCCTTGACGTTGAGCGCCACACGCACGGCTTCTTCCGCGACCGACACCTTTTCGCCATGAGCGCCCCTCTTCCCGGACGGCACAAGAGCATATCCATAGGTGTCAAGCATCGCATCGAAAACAAGACGCTTCTCGTCTATTGTGCCGGATCGGCAGATCGCGTTCACGAAAGGAGTCAAACCGAAAGCGCATCCCTTATAGCAGAGACCGCCGTACTTGTTGATGGTGTACTCGTTCTGCTTGGCAAGTTGAGACAGGAACGGGTTCTTGATGTTAGACAGCCCGTTGCGGACGATTGCGCGGATCTCCATCTCACGGCTGTCCGCCATGTCCGAGATGTTGCCGAACGCGCACAGGTCCATGTACTTGTCAAAGTCACCGCAGTCGAGAAGCAACTCTGAATACGCGCGGACGAACTGCCACACGACACCTGCTCCTGTGAGCGACTTGTTCGGGTAGTTGTCAAGTTGTGGGTTGACTGTGACGACATGGGGATTTGGGTTTTTAAACTCTGCCTGGTGATGGTCAAGGATGAGGACCTCACATCCACGTGCCGTCAGTTGGTCATGGAATTCATAGTCGGACGTGCCTGCGTCCGGCACAATGAGAAACTGGGTGTCAGACGGGATGACGTCCATGAGGTCGGCAAGGCCGTGTTGCTTACCATCGTGAACCCTGTACGTAAGGTGGCTGATCGGCACGTGCAGGTCGGTACAAAGGAAGTTGAACATTATCGCTGAAGACGAGAAGCCGTCACAATCACAATCAACAGCCAGGCAGATTTTCCGCTTGTACTTGACCGCCAACGCCAACTGGTCAACAGCGTTGTAGATGTCCCCGAGCAAACGCCAGTCGTTCATACGGTCGCTATATCTCCAAGCAGATGGGTCCTTCACACCTCTTGAAGCTAGAATCTGCGTCTCTATGTCGTCACTTACTTTCTCTCTGACGTTGTACTTCACTTATAGCACCACCCTGTTCTTCCATAGTTTCATTAGGACGTCTTTACCTCTGTCGAACGGAGAGTCTTTGTAGCCTAGCAGGTTCTCCTTGTCCCATAAGAACGACACTTTGAGATAAGGCGATATCTTGTCGTTAAGCTTGTTGAGCCTTGTTGCGACTTGCTGTGCCTCCTCGCTCTCCAAGTCTGTGAAGTCGTGGTCGAAAGCTATCACAAGCTCCTTCGCCCCTGCCTTTACAAGCATGTTCACCTGGTAGATTGAGATAGAGCTCCCGCAACAGGCCACAGTCTGCGGTATGCCGTAGCTGTGGGATTGCAACACGGACTTCTCTGATTCCGCCACTATCGCCAATCCCGACTCTTGTATGGCATCTTTCGCCATGTCTATGCCGTACAGGTTGAATGCGAGCGGATGGTTCCGAAGCTCCCCGCCTATGACGGCTGGGCGGTATTTGCCAAGCGCTATGTCGTCGTCCACAAGAGCCCTCTTCCTGACGCCTATAATGTCACCATAGATGTTCTTGTGCGGAATCAGGATAGATGAGTCGAGTGGGTTGAACCTTATGTCGAACATGTCTTGAACCTCTGGCGTTATGAAACTCTCTTGCCATGATTTTACCACTACTTTGGGGTAGTTGTCAAGTATCTCCGGCAACAACGTCGGTAGCACCATGTTGTCCACGGAGTTCTGTGTGCCGATCGAGTCGTACCTGTCGAACGTCCCCCAGTCACTTGTTATCGAGTCAGAGAAGTCGCCTTGGAGGTTGAGGAAGCTTACGACAAACCAGATTGCGTCGACCAGCTTCATGCCAAGAACTCGGGAGACAAGCTCGAACACGTCGAACCTGTCGCCTCCGTTCGTGTAGTCGATGAACAGCTGGGTGTTGGAATAGTAGAACAGCTTCTTTGAGTCTCCGCCATGTGACACTGTCTTTGACACGATAGAGTCACCGCGCATCTCGGGCTCGGCTCCGAGGTACTCAAGAATCTCGCATATCTCATATGGGGTTATCTGCTCCTTGACCTTCTGAATATCAAAACTCAAGGTCATCACCACCGTCTAGGATAACAGGCTCTTTCTCTTCCTCTGTGTCGTCCCTCTTTACAATCAGTTCGGTCTCTTTAAGGTCTATGGGGTGGTAGTTGAAATCAGTGGCGAACATCGTCTCGTAGCGGCAGGTTCCCTTGTTCGCATACATCCAAAGGAAGATCCTGTTGTATGCACCGCGCCTGTTCTTGTATACGCTCATCTTTACGTTCGGCACAACGGGAATGCTACTCAAGATAGGGCGGATCCTCTCCAAGTCGTCTTCTGTGACGTCGAGGGCAATACTGGCGTAGTCGACCTTGTCACAAATACTCTTACTCCCTCGAAGTAAGTTTTGGTCAGGTATTGGGTCTGTCTTCCAGCTCGTGGGTCTCTAGGTTTCCCTAGAGCACTGACTATATCTTACTATAGTAAAATACTATAGAATCCTATTTCGGTTTTCAGAGGATTCGTTTCCTAAAACCTCGCTACTTACCACTAGTAGCCCTACTCTCCCGCATTTCAGCCTCGGAGATAGTCGATACATGGCCCCGCTTTTTATTTTGCCCTTTTTTAAACACCGGCAGGTGAGTCCAAGAATATCCGTAGCAGATAGAAACTGTATTTCCGTACTGGATTCCATGTTTATCTGCTATTTGCTGAAGAGTTAAATCTCCGTCTGCAAAATCGTTCCGAATAGCCATTACTTGTTCGTCTGTCAGCCTAGCTTGACCTGCTCGCTCTCCTTTAAGAGGCTCATATTTATGAATTGGATACTGACGATCATCAGAATGCCAATTCTTTCCTGTGTTTATATTGCAAACTGCTGGCTTTGAGACTTTAAATTTCTGGCTAATTTCTTCCAATGGAATACCTTGAGACAGCATATCAATTATTTCATCAACTTGATGTTGTGTGAGTTTTGCTTGGCTATGGCGCTCACCAGCTAACGCAAAAGAGTCTTGTCCGCCACTAGCAAGGTTGTATCCTTTGTCACGCAAGTCTGACTCATATTTCTTGATATACTCTTTTTCCTTGTCATTAAGCTCTTCTGGAGAACATATTTCCAGGATAGTAAAAGAAAAATTCTCTATTCCATATTTCCTTATTGAACGATGAAGCGGTAAATCTTGGTCACGCTTTGTCTCTACAGCCCATTTTTCAGGAAAAGAAGAACGGAGATGTTCGTTCCATCGGCCAAAGATTCTCTTACTTTGCCCAATATAAACCTTTCCGTTTAATTCATTCTTGATTCTGTAGATTCCACAAATTTTAGAGTTGCCAGGCAAAATAATCAATCTCCTCTCTTGAAGAGAGAAGAAGCGGTATCACACGGGATTAACATGCGATAGTTCTTCTCAAAAGAAGTTTTTATAACTATCGTTTAGTCTTCCCCGTTAGCAAACACTTTATACGAAGCGTTTACCCCTCTGGTAAAAGGATAAGGAATTTAATTGGCAGTAGAAAGTCTACCATTGAGTTGTGTTGAGGTAAGAACGAATATCCCCAGCTCATTAGCCAAATCCTTGAGCTTCACGCTAATCATGAACAGAATGCTGTCCTCGCGGAGGTTTACACCCTTCGACTTCGCAGTGATCTCTTCAAGAATCTTCATGGTTGTCATGATATAGTCATAGAAGACATACATCACCTTGTTTTCCCTATGGTTCTTCCTGATGCTGTTCTCAATATCCTTGAGTGAGAAGTCACAGATAATGTCGATGAACAAAGGTGCTCTCTCAAGAACCTCAAGCGCATGCTCTACCCTGTCGATCTCATCGAAAGTCATCTTCTCCGCACCGAGAATCTTGTTCTCCTCGACATTGCTCAAGAACGCAAGGCACATTGTCTGAATCTCTGACATTTCAAGCTCTGTAGAGATGTACAGACACGGCAAGCTTTCACCGTTCTTTTTCCATGCACCGATCCTGGAATCGTAAATCTCGTCGCACGCGATGTTGCAAACGTCGGCTATCATCATGCGAGTTTTACCAACACCAGTAGGTGCGCTTCTCAAATAAAACTTCGTCAATCTTGCACCCATCGTCACCGTGTTTATGAAAGGTCCGTACAACGGAACGCCGAACTCTGGCTCGTTCCTCAACTTACTGAACAAGGTGCTCAAACCATCACTTACAAGTTTTGTGTTCTTGTCTAGGTTGTCCACAAAAGTAGACTTGATCTTTGACATTTTGTTTTCAATATCGTCCGCAATGTCGTTCGCGCTCATATTGTCGAACTCTTGCCATTGTTTTTGCCGTTTCTTTGCATCAAGCTCGTCCATATCAAGAATGAACGACACGTCTATACCAGCGTTGTCGTACTCTCGAAGCAACGTCATCTTCTTGAGCCTATTGTAATACAAGTCGAAGTTGTCGAGGTCGCATTCAGCCTGTACCTTGGCAAACCACTCGTTGCCCCTTGACGCCTTGTAGGTCGCATATGCCTCGGGGTACGTCGATAGAACGTCGTCGACTGCCTTGGCCGTCACTTTGGTTCCGCCGTTCGCATAGATTGTGCCGATTGCCGAGAACACAACCCTATGCAGCTCTGATGTGAAGTCCTCGGCCCTAAAAAAATACTTTCCAGTGTCTTCCAGCAACTCGGGCTGGTTTATGATTCCACCTATCACCTGAATCGCGGATGTCGAGTCTTCGTATTTGCTCGCCAAAACACAACCTCCTATGATAGCTCAAATCCTTTTAAGTAGTTTTTCACTTTTGTCTCGGGTGCCTTTATCTGTATTACGTCAACCTCGGGGGCGAGCACCTTGTTTATAGCGTCAGGCTGGTAATATTTGACATGCAGGTCCCTTTGCTCCTTGAAGTAGTTCTTGGCATCCTCGTACACATGTGGGACGATGCCGAACCCGTTGTTTGAGCCTTCTGTCGTGTGACCGCATATGTCGTACCACCATCTGATGGTCGAGTACACCCCTCTGACTGTTATCTCCGGGTTGTCCTTCTTCCACATCCGTATTCGTTTCTCTGTCTCAAGCCTGTTGTAGGAGGACCCAAACAACAACACGCCTTTCTCATGAATCTTGTCTAGCCATTCTTGGTCAGGATTTTTCATTGCGTTCAACCGTATCACTCCCTATACGCAAAAAGGGGATTATAAAGACATTATAGCCTTTATAACCCCCTGTTGTCAATAGTGAACTAAACGATCTCCATTACTTCTCAATGTCCCTTAACTCACCAAGAATGACGTCCAACTGCTCTGCTTGAGACTCGGTCATCTCGGACACCTTCTTGCCCTTACCGAGCACCTTCTCTGTGATGGAGAAAATCTTCGGTGCCCATACAGCCTTGAAGTCGTCGGCATGGTTCAGCTGGATAGCCTTGACGATGGAGTTGAACTCGTCCATCATAGCCTTAAAATCGTAAACGACATCGGTTGTCTTTTCTACAGGAGCGTCTGTGACGAATTTATTGTCAGTCATGGAAGCTTCCTTCTCGATGGCGTTGGACAGCGCCTTGGAAAGGTCGTTATAGGTGAACAGGACCTCCGGCTCGATCATCTTGAATCGGCTCTTGCATTCGATTGAACCGTCCTGGGAACGAAGAGTGAGCATCACAACGGGCGTGCCGTTCTCGATTCGAGTCTGATGCGCATATCCCTGAATGTCGGACATGTTTCGAATGATCTCGTTGTAAGAGTTAGAGAGAGACGGAATGACCTGGTTGTACTCGCTACCATCCTCGCGCTTGAAGACCTTGTCTTTTGAGTGAGAGATGAAGAAAAGTGCGTAGTTCATCTGGGAGATGCTACGGAACGTCTCCTCGAACTCCTTCTTCATCATCTTCCAACCGCCACCCCAAGGAATGTCGGCAAGCTTCTCCACGCCCTCACGAGAGCAGATGTACTTCTCGCACAGGTCGGTGGCGATGTCAATGGTGTCGATACAGATACTCTTGAAAGTCTCCTGCACCTCGGGCTTCTTTAGCTCTCGCACGACCTGCTTGAACTCGGCCCACGTCTTGACGTCTTGCGCATGGATACCGGGGATTGCCTTATAGCCGATCTCAAAAGCGACCAGAAGCGCACGGTCAAGCTGGCTTGCAAGAGTAGTCTTACCAGTGCCGCCGGCTCCGTAGATGTAGATGGTGTAACCGCTCAAGTCGCGGGAAACCTTGTTGGGCTTAATGGAAAGAAGGTCAATAGCCATGTGTTATAATCCTATTCTCTTGTGTGTTACTTTTATTTTGTCTATATCACTATTTTCTAGAATGGCAAATCGTCTGAATCGTAAATGTCAGCTGCGCTTGAGTGGCTGGAAAACATCTGGGCGGGGGCCTTCTTTACCGTGGTCCCAGTAAAAGCAGACTTGCCTGCACGGGCCATACCGCTCTGCTTGACCTCTTCAAGGCGGACGTTTCGCTCGTCGATGAGTCGCTTCATGTCGTTCTTCGTGAAGGGGGCGACGTCACCGAACTCGGGAACGCATCCAGTGTCGGCACCAGTGATGACCCAAGAACGGACAGTAGACACATTGTTTCCGGAGATGACAGGGCGAACGCCGAATCCGTTTGCAACCTCCTCCTGCTCCGCAGGAATCTTCTCGATCACAGTTGTCTGAATGCTGCCCCAGAGGTTCATCACGACAGGATTCGTGCTCGAAGGCTCCAGGCCCAGCAAAAAACTCTGGCCTGACTTGTCCTGGCACTCGAAGCGAACAGGGAACAGTCGCGTGCCGTTGTAGTTGAACACATAGCCACGAACGTCAAGATAGGGGTCACGACCCTCAGCCTCACGCTCGACGGCAGAAGTGACCACGGCGTTTACGTCGAAGTTGGCAGGAGTGACGCTGACGCCGGGAGACATCAGATGGATGAATCGACCGTTAACTCGCTGGGCAGAGACGATGTCGTCGGTACGGGAGCTATAGAAGTCGTTGGTGTCGACAGTGGCAGAGATGCGCACCTTGGGGGCCTTGTCACCTGCGGTCTCATAGGTGGAACCGTTCATGATTTGCAGGAGCGTCTGATACGTCTCATTCGGGACGATGTCGTCGTCCTTATTGCGACGGTTCTCATAGACAAAGAAGTTGACGGGAACCACGTTCATAGCGTCCTCATCGGTTGCGACATTGAGGTTTCCGCTGATGTAACCCTCGTTGGGATGCCACTTGCTGGTTGCCTTGGAAGTGCCGGTTCTGAAGTTAGCCGAGAAGACAAAGCCGGTGAGGTTTACGTCGTTCTGATATTCAGTGTTCTTCTTGGTTGCCAATTTTAGTTCTCCTTATCATCGAAATCATTGGTAATGAACTCATTATACGGCAAAGTCTTTACCCAGTCAACAAAAATTTTATTCCATTCTGGAAGCCTGTGGTCCTTGCGTTCTGCGTACATGTGGCGAAGAGCCTCGTAGTTCATGCACACGAACCTGCGCTGAATGAACGACTCGGGAAGAATCTGCTTCATGAGCCTTCGATAGTAGTTCTTCTTCTTCGGGTCAGTCTCGGCCACAAACTGCTTTTGTAGCTCGGCAAGCGCCTTCTGGGTAGCCCTCATCGCATCAACGGCACACTTCGGCGAGTTCTCAAAATCGAACTCGAACATGTCGTCAGCAAGGTCTTCCTTATAGAGGGTGTGAACTGTGGATTCAGAGTTCTTTTCCACGCCAATCCTGTGGGTATCGAACTCGGAAAACCAGAATCTTGGTGCTTCAATGTCCGCATAAACATACCACATGCGCATGAACTTGCGATGGTTCCTGCCCGCCTTGCAGAGTCTCTCGGCAAGGTTATAGTCAGACTCCCCGTATTCACATGGCTCTTGAGACGTGTCTGTGTCACTCTTCGCATAGGACTTATAGGGAGCCCTCATGCCGTCAATGGTTGAGTCAAAACCAACTACCTTCACTGTTGTAATCTTCAAGTGTACCTCTTTCTACTTTTCCTCGACAGTCTCATCAGGGTCGACCATATGACCGTCCTCGGTAAGGATGATGTACTTGTCACCGTTCTCCTGAAGGACTCGCTCGACGAGGCCCTTCTTTGCGAGTGCGGTGATGATGGCGCTTACAGAACGATAAGGCTTCTCGATTGCGTCTGCAATGTCGCGGAAAGTCATATCTTCCTGCGGGGTGTTCTGGAGATAATGGAGGACTTCACGAGCGTTGTCAGAGAACTTGTTCTTTGCCATTTTTGAGCTCCTTGTCTTTTTTGTGCCTGTCCCAATTGACAAAACATATATTACACCATCATAAACTGGAAGTCAATACTAAAATTTCAATCGGCAGAAACTAATCTGCATATATTATCTGACTGGGTTAATCAGTCAACAGGTCTGCAAGAGCCAGGAACACATTGTCTTCGTCGTTAAGTCGTAACGCCATCCTTATGTAATACGCCTCGTTCGCCCATATATCCTTCTGCGTTGCGTCTATTGGCAGATACCAGTTAGCGTTCCTGGCGTTTCTAAACCTGCATGCAATTTCTTGACGGCATTGTTCTTTACTCATCTATACCCTCTTTTCTGACAAAACCGCAAAGTTTTGCAGCTCCACTAAACCGCAGAGTTTTGCGGTTATGAGTTTTTCCTGCCCTTGCCTCCGCGTGCCTGGCTGTCTAGGTTATTGTCCACAATAGACGCGAATGCTACGACGTCGTCGTATCCAAGTGTGATGCCCTTGACTCCACTGCCTGTCTTCTTTTGTGGATTGACTTCAGACGTGCAGAACTTGATCGACATGCCCAGGTTAGTGACAAGCTTGAGGTAGTCTGTGTCAGACACATTTGGGAACACAAACAGCACCTCGTCATCGCCTATAAGCTTGATTGACTTGAGACCTGTCTTGTTCCTTGTGTTGCCTGCGAACTCTTCCATGACGTTGATCTTCTTCACCTTGCCGTCTCGGGTGACGATGAGGATGTTTGAAGGGTTCATAGCGATTATCTTCTGGTCAAGCATAAGCAGGCTCGTTTGATAGCTGACACCTGGCTTTGTGACGGGGACGTCCTCGACGGCAACCCTGTATACGTCGCCGAACGCACCGACAAGAACAAGGGTGTCTTTGTCTGTGAACTCTCCATCGAAATGAACAGTCTTTTTCATGAGACCTTTGTCGAACTCTATATTGTATTTTTTCGATGACACGGCAGAAACCTCCTTGGCGTTCTTCTGTTGTATCACAGTCTTCCTGTCTGTACCATACTTCTTTTTAAGCGTCTTCAGCTTTGACACAAGCTCTCTCTTCTGTTCTTTCTCTGATGACAGAAGTTTTTCAATCTTTTCCAGTTTTTCCGTTTTTTCCGAAAGCTCATCCTCGACTGCTATTGTCTCAAGGCTCGAAAGCTTTGCCAACCGCATGTCAAGAATGGCTTTTGCCTGCTTGTCTGTAAAATCAAACTGGCTGACAAGCCATATCTTCGCATCCTTTTGATCTTTGCTGTTCTTTATGGTTGAGACTACATCGTCGATAGACGCGACTGCCTTTATGAAGCCTTGCAGCACCTCTATACGCTCGGTTAATTGGCTCTTGGTATACTCGGCAACCCTTCTGATACATTCAAGGTTGTGCTCAATATAGACGTCCACCACCTTTTTTGTGGTAAGCAGTTCAGGCGTCTTCGAGACAATAGCCCTTTGGATGACGTTGTATTGCTTCCGAAGCGAGGTGGATGTCATCAATCTTAATACCATCTCTTCTGGGTCTGCATCTGGTCGGCACTCCACCTCAAGACGCATGCCGTTCTTGTCGCTTGCGTTGATTACGCTCTTGATGCCTTGGAGGTTGCCGTTGTCCAACGCTTTCTTTATCTCTTCAATGACGGGCTCAAGGTAGACCTGGAACGGCAGTTCCGTAAAACTGATGGTCTTTTTGTCTATGGCATACTTTGCCTCAACGATTATTCTCCCCTTTCCAGTTGAGTTTATCTTTGGAACGTCTTGTGGGTTCACAAGAGTGCCACCAGTGGGGAAGTCAGGCATGTAATTGGAGTCATCATATTTGTCTGTCTTTATGTAGTCGACTATAAGGTCTACAGTTTCAGACAGGTTGTGACCGCACATGAAGCTTGAGATTGAGACTCCGATGCCTTGTGTGCCGTTTACCAGAAGACGGGGAAAAACGGACGGCAAGACAGAAGGCCATTGCTCGTCTTCTGTGAAGTTCCAAATCATATCAACGGCGTTTGAATCGACACCGTCAAACATAAACTCTTCAGTCATTGGAGTTAAACGGCATTCAGTATAACGGTCTGAACCGAAAGAGTCACCGCCCAAGATCTGGTTCCCGTTGTTACCGTGGAATTCAACTTCTGGGCTGTTCTCTGTAAAGTCCTGCGACATACGGACGAAGGTCTCATACACAGCAGATTGCCCGTGAGGCCACCAGAGACCGATGATTCCTCCGTCTACCTTGGCTGACTTCACATGTGGCTTATTGTGCGTGTAGCCTTTTGTGTACATCTCCCAGAGGCACGCGCGTGCACCTGGCTTTAAGCCATCGCGTACATCTGGAAATGTCTTATTGTTATTCGTGTCAAGAGCGTATTCCATGAAGTTCTCGCCTATCTTTTGACAAGCGTCAATGTTATTCACAGTCATATTCCGTTTCCTCCGAGTGTTTCATGATATATTCCACTCTTGGCTCAACCGTTTTACCATATAAGTCTGTCATCAGGTTGCCGAATGTTGCTCGATTTGTAACATCGACGTTAATTTCTACAATTTTCCTTGTGGCAGGATTTAGAAGAGTCAATTCAAGCTCTTCGCTTGACTGTTCCGAGAGGCCTTTCGCGCGATTTATGGCCTTCACTTTATATTTCTTCTTTGCTTGCTCTAGTTCTTTTTGCCCATCGCAATACACATACTCGTTCTTTGTTGTCGTCACTCTAAACAAGGGTGGAATTGCCATGTACACATGCCCGTTAAAAAACAATTCAGGACACATATACCATAGGATGTTAAACATTAAATTGCATATGGCTTTTCCTGGGGCGTCTCCATCACCGCAAGCGATGATCTTCCCATACCGAAGCTTCTTGGGATTATAAACCATCTTGCCGGTTTTCATGTCAACGTCAAGCCCAAGCGCAACGACAAGGTTGTTGATCTCTTGGTTCTTCATGATGTTTTCAGGGGCGGTCTTCAACACGTTAAGCATCATGCCACGCACACCGTAGATAGCCTGCGTCTTGGAGTCCCTGGCAGACACCATGCCACCTTGTGCCGACTTTCCCTCTACAACCCAAAGCTCGCAGTCGGCACGCTTCTTCGACGACGCATCGACAAGGGTGGTCGGCATTTTGAACACGGCATCTTTCTTTGCGCTTTTGTTCTTGACGGCATCCCTTGCCTTCTTTGCCATCTCTGAAGCCCTCTTTGAAAGCATGGCCTTCTCTATAATATTCTTGGCTATGTTTGGGTTGTCGTCTAACCACTGCTTGAAATACATGGATACAGTGTCTCTCATGAACTGATTGTCGGCAGTACTAGACATCCTCACTTTTGTCTGCGAGTCGTATCTGATGTTGTTACTTGTAAGGTTGAATGCAAGACACATGTCGTCCTGGATAGACGACACGTTAAGCGTCTCTTTCGGCTTCAGCACAGCCTGGGCATGCCCCCACTCGGTGAGGTCTTTTGCGAGCTGTGTCTTGATTACCTGGAACGCAGTTCCGGACTCTATAGGGCCATAGTTGGCATACCCGACAACGACAGACTCTTTGCCGTCTTCCTTCAAACCGTATGCAAGGTTCAGCATCCTTGAGCTGTCTTCCTTGTCAACGTGTTTGAAAGTGAACACGTTGTCAATTTTGTCAACGTTGTCAGAAATCAAATCGACTATGCCGTTTTTGCAAATGTCATAAGTCGTGGTCTTACCGTGGTCGACTATGTTGATTGTAACTGTCAGCCCGGGGCAGAGACTACACACTCCTTCAATCTTCTTTTTTAGAAGGCTCATGTTTGGCCTAGCGTCTGTGAAAAACTCCTCGCTTGGCTGAAACGACACTGTTACGCCGTGGCTCGGCGCATGAGACGTTCCCTCTTCTCTGCTGACGAACAGCCCTTCCTCAAACCTCACAAGCTCGTACTTACCACCCCTGAACGTCACAGCCTCAAGCCGGTGGGACAAGTAGTTGGCAAGAGACGCGCCGATTCCAAACGCACCGGTGGACACGCTATAGACGGCATCCTTGCTCTTGTCGAACTTGCCGGACACGTTCAAGTCGGCATATACCATCTCTAAAATTGTGCGACCATCATCCTGATAAAGACTTGGGATTATACCTTGCCCATCGTCCTCGACTGTGATCATATTTGTGTCTTTTATATATGTGATATCAATATGTGTACAGTTACCTGCAAGATGTTCGTCCACTGCATTGGTGATAATCTCAATTGCAAGTTGAGAAGAGTCGTCATTGCCTCCTGTGTATAGGTCGTTTCGATTTCTGATCGCGGATAGGGGATCCAATCTCTTAATTGATTCGCTGTTGTATGAACCGTTCTTCACTTGTAACACCTTTCTTTTGGAGATATTCCCAATCAAGAATTTCGTAATCGCTATATGGAATTTCAATAAGCTTCAGATTATGTTCTTTATAATACTTGCTCTTCCACCCATCTCTTTTTATCGTTTTTTCAAAGCTCTCTTCTCCACCAAAGAAATCACAAGGCTCATAATGTTGTTGCCCATTATACTCTATGACAATTTTTTGATTAGGGAGATAAAAGTCTGCTCGACATGGAATCGTGCTACCTTCAATTTTCATGTCTCCATTAAAGCTTTCTTGTTGCGTAAAATATACTCCATTAGCAGAAAGAAGTTCTTGAACCTTGTTTTCTCCTTTTGAAACTCTACACTTTCCGCAAGATTCTTGCCCTCTGTGTAAAAAACCGAGTCCAATTTTAATTGTTCTTCCACAATCGCATATCGCTTCGCATATAACGCAACCATTACTGGTTCTTTCATCAGGGATAAGTCTTGTTACCACAAGTTTTCCAAAACGTTTTCCGATGTCTTTTTCTGCTTCTGCTTTCCACCTACAATCAGGGCATCTTTTATTATGTCCGCTTTTAAGCCCCATCACTGTAGCTTTAAACATATTACCACAATCACATTTACACATCCAGTATATATTTCCGTTTGGACCTCTGTCCTCGGTTGGATATAACGCTGTTAGATTTCCAAATTTTTTACCAGTGATATCGGCATGACGATGACCGCCGTTAGTTGTCAGATTGTAGGCATTGATAGCACTTGAAACTTTTTTTCTACAGCCACAAGATTTTATTTCCCCGCCTGTAACTTGGTCAACTCTAGCATTAAAAATTTCGCCGCATAGCGGACAGATAAAGTCAGCACGACGATGACTTTTTTCGACGTCGTTCTGCGCGTATTCAGCGTCCCTTAAAAACTTACAGCCATAATTTCCAACAACCCATCCAGGCTCAAAATATCGCCTGCGATGACCATTTACTTTATACCATACCGGCTCGTGCGGTGGTGGAAACTTATAATCTGGCTGATCCATCTTATCTTTTACTACAAGCTTTGATACTTTTCTTTTTGGCATTTATGCTTCACGACCATCCATCGCTTTGATTGAGTCTTCTGAATAAGAGTTACTCATCGCTTCCTATCACCCCAAATTTGGCATATACCATCGTTACGTTGTCGCTTAATTCCATGTCGCTGTGAAAGTGTCCAAAGTACCAATGTTTAAAGCTGTAGTTCGTATAAACTTCGTCACAAATCTTCTCTGTCCAATGAGACACGCATCCCTGGTCTACCTGGGCCAAAAATAAATGCTCTAGTCTCGGCACAAGAGACAGTGGTGCAGTATGAGAAATGACATAATCAAAGTGCTTATTGTCGATTTCAATAAACAATCCGTCAGCTTCAAACCAACTCAATTCCTCATGAGGCTCGTATGCAAGCCCGTTTGCGAGTCTATAATATTTATCTACAGAATACGCTCCAGGGATAAACAGTATGTCCTTGCCGTCTATTGTGTAGACTCCACCGCTGTCTTTGACGTACAGGATATTTGGATATTTGTTTTCATACGCATACATTTCGTCATCTGTGAAAGACCATCTGTCAGGATTGTTGCGTGCCATATAATGATACCTGTTGTCATGGTTTCCGCGCATGACCACAAAAGTACATGGGAGCTTCTTCATATACTTCTTTAGCGACCCCATAGAATACTGCCCATATTCCAGTCCAGCGTCTCCAGCTATGATTATATAGTCGTCTTCTGTCAGCTCCGGCATATACTTCATGTCCTGTTGAAGCGACAGCGCGCTTCCGTGGATGTCTGCGATGACGTACACCATATTTTAAATCCTCCTTTGGTATTATGGCTTTTATCTATAATTATAGCGTTCAGTCTGGCTATTGTCAAGACAAAACAAAAAAGCCTACCTACCACTTTTTGTGGCAGATAGGCTTCACAGTTTAATTAAAGGCCACTGCGGTTCTTCTCGTACTGACGGAGCTTCCGTCGAATCACAAGGCATTCAGAGGCATAGTTGTGATACTCACGCTTCATCTTCTTGTATCGCTGGATTGAAGTCTCATATCGACGCTTCACGTCCCTATACTGAATCATCATCTTGTCCCAGGTGTAGTCGTCCTCGTCGGGGTCGGGAGGGTCGATCGAGTCAAGCGCGTTCTTGATGCCGTTCATCCTCTCACGGAGAATGTTTGCACGCACACGCTCAACCTGCATGTCAATCTTGAACTCACAGAAACGGAGTCCATCCCACTTGTTGGCGACGTCTGCGTCCTCCTTGTGTACTTCTGCCGTTGCTGTGAACGTGCCGTACTTGTTTGACTTAATCATCTTGGAAATGCCGGTAGTGGGATCGTAGTTTGCGTAAACGATATATTCCTTCACCTTTTGCTCCTTTTTATTTAGCCAAGAAAAATAAACTCGTTGTCCTTGTTTGCCACCATGGCATCCTTCTCGTTCTGACGCTCGCGACGCTTTGCGTTGATCTCGTCATGCTTTGTAGACTTGTCGGCTTTTTGAGTCTTTGGAATACGCTTTGTGAACTTCTGGAACTCACAAGAGTACTCGTCCTCATACTGCTCATACATGTCTTCGTTAATCATGTCTATCCCTTCGCTTTTTCTATTAAAAACGCTTACCAATAGCACCCATACGAAACGATTTTGTATGACTCAAAGTTCTTCTGGAGATACGATATCGCGTCCTCGCTTTCGTCAGACAAGAGCAACATGCGCACGATATGACCGTCATCGACGTTGTAAATGGTCTCAAAGAAACCGTTGTTGACAATGCCAAAGTTTACCATTTGCTGTAACCTGTTTCTGTTGAATTTTTTATCGGCCAAGATCCTCAAAACACATTCCGTCGTCAGTCGTGTAGTAGAGCTTCTTTACCCCCTTGTCCTTTATCGCGTGCATGCATCCAGGGCAACACCTCGCCATGCCGTGTCCGGACTCCTTTCCTGGGGATATCCTGTACACAAACACTTTCGCACGCGACCAGTCCATGTCGTTGGCGACCGTGTACGGCACGCTCCTGATTGCCGACACCTCTGCGTGGATCGAGTCCACAGGAGGCTTGGTTCCAACCTTGAAGTCCCTATAGCGCCTATTGTAGAACTTCTGTTCGGGGCAAGTCTTGCTCGAATTGGAGCCACTGCCGACTATCTTGCCCTTGTAGACGATAACACAGCCGACTTTGAATGCGGGGAACGTCGATGCTTCAGCCATCTTCTTGGCTTCGTTGAAGAATTTCATGTCAGACTTCTTCAGAACGTCTCCCATTTGATGTACCTCGTTTTTTCGCTTCTGCCAATTTGACAAAACCTATTATAACACGGCACAACAGCTTGAGTCAACAATGATTTTTTAGTCTGCCATAGTTGTGAGCATTGAGTAGATAGACTTCAGTATTACAGCAAGCTCTTCCTTCGACTTGGCTGTCGCTACGTACTTTCCGTCCACCCTGACGTCAACCGTATGCTTGTCGTCAAACTCGTCGATATCTATCTCGATCTTGTTCTTGTACTCGGTTTCTGCCATTTGAATGTACTTCTTTATGTTCGTCTCCCACCAAGTCTTGGTGCAGATAAACGCATTCAGCTTACATGGCTCGTCGAGTTCATGGCAACACTTCTTCTTGTCGTTCGGCTTGGGCCTAAAGAAGCTGTTCTCGTATGTTTCCACTTTAAACTGTCTCCTATCCGATGTACTTCTTGGGTTGCTTTTCCATAAAGTCTTCGACAACCCTGCGGTCTTTCTTGTCGAGCTTGCTCAAATCTGTCATATAGAACGGTTCTTCGATCACATCTACGTAGTCTTTGCCGCCGAAGACGTCCTTGTTGTTATTGTAGTACCTGGTGATTACGAACTCGTCGATCTTGAAAGTCTTGCTTGGACAAACCATCGCTCTCCAATCACCGTCATTTTTATTTGTTTTGCGTGAATACACTATACCCATATATCGACCTATTGTCAAGTATTAACTTTTCAACAAAGCTTTGTTGAAAACTCTGTTGAAAACTTTTGACCCACCAGTTTATGTTAACGTATCAAAACCAATGTTGATTTCTCAACAAACTGATGTTGAAAATTTTTTTAATTCTCACCTGGCGTTTTACCTGGTTTTCAACTTTTCAACATGACCTACTACTACTATATATATATTTATAATATATTTTCTTTTACTTTATATACCCACCAGTTTGTGTAAAACTCGCAAATCCTATTGATTAAAAATTCATTATTGCAAGTTGGTATGAATTGTTGCATAATATTAAATGTCATGTTGACACAATCACGCTTCTTAAACGGAAGGAAGCAACAATGAAGTACACTGTTGATTATACCGAGCTGCTTTGTAAAACCATCATTGTCGATGCCAACAGTGAAAAAGAAGCAAAAGAGAAGGTCCTTGAGGCTGTTGCCAATGAAGCTATTATTTTGACGGCTGATGATTATGTCATGGACTCTGGCGAGATTACCTACTGTTGCATATCAGACTCTTGCGATTTGAGGCGTTGTCCTACGCTTGAATCGTTCACGGATTAAATAAAGTTTTAACGAAAGGAATTATCATGGACAAGCAAACTTACGAGTTCATTTGTGATAAGTATGCCGATACCGAGTTTGCATTGTCTGAACTTTATAATGCATTAAACGGCTATGATAATCTTGATGCTGGTAAAGTAAGTAATATGCACAACCTGTTGAAAAATATGTATGTTGCTTTTAGTGAGTATTACGAGGCGGTCATTAAAATACATGAGCACAATAAGTTTCTGAAGAAAGGAATTATCATACAGCAAGAAGACGAATGACATCCTTTTTGGTGTCGGTTAAAAATTTTTTGTTGCAAATAGATTTAAATTGTGGGATAATATAAGTAACAAAACAAAACAGATTGATTGGAGACATAATGAGCGATGTTGAGAATAACAATGACGTCGTGGTAGATAACGAGCCTGTCGTTGACGAGGCCCCACAGCCAACTGAAGGCATCGACATTGAGATTGCCTATCCTGAATCGTATACAGACGACCAGCTGTCCATCGCAAACACCCTTTGCGAGTATCTCGGCCAAGAGATGAACATGTACACTCGCAAGGAGATCACCGGCATCGTGAAGTTCGCCTATCAGTTCTTCGGTGTGGCTCTTGACTACGGATGGGACGACAAGCCAGGTTGGTTCGCCGTCACCAAGGATATGGCATACGACCAGATTGCAAAGATGAAAGCAGAAGCGGAAGTTCTCGACAAGTAAAGGCACAGTAGTAAAGGATATCTCAATGAATTATGGAAACATCAAGTTCCTCCATGTCGTTCGACTCAACGAAGTCCCTGATATTCTTACAACCAGGGGACGTAAGTACGTCTTCCCGAAGTTGGACGGCACAAACGCAACCGTTTGGGCTGACGACAAAGGCGTAATCCATGCTGGATCCCGCAACCGCGAGCTGTCTCTCGAAAAGGATAACGCTGGATTTTACAAGCATGTAACGGAATCCGAGAATATGGACCCGATTCGTCGGTTCTGTGTGAGCCATCCGTTCATGGTGGTTTGTGGTGAGTGGCTCGGCGGCAAGGCTGGACACATTAAGTCTTATCTCAACAAGGAGTTTTATGTGTTTGACATGAAGCTCGCGACGATCGGCAACAGTGAGACCGAGAAGCACTTCGGCTATCTACCTTATGACATTTATGCGAAGGCTCTTGTGGAGTATGGCTATCAGTATATTATCCCGCCGTTGCACGTGTACGATAGCGACGAGAACGTAACTATTGACGACATTGCAAAGCTTGCAGAGTCCAACCACTTCAACCTCCCGCTTGACGTCGTGGGCGAAGGTGTAGTTGTGAAGAACTACAACTACATTTCCCGTTTCGGCAACTATGAGGAAGGCAAGATTGTACGGGACGAATTTAAGGAGAATAAGGGTCAAAAGTCGACAAAAGACATCCCAGAAGGTTCTAATATAGAGCAAGCTATTGTTGACGACCTGGTGTCTTCTTCTGATATCCAAAAGTGCATCAACAAGGTGTCTGACGTTCTTGGACAAGAGTTTTCCAAGAACAACGGCAAGATGGTCGGCATGGTGATGGAAATGGCTTTCTCCGACCTTCTCTCGGAGGAGTTCAACGTCATTGCCAAGAAGTACGGCAAGTACCCGATCGTCCTAAAGGCTGTCAAGAAGTTCACGTGCGACAAGGTGCGATCCACCATCGGCTTGTAAAAAACGACCTCCCAAGGGGAACCCGTCCATAGCAGTATATCACGCTGTTGTGGGCGGGTTTTTTCTTGCCGGTCGAACTTTTTACACCGAGATTTGCTTGACTTTTTGAAAAAAATATGCTATAATATCCTCACGAAGTCGTTCGTTCGATACCAACCTGCGAGAAGAAGGGGTTGAGACAACAGAGATATGGATACAAACCAGCGAATCCTACAAGAGTTGAAAGATTTTCTAGACACATCAGACCACGAGCTGTTCATCGACGAAGGCCTATACGCACAAAAGATAGCGGAAGAGGGAGACTCGTTTGATTCCCTTTGGATGCAAGAGTATAAGGATGGAGGGGACAACTCTGTCGTTCAATATGTGCGCGCTGGAATCACAAAAGTTGTGTTTTTCCTAAAGGACGTGAAGGATAAAGTGGTGAAAGTGCCATTCTTCGGAGTGGATCTCTATGAGTACGACGAGAGTGGTGAAAACAAAGAGTTTGTCTGCAGGATGAGCTTCGAAGAGATGGATGAGATGAGACGCAACGGTGGCGACTATTGTGAGTTGGAGGTCGACAACTACAAGAAGGCAGAAGAGGATGGGGTAAGCTCGTTCTTTGCGCCAACCGAATATATAGGCACGCTGTACGACACGATTCCAGTGTACGCGTCAGAGCGATGTGTGCCGTTCAGTGATGTTGAGTATAACGGCGAGATTCCAGATGGTGAGAACATGTTTTTTAAATTCGGAGTGCCGAACACAATCACCCAGGAGCTCAAAAAGCAATATCAAATAGGGCGCTTGTTCGCATTAAGAGAGTTTCTAGATGACAACGACATCTATGACCTTCACTCGGGTAATTGGGGATATGACAAGGACGGCAAACTAAAGATCATAGATTACTCAAATTATTACGAAGATTTTTAAAATAATACTTGACAACAGAATATAAATTGGGTATAGTATACTCATACAAAGTAATTAGAGAGTGATTGTGTGTTGGGATACTTCAATTTCATGAAAAAATTATAACGCTCCTGACACGGGTATTTCCTCTCTATACTTTATGACTGCCCCGATGGCTAGATGATGGTTTGTTCGGATACTTCCATATTTTAATATGACTATAATAACATCTCCGGACAAAAATATTTCTCTGGTTGTCGGGGTTTTTGTTTCTCCTACATGAAAGGATGATGGAATGTCAAAGTTTAACAACAAGCAAGGTATCACCACAGTGACATATGAGGGTGGAGAGGCATATGAAAAGCCTTTGTTGCACGAGTGGCTGAACATCCTGTTTGGTTCGTTCCTTGCCGGTGGCGCTTATGAGTCCGACAGGACGCAGGCTGAACGACTCATTGAGAAGACCCGCCAAATCGCGGACAAGTATGGTGCAGAGTTTGCCATGAAGGCTGTTGTGTATGCAAGGAACGTCATGGGTATGAGGTCTGCATCTCACCTTGCCGGAGCAGTCCTAAACGCATATAATTTTCAGGACAAGCGCGACCTGTACAGGAAGCTGTTCCATAGGCCTGACGACGTCGCAGAGCTGTTTGGTGCAATCGACTACCTTTATGAGAAGAGGAGCCATGCCGTTGTGAAGGCAACCTGTGACTACGTCAGCGACATGAACGAATACATGTTCGGCAAGTACAAGCTGACCGGCAAGAGGTACAATTGGTTTGACATTATCAACATCTCTCACGCCAACAGTGCTGTTGTGGATACCATCAAGAGGACCGGCAAGATTCCTGTAGCCGATGTGTGGGAGACGGCAATCAGCAACACCGACAACGCAGAGGAAGAGTGGAAGAGGCTCCTTGTAGAAGGCAAACTTGGATATCTTGCCCTTCTTCGAAACTTGAGGAACATCAGCAAGTATGATTTCTGCACCCAGGAGTTTGCAGAAAAGTACATCTTCTCGATTCTATGTGACCCAAATAAGATCAAGGAGTCTCTTGTGTTCCCGTTCCAGATCTACACTGCATATAAGGCATGTCCCAAGTACTGGTACGAACTGTCAGAGGCGTTCAAGGCGTCGATGGAGAACGTCCCCGTGATTGAAGGATCGACTCTTGTAGCAGTAGACGTGTCTGGGTCGATGGACGCAGGATTATCCCTTCGTTCGACGGTGTCTATTGGAGAGGCAAGCGCATGCTATGCCTACATCGTCTCCCAGAAGTGCACTGATCCCACTATTGTCAAGTTTGGGTCCACAGCAAGCTTGGTTGATAGAAATATTCTTGATAACTATAACCCGTTTGATGCCATCGAAGACATTGCGATGCACACATGTGGTTATTCGACTTGCATCGGCGAGATCCGCAAAGTTATTGGCAATAAGAAGTTTGACAGAATGTTTTTATTCAGTGACCAACAGAACATGGAAATACGCAACTTTGACATGTCGAGCCCGGTGCAGTTTGTGAACAGCATAAGCAAGTATTCATACTCGTTTGACCTCGGTGCATATCCGACGACCGTGTTTAAGGATATGCCGAGCAACGTGTGTCTGATGACCTGTCTTACAACAAACCTCTTCGCTCTTGTGAGGAAGTTCGAGGAAGGCGAAGACGCGCTGTACAATGAGATCAACGATATGAGGAACTGGAATCCCCTTCTCGCTTAACAAATAAAAAAGCCCCTTTAAGGGGCTTTTTTTGTATTGACAGAAGGTTTTTGATTGTGTTATAATAATAATGTAATCAAGACGATAGGAGAGTCCCATGAGGTATGTCAATAACGAATGCGACGCCAACTATTGCGTCAGTGTGTATGAGACCAAGACTAACAATCTCATCAAGGATTTTTTCTTCAAGCTTGAACTGCATGAGGGACAGGCGGTGATGGTCAGGTATGTGTGCAACAACTATCCTGGGTACATCGACGAATATTCCTATATCAGGATTTTTAAGGTAAAGCGCGGATACAAGGCTGGTGTATGCTAATGCTTAACATTGATGTCACCGAGGTCGGCAACCCTATGATTCTTGGATGTGCCGAGGAGGAGCTTGAAGAGAAGGTTGACGACCTTGTCGGGTATGTCGGATTCCATTACGGATATAGTATTCCGAAGGATGAGTTTGAAGATCTTCTTGACAGGTTTGATATAAACTACGTGCTCCTTCCTGGATACTTGAAGAATAAGATTGATGACGAGATTGATATTGCAGTCGAAGAGGATTGGTAAAGAATGACGATACAGCCATATGATGCGCTAAAGGCGTATGACGCAGATGTGATCGACAACTATATACACCGTGCAATTGGAGACTATCCGTCTGTTGACACAAAGTCTATACTCAAATCCTGGAATGATGCGAAGACACGTTTATTCAACGAAGTTTTTGGCAAGAAACTTCGCATGACAACGCATGTAACGGCAGATCTCAAAGACGACCCAGAATTTGCACGCAAGTCAGTCGTGAACGCAAGTTTAAACATCATTCCATCTGTGGCAGACTATATGTACAACCTTGAATATTCCGGCTTGTGTGACCATAGCACTGTAAACAATGTCATTGGTTTGTTCAGAGCAGATGACATTTTGGCAGACAAGCAAGTGAGCGACACTGAAATCGTGCTATTTTCACCAAAGTCAGACGGAGCTTTAGAGACAAAGCTTCTCATACGTGGCAAGCGAATGCGAGCAATTCGCAAGGCATTGGAGTTTGTCGGATATCCGTTCATGGATTTGTTCACACAGTTCCGTGACAGAGTGAGCCTTATTCGCACGACACAGAGACTTAATGCAAATGTCGTCTTGTCGATACACCCGATCGACTTCCTCTCTATGAGCGACAACAACAGCGGATGGACAAGTTGTATGTCCCTGGTCGGCAAAGGAAACAATCGTTCAGGTGTGACAGAATATATGAACAGCCCAACTGCTGTTGTGGCATACATGGAGTCAAAGGTGCCGTTCCTGCCTGGTGTGCCGAACAAGAGCTGGCGAATGATGCTGTTTTATGACCTTGATTCCGGTGTGGCACTTGGCTCAAGGCAGTACCCGTTCTTCTCTGCCGAGCTTGCACGAGGTGCGCTGTCTGCACTCACCTCTTGTGAGAGTTATGAGGTCACAAACTATCCATGGATTCAAGAGGACAGGCTATTGCTTGAACAATGTGAGAACTTCGACGTGCGTAATGAGACGCAGAAGTTTAAGGATTTCGAAGCGAAAATGCTTGAAGCTGGTTTATCCGGCGGGTGGCATGTGTCGCCTTGGTCTTACGGTGCATGCAACGACTTCTTCATGTTCCATGATGACGACAAATTCTTCGAGGTAAACAGGGAGCCATATAAGGTCACCAAACCGTTGCGCCTTCAGATGTCTGGTAAGCCAACTTGCCTTCATTGCGGTCAACCGTTAGATTCCGAGCGATGGGGTACAAGAAGGGTCGTATGTGAAAAGTGTTCAAAGGAGGTGAATGAGCTTAATGAAGCTCGCTATCCCATTTAAACTGTTTTATGAGCTCAACGACACAGCTGATGAGTTCAATATCCAATACAACCCAGAAACAAGCACAATAGACAAGCTTGGCGACTTTATCGAAGCCTTTCCCGGCAAGAGGGTGAACGTCGAGATTGTCGGCGATATGGATGACAAGAAGCTTATCAAGTCAATTATCAGACTTGATAAAGAGAACATATATTTCAGGCTCCGCGAGAACCATATAAAGGATATCGAGACGCTGAAGCAAATGAACTGTAAGTATTTCTTCAGTTACGACGCACCAGCGTACAACATGGTGTCTCTTGACTACTTTATCTCACTTGGTGTGTCTGACATATATTTGTCCGATGACCTGTGGTATTCCCTTAAAGACGTTTGTGAGCTATGCCACAACAACAACGTCAACGTCAGATTCGTTGCGAACAGAATCCCAAGCATGTGCTCGACAAGAGGGTTCGACAAGAGGGCGATGATCGTGCGCCCGAATGACTTTGACCTAATAGACGGGTTGATTGACACAATCGAGTTTGATTGCTATGACTTTAAAGGCGGATACAATTTCGGGATGCTGTCAGCGTTATACAAGACTTGGTTCGTCACAAAGAACTGGTATGGTGACCTTGGGGAGATAAACTACGACATAAAGATCCCGTTTCCAAACACCACAATGATCGACAGTCTCACGAAAGAGAGAATCCGCTGTGGCATGAGATGCTTTAAGGGCGGGTCATGCAAGAGATGTACAGACACTTTTGATGTGGCTTATTCCTTGAAGGAAAAAAACTGGAGAATCTCGGCACCAAAACGGTTGACAACAGATTCTAAACAGTAGTATAATATTCTTAACAAAAGACATTACGTGAAAGGGGCCTCAACATGGCTAAAGACAACTACACCATCAACATCGACTTCTCTGCATCTTATGGCGAGGACAAGGAGAATGCAGGCGTCACCTGCTCCGTACGCGATTCAGACGGGCTGAATGTGTCAACCCACAAGAAGATCGACGGCGAGGACATCGACTCTGCGCTTGCCGAGATGTTCGACGACGTTATTGGCAGTATCGTCGCAAGCAAGGCTACCAAGCCCGCCTCCAAGGAGGAGGAGCTTCAAGCCAAGCTTGACTCTATGGCAATTGATAATAAGGTGCTTCAGGCAAGGCTTGACAAGCTACAGAAGGCTTACGACGTTCTCGCCAAGAAGACGCCGGGGATGGATCATACACCTGATGCTTGCAAGTGCAACAATGATAACGTGAAGCATGACAAGGTGTGCAACTGCAACAAGACTACAGTGAACGTTCGCCCTGGTAATGGGCAGTACATTCCCGTCAATTTCCGCACCAACTCGAAGACTGTCATGCTCGACGATCTTGAGCCCTATATGGACAAGCTCTATAAGGATGTCTTCAAGAGGTTCGTGGAGTAATTTAGAAGAGGATCTGGCTTATAGCTGGGTCCTCTTTTTTTGTGCAAAAATTCATACTTGCGCCCAGGTATCCGTTTGTTGTATAATATAGACAAGAAAGTTGAGAGGAGCGCTTCTATGAGGATTTGTCTTAATGACGGCACTTGGTTGCATGATCAATATGATTTGCTTAAATGGCTTGATGAGGTTGGCATCACACCTGATGAGATGTGGTATGCTATGGAAGAGTTCGGCGGTACGCCCGGAAGGGACTACGACGCTCTTGAAGACGCATATCACGAGCAAGAGCTTATCGCAGATGGATACTCACAAGACTTGGGTATGCTCATTGACGAGGTCGAGGCTATCGCAGACAGGCTGAAGTCCGGCAAGAAGGGTAAAGGATACACAAAAGACGATTTAGCGGAAGCGTTGTTGTATGCAGTCCGCTGTGTCCGTCGATGACAAGGAGATAACAATGGATAAGATTGATGGAGCACGCGCTTTTATGGAAGTCGTTTCCGGCAAGGTTGTGAGGATGTGGAAGTACAAGAGGATGTTTACGCCTCTTGAGCAGGAGAAGAAGTGGCCGGACCAGTCCGAGTTCATCGACGACATATGTGATTATGTCTTCATAACTGGAATATTTGAGGTGTTCGGCAAGGTTCTGATCAGGTCTTGCCCCGTCGATCTTGCCGATTTTGACGAGGACGGCAACCTTGTCGGCTGCAAGTACGGCGAGTATGACTATCTTGACGACATTCATATTGCAGTGAACGAGAGGGACACTGAAAGGCTCAAGGAAGGAGACCTGTAGTCATATGCACACCATGATGGACAACGGTCTTATGGAAGTTACAGACAAGGAATATGAATCTGTCAAGTCACACTTCACGCATTTCCCAGAGCGCTACTCCAAGCATGCGACTGGCCGTGACGAGATATGGTTTGATCGAACCAACAACCAGGTAGTTGGGGCTGTGACGAACTACCGTTCCAGGTTTTTTGTGATAGACGACCTATATACTTCTCTTGTCTCTTTAAACACAGGAAAGTGATTGCAGGTTGAAAAAACATTGTTGCAAACAGGTTGTCAAATATGTTATAATAATCTTGTAATCAAGAGAGATAGAAACGGGGTATAAACATGGGCGCTGACATTCACATGGCAATTGAGGTTCGAAACACCTACAAAACCGACGGCGAGTGGAAGTACATTGAGATTAAGAACCAGTTCCGCTCTTATAAGGAGCCTGACGGCACAGAGTACATTGACATTCTTGAGCCTTACAGTGGTCGAGATTACGGTCTCTTTGGAATCCTCGCAGGCGTCAGGAGCGATGTCTACGACCAGATTGACTCCCTTCGTGGAATGCCTGAAGACGTATCCGATGGAGTAAAGGAGCGCTATAACAAAGAGGAGTCTTATGGTGGTGTGCACAGCCTCACTTGGTACACTCTTGACGAGCTTGAGGGATGGGGAGAGAGGAAGAAGCACTTCAAGTCTGCCAACTATAGAGAGCTTGCCGAATATGACGAGGGTCTTGCCATCGACACAAAGAGGGAAGACAAGAACATGCGCAAGCGCTTCAACATGTTTGTCCATGACATTGAGAACTTTGTATGGATTACCATTGGGTACGTGAATCCTTGCAACGTTCGTGCTGTAATTTGGTTTGATTCTTAAAGGAGACGCAATGCTCTTTATCACCCCTATGAGACTTGCACAGGTTACAGTGGCCCATCTTAAACTAAAAGGCTCTTTCGATGGGCCACTGCTGATTCAAGACTTCGCCCAGTTTGACAATTGGATGCTTGCCGACTTGCTTCCGCGTGCAAGCAAGATCTTTGACGAGTTGGAGCTTGCACCTCTGGCAAAGGAACGAGACGCATATATCGACGGGATACGTACAAGGACTGATTTTGACAACTTGAAGAGGTATGGGAAGTTTTCAGACAATGTAAAATACTGGCTGGAAAGGTCTCCTGTAGACGGATGGCATTATGCCGTCACCTTTAAGGACGACACGTTCACTGTCACGCCGAAGGGTATTCCTGACAACATGATCTTTGAGTGTACCATGCCAGTCACAAAGGCAAGGGAGTACATCCATATGATGGTAAGCTCCAAGCCTGGTGATCGCTTCTATTGTGACGTCCTGATTCCTTCGATCCATGGTTTGGAAAAAAAGTTTAGGCAACTTTAAAAAAAGTACTTGACAAGAGGTCCCTGAAAATTATATAATATATAAGTCAATTGAGGGAAAGATAGAAAGTGTCAGCACTGTTAAGTCAGTGCCCCTCGTCCAGCCATAGGGTAATTGGCAACCCTCATGCTTTGGGAGCATGCGATTGCAGGTTCGAGTCCTGCTGGCTGGACAAGGGAGACACACTTTGTCTATGGCAACGTTCCATAGACAAGACCTGTCCCCTTCTTCTCCAAATAGCTCAAATGGATAGAGCGGTCGTCTCCTACACGACAGGCTGAAGGTTCGAGTCCTTCTTTGGAGGCCATAGGTGTGTAGCACAAAGGTCAGGGCCGACGACTTATAATCGTCAGATGAGAGTTCGATTCTCTCCACACCTACCACGGTGAGTTGGCAGAGTTGGTCGATTGCGGGTGCCTCGAAAGCATCTAGACGTGATGAGCGTCTCCTGGGTTCGAATCCCAGGCTCACCGCCATATCGAGTAGTGGCGTAATGGTATCGCAGGGGATTGCTAATCCCTCCAGCATGTTGATCCGTGCTGTCCCAGTTCGAATCTGGGCTACTCGGCCAGTCAAAGACACGCCCGGGACAAGGCGAAGAGTTCAAGCTTCTCTCTAAAAGAAGTACCTTGAGGTAACCCGCTCTGCCTCATGCTTTTATCATAACCAAGACGCCTGAATGGAGGTGTGGACTTTGTATATCGTCGAGTATGTGCCGTCGAGCTTATATGGCTCAAGGACGTGGCAAGAGCTTGGTCGTTACAAGACGGCCTCCGAGGCTCGTAAGCATGCCGACGCATTGCAAGGACTGTACGTCTATCGCATCCGTAACGGCAACAATGATATTGACCCGGCATATTCAGAAGCCTTGTATGGCTCTGGTAAGAAGAACAAGTGCAGTGGGTATGTAAGTCGGGAGGATGCGCGCAAGGCGATGGGGCTTTAAGCGAGGTTCGAAGCGAGAAATCGCAGGTCAGGTATGATTCCTGAAGGGTACTTGTGCCCTAACGCTTAATCCGTCTTATACATCCGTGGTTGATCACCACATACGGCCTGCGGACGGCGCTTGCATGGTGACGTAACAATCATGCGGTTGTGGGCACCAAAGACTCACTCCAGGGGAGAGCAAGCCTGGACACAAAAGGCCAGGGTGGTAGCGCACCGATGTTAAAACGCTATTCCGCCTTTGGCCTGTCAGGCGGGTGCCGGATATAAAAACGGCAGGCCTCCTTGGTGGTTGTAGGGTAAAATCACCCCGGCATGCGGTGGTAGCTCAATTGGTAGAGCGCCAGTCCTCCAAACTGGTTATTTTTTGTGCGGGTTCGAGTCCCGTCCACCGCTCCGACTTGTCTTTTAAAAAGTCTTTGGCTATGTAACAGCTCGCTTGCGCTTTAACATTGATATCACCCCTGTTTCGACCACATCGAAATCAATGTTGAAGTCCACGGAAATCAGGTTGAGGCTGAATGCCGTGAAAGAGGAAAAATAGACACTTACGAACAAAATCGCTAGTGATTGTGACATAGCCAGGCTTTTTAAGATAAAAAATTTTTGCTTTACAACAGCTTCTAAAACGTGCTATAATATACTTGTAAGTTAGAGAGAAGACCAGAGAAAAGAGATTCCACATGAGCAACCCCATCATCGTCCAGGTTAACACTTTCACCCCCGTTGATGACATCCTCGGCAAGGGCAATGACGCCACGTATGAAGAGCTCGACAACCTTGTTGAGTACATCTACAATTACATTGACAGCCTTTCCAAGGACAAGCTTGAGGAGGAGTTCGGCACGTCCGAGTATGACAATGTCTTTCAGGCTCTTTCCAGTGGAATGCCGATGATCGAGGAGTTCCATCAGAAGGCGTTTAAGGATGCGTTGAAGCAGTGGGCAGAACTTCAGGGTAAGAAAATCGAGGATATGGTGCGTGGGTATGTTGACACCGGCTTCGGCTCCTTCCAGATGCTTCATGGAATCGGATATTCTTGGTTCTCTGCCGACCTTTATGGTGGGAACTCTGACGGTGTCATGAAAAATAAGTTTGATGACTGGGCAGAAGAGGAGCTTGGAATCCGTTTTATTTTTGAATAACTTATGGGTAAACGCCTCGTTAGCTCAATTGGATAGAGTCAACGGCTTCTACCCGTTCGGTTGGGGGTTCGAATCCCTCACGGGGCACCAGAAACATCCTGTACTTTTGTACAGTTTGAATAAGCGTCGTTAGTTCACTGACTAGAGCAAAGAACAAGGGGTGAGATAAGATGAGCTATTTTGACGACAAACACGGGTATTATGATGACAACACAGCACCGCCGCCATCATTCAAGCAGGTTCAATCTCTTAAACGCTATTGTTCAATGAAGACTTGCCGTCCTATGAACAATGACGAGAAAGAAGCACTTAAAGTGCTCGTCAACTATTATCTTCATCTCTAGTTTTTAGGACTCAAAGTCAGATTCTCTAATGATGCACCATTGTAAACTCACACATTCTTGTGTAGTTTAAATAAGCGCTGTTAACTCAATTGGTAGAGTAGTAGACTTTTAAAAGATAGGAGCTATATTGGGAAACTAGTATAGAAAACCTCGCTAAATCGGTGAAACCTTTAATCTGGCAACACCGAGCAAGGAGCGTTATGAATAGTAAAGACAAAGGTAATGTAACAGAAGCAAAAGCGTTGTATGAGTTCATTAAGCGTGGAATCCCAGTATATCGACCTTTTGGTGATAACACAAGATGCGATATGATTATAGATGTTAATAATAATCTATATCGCATTCAAGCGAAAACCTCTAACATGGAAATCAACGGTAGTATAATTGGGTACGCCAGAAGTTCAAAAAATCATACAACTAACAAAAGACTTGATACATATGTCGGACAAGTTGATTATTTTGTGTTTTATAGTCAATCTAGAGATAAGATTGCGCTTGTTCCAATGAGCGTTATTGGAGAGCAACAAAGCATAAGTCTTCGACTTGACCCGCCAAAGAACAATCAAAAGAATGTTCATTACTTTGACGAGTTTTCTATTGATAACGTTCTATGTGTAGAGACTTTACACGAGGAGCCTAAATCGTAAGACATGGTTAAGATAAAGTCCAGACCACAAACATGATTTTTTCATGGCTATGAAAATAGTAGTGGTATGTAATCTAAAGGTTCAGGGTTCGAGTCCCTGACAGCGCACCATTGTGTAAACTCACACACTGCTGTGTGGTTTTTATATAAGCCTCTAGCTCAATTGATAGAGCGAGAGAATTTTAATCTCTAGGTTCGGGGTTCAAGTCCCCGGAGGCGCACCATCTTCCCGATCGTCTAACGGCAAGGACTGCGGACTCTGACTCCGTAAACGTCGGTTCGAATCCGGCTCGGGAAGCCAAGCCTGCATAGCTCAATTGGTAGAGCCCCGCTCTCGTAAAGCGGTGGTTATATGTTCGAATCATATTGCAGGCACCATTTATATCGCGGGGTGGAGGAGCGGTTCCTCAACAGGCTCATAACCTGGAGTACGCGGGTTCGAATCCCGCCCCCGCCAGATAATTATATTAGCGTGGACGCGCTTTGTTTTAATAAAATATCTAACAGATTTAATGTACGTTTATAGAAAGGAGTCGAACTATTGGCATACGTCTATAAAATATGTAACGACGTAAATGATTTAATTTACGTTGGGACAACAACACGTACATTAAAAATTAGATTTTCGGAACACATACGCGATTCTCGAAGACACAGATGTATAAAACGTCCACTGTATCAGGCGATGTCGTCAATTGGATGTGAACATTTCTTTATTCTTCCATTGGAGGAGTGCCTAGATTCAGACCGATTTCAAAGAGAATCTTATTGGGTTAAAACGCTTGGCACTCAATCACGCGGATACAATGTTACATTTGGTGGTGCAGGAAGACGAACGATAGATTACAAGAAAATCGTCAAGTATATATCTGATACACAGTACACAAAAACGCACATAGCTTATCTTTGTAATTGTTGCGTTGACAGTATTGATTTGATTTGTGATATATACGGATTATGTGTAGACTGGGATTCTCGTGATGAATTAACGACATTTAAGCAAACACAATTATTGTCGCCTCGCAAAAAATGTATATGTCAAGAACTAGGGTTAGAGTTTGATTCAATACTTAACGCAGCAAAGTGGTGTACAAAATCTGGACTTTCGCATAGCGTAAAAGCCTGTGTAAATCACATTTCTCAAGCGTGTACAGGCAAGCGGAAGCACACCTGTGGATACACCTGGAGTTATTTAGAGTTTCATTAGTGGCGGTAGATTTGCCCCCGCCACCAAGCCCGAGTGGTGGAATGGCAGACACAGGGGCCTCAAAAGCCTCGGTCGCAAGACGTGTGAGTTCGAGTCTCACCTTGGGCACCATGTACACAATAGCCTAATGGCTTTTGATAAGTGGGAGTAGCAAAGCTGGCTAATGCAACGGCCTGCAAAGCCGTCATCCGTTGGTTCAAATCCGACCTCCCACTCCACGCCGTGATCGCATAGTGGTTGATTGCATCGGTCTTGTAAGCCGACCTCTTTTGAGCGCGTCAGTTCGAATCTGGCTCACGGCACCAGTTTAAAACCCGACTAGTGTCGGTTATGAATATAGATACGAGAGACGTATCGAGTGGCCTGCCCTGGAGCCAAAAATCCAGGGCATATTCGTATATGTAAGGAGGTAGCAGTGAGCTATCGAGTTATCTCGCAGACAAGAGACGGTTACAGAGAGCTTGTTGCCGACACGAAAGATGACCTTAAAGAGATAATGAAAGTGTATGAGCCGGTGGCAATGGGAACGACTGTGTTTGTTATAGCGACACAGCAGGTCTTTATGCTTGACGGCAACAACGAATGGGTTGAACTGGACTAGCAAGGAGTCGCAATGGATTTAATCACGCTTGAGCTTGCCAAGAAATATGTTGACAAGACTCTTGCCGGTCTAGGTTCCCTCAAGGGCAAAGACGGCGACTCCGCTTATGATATAGCAAAGAAAAATGGCTTTGACGGGACAGAAGAGGCATGGCTTGCAAGTCTAAAAGGCAAAGACGGCGTGTCTCCGACTATCGGTCCGAACGGCCATTGGTTTTTTGGTGATATAGATTCTGGAGTCAAGGCTGACGGATGCGGTAAGACGTTCATCTCTGACGGAGATGAGATAACATTCGATTCAGAAGCCGGTGTCGTTGAGGTTTCCAAAGACGGCAAGAAGACAATAGTCGCAAACTATTCCATTACCGATGGAATAGAGACAAATGAAATTCTACATTTATTTCCGGAGGAATAATGGCAGTTACTAAAAAGACTTATCTTGACTACGCTGGCCTGAAAGTCTACGATGAGAAGATTAAGGCTTTAATCTCAAAAGTCGATGCGAAGATCGGCGACATCTCGTCTTTGACGACAGACAGCATCCACAGTCTTGCACAGGCACTTGCTTTTGAGATTGAGCGTGCCAAGAACGCCGATGAGGCTTTCGAGGCCAAGGTCGGCACAGACGACACTGCTGGCTCCATCCTAGGCAGGCTCCATGCTCTTGAGGGCAATGCAGGCAGTTTCACAGAGGAGCAGGCAAGGCAGATTGTCAATGAGGCTATCGCTGCTCTTGTCGACGGCGCTCCCGACACGTTTGACACGCTAAAGGAGATCTCTGATTGGATTTCCAAGGATGAGAGCAACACAACCAAGCTTGTCGCCGACGTTGCAAAGAACACCAACGCGGTTGCCGAGCTTCGTCCTTATGTCGACGCCCAGGACACCGAGTATTTCAACGCTATCGGCTCCATTGACATTGCAGAGCTTGACGTCCTCTTCAAGGAGAAGGTCTCTGTCAAGACAGAGCAGACACTACAGCAGGCTATTGACGAAGCCACAACGGAGCAGGTTGTCGTTCTTTCTGAAAACTCAACAGTAAGCGACGCTGTAAACATTCCAGCTGGCAAGGCCGTTGATGCGAATGGCTCCACGTTCACTGGAACAGTCACCGTTGCAAAGGACGCTGTCCTTCAGAACGCTGTGTTCACCGGCAAAGTGACAGTCGCTTAAGGAGTGTATGAGATATGATTTTAAACAGCATTTTTAAAGACACTGTCGTTGTCAGGGAAGACACCGAGTTCGTCAATTGCGAGTTCTCTGGTGGAACCACCCCCAAGCAGAAGGGTGTGTACGGAGTCGGCGTCGAGGGCAACGCCTCTATCAAGCTTTCTGGTTGCAGGTTTGCAAACAAGGGATACTCTGCCGTTTACATGAACACATCCGGCACCATTGAGATTACAGGATGCGAGTTCGACTGCACTGGTCTCTATAACCCCATCGAGGGCGCTTCTGGCACAACAGGCGCTCCACTCACAAAGGTCAAGATTGAAGACAACGTGATGAGTGGCATTTGCGGTAACAACTACATCAACCTCTATCATTTCTCCGACAATGCTGTTGTAGACATTAACAGCGTCAAGGTTGTCGGCATGAAGCAGGAGTCTGAAGTCGTTCGTATCTCGAACTTGAACAGCAATCCTGCAACGATCAACGTGCGCAACCTGTCATATGCCTATGACATGACCACTCCGTTCAGTGAGATGTGGACTGCAACGTTCCTCGCCCAAGATTACTCCAAGGACAGGTCGCAGAACTTCAAGAACATCAACCTCAACGTTTCTGGCCTCACTTTGAACGGGCAGAAGGTAACCGACAAGGACAACCTCCCAATTGGTAGGCTTATCGTCGGGTGCGATAACGACTCGAACGAGATTACAGACAATCTTCCAAAGATTGCTTTTAGCGCTTAAAAACACAAGCGGTCATGGAGACTTAAACGGTGTCCATGACCGCTTTTTTTATAAACATTTAACACTACAAGATTGGAGACTTCATGGTACGCAAGGGTTTTCTTGACACAGAAGGTCTTGAATATGTGCTTAATAAGATTATAGGAAAGATAAACGAGTCAGTGAAGAGTGTCGAGGTTGCACAGCTTGATTCTTCACAAGAGCCAACAGCGAGCGTCGTTGACGGAGTCCTCAAGCTTGGAATCCCTAGTTCTGTGACAGACGAACATATAAACAGCTTGATCGACGCCAAACTAAAGGCGATTGAAACTAAATAAAATGATGGCGCGTTACATATAACCCGTTTTGGGGGACAAAAAGGCCGGGTAGTTTTATGCTACCTGGCCTTTTTTTATAATGATGCAAGATAGCTTAATTTTTTATGTTTACAACAGGGTACGTAACGTGATATAATATTGTACAACAAAAGAAAGGAGACTACCATGGGATACACGGCATCGCTCACGTTCACGGATGATATTGAGGTCGTCCACACGCAGTCTTGTAAGGTCGGCACTGTTGACGAAGGCGTAGAAGCCTTGCACAAGATGTTGCTTCAGTTGATGTTGACTTGGCCTGACTATAATCCCTACGGCATCAAGGTTGACGCATCTGTTGTCTCGGATGACCAGGATTTTTGGAACACATACGAGTTTAAGCTTGGGATGTAATCATGTCCAGGTCGTATAAGAAGTCTCCAGTGTCTTACATCTTAATGCCGATCAACGGGATGAAGAAGCTTGAACGCAGGCGTTATCGCAGGACGTATGTAATTGACGAAGACAACACAGAATCCAGTCCGTCTTCTTATCGTCGCTACAGGAGCATAGACGACGAGGACATACATGGGTGGAAGAGTTATCGGACAAAGAACGAATTCATAGAAGACTTTGAGAGAGACAATGGAAGAAAGCCGACCAAGGCGGAGATCTTTGACAGGTGGGAGCGTTGGTCGAGAAAGGGGAAGTAATGTTTTTTGCAATCTCTGACACCCACTTTGGCCATGAAAACATCCTTAAATTCGAACGCAAGAACCTGTTTAAAAACATAGAAGAGCATGATGAGAAACTTCTTGCAATCTGGGAAAAGTGCCTGCGCAATCTTGGAAAAGACGACACATTCTACTTCCTTGGCGACTTTTGTGCACTTGGACAAGAGCAGAAGTACATCGAACGTCTCCTTCTTCCAATGAATGAAGCCCCCTGCCACAAGGTCATGATAATGGGAAACCACGACAAAGGGATCGACAAAGAGCTTCTTTATGGGCTCTTTGATGAGATATACGACTATCCTGTCTACATCTCCCATCGCGTCGTCCTCTCTCACTTCCCCTGTGCTGTTTACCCAAGCCAGCTCAACGTTCATGGTCACACTCACGGGATGAAGATTTACGGGAACAACCACATCTGCGCGTCCATCCATGTGAACAACTACAATCCTGTGTCGTCCAAGACAGTTGAGAGCGCCCTCGGCAAGGTTGCCAATTGGAACACAAAGTTCCTGTATGAGCCGTGGGCAGGGGACTATCAGCTGGTTCAGCGCCATGACGACGCAATTGCAGACGCCGACGGGCGCATCGACCTTTCGGCAAGCAGAGTCATGATGCAACTGAAGTCCATGACCACCAATTTTTAACTCAACTCTACCAATTTTTACAAAATGGCCGATGCCTCCAGAATTGTTAAACGGTTCCCTCTAATATAATGACGGAGGAAAAGGAGGCATCCATATGGCGTTCGCAAATCCTTATTATCAAAATCAATACCAGATGCCACAGTATCAGGCAAGAGACTGGCCTATGCTCAAAGGAAGGCCTGTCACTTCAATAGACGAGGTAAGGGCATCTCAAGTGGATTTCGATGGGTCGGTGTCCTATTTCCCTGACACAGCCCACAACACGATATACACAAAGCAGATAAACCTGGACGGCACAGCCTCGATCCATGCCTACACTCTTGTAGAGGACAAGCAGGAGAAGGCGATGTCCTATGTAACCCATCAAGAGTTCGCATCTGCTATTTCTGAACTAAAGTCTCTTATAGATGGAGTTGGTAAAAATGACCCAGTTCCCAATGCTAACCAAACAAATGACCGAATCCCCTCTTTTTAAGAGAGCACAGGAGATGGCATATGGAAAGTCGGACGAAGAGATGAAGCAGATAGCAAGGAACATCTGCGCACAGAAGGGAGTTAATTTTGACGAAGCTCTTAAAGAATTCAACAAAATGTTCCCCAAGTAGCATAGGAGGTTCACAATGGGTGAAGGTTTATCCGTAGCTGATGCGATGGCGCTTGCCGGTTCAAATAAAGAGAATTGCTCTGATATGTGGGGTGGCGGGAACGGAATGTGGGTTCTGTTCCTATTCTTCCTCATGGCATGGGGCAACGGTGGTTTCTGGGGTAACCGTAACGGAATGAACGACGCAGCAGTGCAAGGTGCGCTGACTCGCTCCGACCTGTTCGAGGGATTCAACACCCAGGATATCAACAGCCAGTTGCGTGGAATCACAAACGGCGTGTGCGACTCGACCTACGCGATCAATAACGGCATCAAAGACCTTGGCATGAACATAATGCAGGGGTTCAACTCGACGCAAATGAACATGATGCAGGGGTTTGACGGCACAAACCAGCGCCTTGCAGACCTTGGTTATCAGATGCAAAATTGTTGCTGCACCACGAATAGAAACTTGGACAACGTCAAGTATGAGAACGCCAAGAACACTTGCGACATAATCAACGCCGTCAACGCAAGCACACAGCGCGTCATTGACCAGATGACAAACGACAAGATTGAGGATCTACGCACGGAGCTTCAGAACGCACAGCTCCAGCTGTCCAACAACAGTCAGACTGCTGACCTCATCGCAACATTGAGGCCATTCCCACAGCCAGCCTATATAACATGCTCGCCTTACACCTCGACCAACACTAATTATGGTTGCGGTTGCGGAATGGTAGCCTAACCTCCGCTTGGAAGAAAGGAGGTAGGATATGAGCTATTATTGTAGTTGTGACAAGGTGGTATTTTCAGGATCCCTCAACGCTACACAGGCTGTCACGCAAGGTTTGCCGGTCAAGTTCTCAAAGAACCTGTCTGCCAACGTAGTCTATACGGACACGTCCGTGACGATAAAAAGGCCTGGGCTTTATAAGATTTCCGTTGACGCAAGCGCCTCTACGACAGCGTCGAGTGCGACCGATGTCGTGATGAGCCTCAACAGGAACGGCACGCAGGTTGCGAACGTTCAGTCCACAGCGACCTCGGCGTCAGCGACGGATTTTGTCAACCTGTCGTTTGACGCAGTGGTGAAGGTCATGCCCACCTGTTGCCCATTAAGCGACAACTCGGCAACGTTCACCGTCGTCAACTCCGGCGCATCTGCGAACTACTCAAATCTTACGATAACAGTCACAAGAGTGTAGGTGTTTTATCATGAGCGAGGGTAGAGTCGACATTATAGAGGGGCCGGACAGCGGAGACCGATCTATATGGGAAGACGTTCTCGCCATAAAGCTTAACGGAGTGGGGTTCCATACTACGATGTACAGTCTGTGCTTGGGAGGCAGACTGGATAAGATGGCAAAGTTCCACAAAGAGAGGGCGATAGACGAGAACAAGGAGTTCCTCGTCGCTGTTGAAAAGTTTGTTGAAATGTTTAAAAGTCAACCCCGCCTTTACATGACGTCTCCTGCTTTGCCGGAGCACCTAGATTCAGAAGACCAAGCGATGTCTTTATATGAAGAATGGGAATGCAACACATTGAAGAAGCTTATTGACTGCCGTTCATCGTTGGTCAAGGACGGCAAGCAATATTTGTCAGAGATGATCAAAGATGTGGTTGACGAGATAGCCTATATCTGTTCTATAAAGTACTAACGTTTAAAGGAAGCGCCCTAGACGATCTTGTCTGGGGCGCTTTTTTGTTATTGGCAACAGTTTTTTAATATGTTATAATTTTATTCGTTAGATTGAGAGGAGCAAAGAATGTAAATCTTGAATCTGCAAGATCGAGTTGTGTTTAGAAAAACAAGGTTGACCAAAGAGTTAAAAAAATGTTATAATTATTTCAACAAAAGAGACAGAGAAAAAGGAGTCACAATGAGCTTTATCAACACTAACAACGTCACGTTCACTGGCCGTGAGATGAAGGCCGTTGCAAAGTTCTGTGGTCTCGGCGGCACTGTCTTCATTACCAAGAATGCAATGTACGCCTTTGACTCCAAGCGAGTCAGCGCGATGCGAATCAAGTACCATGAGACCTACGTCGTCACCCATAATCCTTGCGACAATGGCTCCGACAAGCCCACCATTGAGACCGTGCGAGTCGATGCGTTTGAGAACTTTGAGTCTGCATATATGATTCAAGACGTCAAGCCTTTCGAAAAGCTCAAGGTCGGCGACACGGTGCAGTTCTTCAACGACGGCAAGGTGCTTGTGAACTCCGATATCAGCGACGTCAGGACTTTTGTCATTGACGGTGAGGGCAAGTATGAGGGCATGTTCAAGTATGTTGACAAGGCAGTAGACACGCCTGTCGAGTGCAACAACGAGGACATGTTTGTTCAGTGTGTCGCGCTCACGAAGATTGCAGGCATCATCGACGGTTTCAAGATCAACGACGACAAGAATGTCAACCTTGCATTCATCGACCCGAGCAGCGGCAAGAAGACGACAAATAATGGTCAGTACAAGTTTATTGACACTCCTGCCCTGATGGTCAAGATGGCACCTACCATGTTTGGCGGAACCAAGGCAAACGGCAAGCGTCAATATATGGACATCGACATCATGTATATGGGGCTTATGTTCGAGGACAAGGCTGAAAACTAGGAAAGGAACAACAGACACATGGCAGACATTAAGAACTTTGCCCTTAACTCCAACGAGCTTCTTGAAGAGCAGATAGAGGAGCTTGGCAACTCTGTCGCCTACCGTGACGAGACTATTCGAGTCATGCCCGACGGCCATCCTGGCAAGGGAGCCGTTGTCGGTTCCACCATCACCTTCTCTGATAAGATTGCCCCTTATACTGTCGGCGTCGATATCTGTTGCCGTGTGTCTCTGTTCAAGCTTCCTGCCGAGTTCTCTGTAGAGAATGACCTTGAGAAGCTTGACGAGGTTGTTCACAACTGTTTGCCGACTGGCTTCAACGTTCACTCCAGCGAACCGATTGAATCTTGCTCGTTCCCGTATAGCGATTTGAAGTTCTGGGACACCCTGGACGACGCAAAGAAAAATCGTGTCCGTCTCTCGATGGGCACGCTGGGCTCGGGCAACCACATGTGTTCTGTTGACGTGGACGACGACGGCAACGCATATCTTCTTGTCCACTGTGGGTCTCGTTCCCTGGGCGTCCTCATGGCTGACTATTATCAGGATATCGCAAAGAAGGCTGGTGAGGCTCGTGTAAAGGAACTCCGCGACCGTTATCACCAGTTGATGTGCGAGCTTCGTGACCCCAACGCAGCCGAGAACAATGAGACTGTGCGTGAACTCCTTGCCGAGATTGACAAGGACCACGTCTATCTTGACGGGGAAGACTGTAACGACTATCTGTCCGACATGCTGAAGCTTGAGCTTTGGTCCCTGCTCAACCACCATTGCATCTACTACATGATCTGCGACGGCATGGGCTGGGACTACGGCAACATGAACGAGGTTTCGACCACCTGCGTCCACAACTACGCATCTGTGAGCGAGGGCATCATCCGCAAGGGTGCAATCAGCGCCCACTATGGGGAAATCGGCATCATTCCCCTTAACATGCGAGACGGCACGCTTCTGGTCAAGGGCAAGGGCAACCCTGACTGGAACTACTCTCTTCCTCACGGGGCTGGACGACTGATGTCCCGTGCCGAGGCCCGCAAGAACGTCTCTCTTGACGAGTACGAGGAATCGATGAAGGACGTGTACTCGACCACGGTGAACATCGGTTCGATCGACGAGGCCCCTATGGCGTACAAGAACTACAAGGACATTATCGACGCGATTGAGCCCAACGCAGAGATCCTGTGTCACCTGCGCGAGGTGTACAACTACAAGGACGACACCCAGAAGTCCCACTAGGAGGCATTGAAATGACCAGCAAGTTCCCGTTTTTCTTGGCAATTTTTGTTATTCTACTGCTCGTCATCGGAGGTGTCTATAGTTGTTCTCCGACAAAGACAGCTGTCGTGGAGCCTATTAGTCAATCTGTCAAGGAGTAAGTCATGGATGAAGACCTTGTCAAGTTCCTTTGGGGCAACGAGCAGTTTGAGGAAGACTCTGTAGTGTGCCCTTGGTGTGGGTATCGGGAGGAATACTCCGGCGTCGAGCAGGGAACCTATGATGATTGGGAATGCGAGAAGTGTGGTAAGACATTTTCCCTTGAAGCTTACCCCGTCATGAAGTTCACCTCATTCCGAAACGAGGAGGACATGCCGGAAGGTTGGACTCCTGAAGAGAAATAGACAAAATAAAAAGCCATCAAGAGACCTTCTCCTGGTGGCTTTTTTCATATTGCCAGTAGATTTTATATATGTTATAATATATTTATCAAAAGACAGAGAGAAAAGAGAGAACATGGACGTTTCGAAGGTTGACAAGTTCTGGTACGACCGAGTCGCTGACACCATCGAGACTGTTGAGAAGATTTACAAGAGGAAGATCAAGGTGGATTGGAGCTACAAGGACGGACTTGCCAAGGTTTACATCGACGACCAGTTCGTCCTTGTCTGCCAAGACAGGCCGGAGGAAGTGATGATTGTCGTCGACACGATCTACGCGATGTGCTGTGTCGAGCGAAACAATCAGATCGACCGTCTGATGGACCAGTTCCATGATATCGTCGGCAAGTAATAGAAATTCACAAGAGTAGATAAATTCTTTTTAAGGAGATTTAAATGATTGGTGCCACTCTTGAGGACTACATGAGCGTCGTTCGTACTGATGCCAAGAAGTTTATGACTGACAGCTTCGACCAGTTCGATTCTTTTGACGTGATGTTCGACTGCATGATGAATCAGCCTTCTGTCGTCGGGTTCGTTTACAGCAAGTGCGGGTCTTACGAAAAGGCTTGCGCTCTTGTCTCCACCGTTGTGTTCGACCAGCGTTTCCATCGTGAGTTTAAGGAGATTTTTGGCCGTGAGCCGAAAATGGGCGCTCCTTATGCTTTTGACACCGACATTCGCAGGTACGTCTTGCAGATGTTGAAGCGTGAGCTGAAGGACGAGTACGAGGTAATCGCATTCTGCCATGAGTTCAAGATTGTCGAGGGATTCGAGGTTGAGGAGTAAACGATGGAAGCACTAACTGACCTGTTTGGTGTGTTCGTGTCGGTCGGTATGATCTCTCTTTGTGTGCTCATGCTTGTGTATACTTTAAGCGTTGTCGGTCCCGAGGATCGGAAGGACAGCTTATATAGCCCAATGCTTTTTCTGCCGTCAAAGCGTTATTGCTACTTGCTGATGGTGGCAGTAATCCTTGTCGTCACGGGAAGCATTGGGTCTTTTGTCCTCCACACGATTTAAAGAACGATGTTGACCGCAGGTATAAAAATATGTTATAATTGTTTTAACAAAAGCGACAAGGAAGTGGAGAGCCACATGAAAGTCGATAGCACTCTCAAGCAGATTGCCAAGCAGGTTTACGCAGACTCCTTTACCGACGGCTTCTACAAGGTTGACGTTCAAGAGCGAGTTTGTGGCGAGAAGGTCCAGTGGGTCGAGGTGAACATCACCAAGAAGAACGAGTCTTCTGTGCCGTTCGTCACGTTCCTGTGCAATCTTTGGCATCAAGACGCCCGTTATCGTTTCTGGCAGGTGTCCGTCCTGTCCGCGAAACCCGGTTGGAAGTATTCCTACGACTACCCGTCCATCGACGACGCGATTCATGGTGAGTACCTCCAGAAGGTCCTCAAGGACGACAAGCTTGACGCCGTCCTCAAGGTGATGGACGAGGCCAAGGTGATGTGGTCTTGTCTTGGTACCAAGTTCGACTTTGAGCGTGGCTATTAGGCTCTACAAGGGGCTGTAATGCCCCTATTCTTTGAGTTATTTAATTTTTGGTATAAGGTATAGGTTCTTGTTTATTTTAAAGAATTGGGGCATTGTATGAGCACAGAAAACATTCATGGTGTGATCAGGACCCGCGATGCCCTCAACGGGGTGTGCAAGACCTGTGGTGCCGTCACCGAGCACCCCTACATCACGGAGTGTGCAAAGTGTGTCGATTCCCGTCTGTGGAACCGCAAGACCAACGAGCGCATCCCCGCGTCCCAGTACAAGGACCCGGTGTACTACCGCGACCGCTTCTACCCCGACGTGGAGTCGCTTGATGGGTGTCGTTGCTCGGACGACGGAGTCTTCGGGTCTCGGAAGGTGTTCCTAGGTCTCTCGGCAAGCGACATCTGCGGGCGTCTTCGTATGGCCTTCGACGACCTTGACTATACCGACCATTACGACGGCGGGGCAGACGACGACATCAAGAGGCTCGTCGACGCCTTCAACGAGAAGTGGGGGCAGTGGTACTGGGACATCGACTACAGCATCAGCATTTGCTTTCCAAAGGCAGAGACGCTGGAAGAGCTGTCTGCAAGGACGGCAAAGAAGCTTGACGGCATGAAGAAGGGGTGACATGAAAACACAGGCGCTTCTCGTCGCACTTATGATGCTCTACTCGACAGGCGGGACTGCGCCTTTGGTGGCTGTTGTGCTGTTGACCCTGGTGATATGTCTGTCGATCATACTCTTTGTCAGCAAGAATGATTGACCTTTACAGCAGGTTTCAAACATGTTATAATTATAATGTAAAAACAAAGCGGACATAAAGAGATTGGATGAGACATATGAACTACACCAACTACGACCTTCTGTGCGACGCCCTCTCCCTTCTTGAGGAGTACCGCGAGAACGGTGACAGCGACGCCACTCTTGAGGACGCCTTCGACGAGGCTGTCCATGACAGCGACAGGGTTGCAGACTACAACAAGCCTACTTTTACCCAGTGCGTCGACGACACAGTGAACGACATGTACAACATCCTTCCGAGCGTGCCGAAGGAGGTCCTTTCTGTAATCGTCAACCTCTTCCCCAGCTATTTTAAGCTTTACGCCCCAAACGACTACACGCGAGAGCTTTATGCACCTTATGACCTTGGGTTTATCGGCCTCATCCTCACCCGCCTCGACTGGGAAGACGAAGACCTTGAGGCTCTGAAGTGCGAGCGCATCTCCCAGCGCCCCACCCACTCCATGTACTGCTATGCCGAGGACAAGCGATTCATCAAGGTTGTTGCGAAGATTCTGTCCGAAAACGTCGACTCCTCCGAGGGCTCCTTCAACCTCCATTATGTGAACGGGGAGAAGGTCAAGCCTGGCGACCCCTTCGTTGCAGTCTCCAGGAAGGGTGAGCTTTTGACCGTTGACAGCGTGTCCATCAGCTACAACAGCGACGGCTCCTATGACAATGCTCACCTGTTCTGTGGTGACACCGGTTATGCAATCGCTGGATGCGAGCCTTGCATTCCCGAGAACAACAACGTCCGCACTGCGTGGAACACCGCCTCCGAGGGCTTCGAGTGCTCCAACTGCGGTACGCACTTCCAGCTCGATGGCATCCACTATTGCCCGAACTGCGGTTGCAGGATCGTCTAAAGGCTAAAAGAACATCCTTGACGGTAGAGCCTCGCATATGCTATAATATACTTGTAAACAAAGTTGATTGGAGGGCAATGTTCTAAATGTCACGACATAAGATTGGTATGAGGGTTGTGAATTACGCGCTGTCTCACAGGAGCGAGTTTCAGCCTCCGTGGTTCTATGAAGCCCAGGAGATGTACGAAAAGAACGTTGTCACCAAAGAGGAGATGGCGTCATGCTCGATGAGCGGAATCCGCATCCTCTACAACAGTCGCATTGTTGACAAGGAGAGTTAGATGGAAGAGAGCGAGTATGCGGTCGGCATCGAGTTTGTCAGGATGATTGAGAACCTTGCCGAGGAAAAGCTGTGGAAGCAGTTCGGCAAGCCTTACGACGAGTTCGCCTACTATCAGTCGGTGTTCTGCAACGAGAACGGGGATGCCGTCTCCGAACGCGATTGGGATGCCTTCTGGTCGAAGTATCCCGAGTGGTACGAGAAGGCGTACATGCTCGCCGACAATGGAGAGTATTCCTTTGTCGAGTTGGCGTACATGGACCCGAAGGAGATTAACGACGCCTACGATGGCAGCAAGTGCTTGTGTGAGAACGTGTATTATACTGTGAAGGACGACTAAACAATCGAGGAGAATTGACATGGCAGATAAAAACCATGTGCCCAAGCTCGCCATCGGCTACCTCGTGCTCTCTTCTCTGTTCGACTATGTGAACGAATGTCTATGGTATGATAACACCGACGGCCTAGTCAAGAACTGGGATGACTTCGAGGACGGCATACAGGTCGTCGTGTTCAACCGCAACTCCTACACGTGCATGTCACTCGACGATTGGGTGGCATGGTGGAGCGACTTCCCCGAGTGGTATCTGCCGACCTATGTCCTCGGCGTCAACGGCTACCAGAACGTACCGAACATGACACCACAGGAGGTCCTGCGCGTGTGGGAGGACCCAGAGTTCGACGAGTACAGCTTGGACGGCACGCACAACCTTGAGTTCGGAGTGAAGAAAGGAAAGTACCCGTGGTTTTAGACGCATTTACCATTGCAATCGGCTATTGTACGGGAATGTTGCTTTATGACGTCATCACAAACCTGCTTGAATGGAAGTTCAACTTCCCGAACCAGTCCGACGACGATTCTGACAACGACGACAAGGGGGCCTACGGATGGTAGACGATAAAGAAGTGATCTATAGCTTCATGCTGACCCAGCAGGACCTTGAAGACATCATGGGAGATGAAGACGTGACCATCTATGCAGATATGGCCGAGGCTCTTGACTATGTCCTCTATGACTGCGCTTCCAAGTGGATCAGGGAGAACATGGATGACTTTGCGTGCGGTTATGACAACAATCCACAATAGGAGGATTTATTTTGGAAGACAAGTGGTATTTGATCACATGGCAGGATGACTCACCCTACAAGGTGGTGTCCCGCTTCTTTGAGGAGTACAACCCCGACAGCATGATTGTGGTTCTGGAAGACCCCTACGGCAAGGTGTCGATGTGCCAGATGTCCAAGAAGAACTACGACGACATGCTTGAGTGGAAGCGACCGGAGAAGGACACAAACATGAGCATCGACAGGGACCAAGCCCTGTCAGACTACGGCTATTGCGCACGTTACCTCCCCTATGACGAGATCCTGCCGAAGAAGGGGTTCGCTACCGGCGAGAAGGATTTCAAGCTCACCAAGGAACAGCACATTCGGTACAGGCGAGCAGTGCAGGGTGGATGGTATGTGCCGTCCTGGACTGCCTGGAAGTGCATCGTGGCTCTATAGAGGAGGAGTAAGTGGACGACACAAACGACACTAGCGCTTTCTACAACGACACTCTTGGCTATGAGGTGCCGGAAAACGTTTATTGGACTTTCAACAACCTCCTTCTCGACGACAAGCTCACGACCACAAGCTTGAACGGCGTCTTCGTTCTGACACAGCGCAGGCCTTACAAAGTGGTTAAGAGGTTCCCGGCAGAAATACTTCACCTCATCAGGGACTCCGTGCCGAACTGGCATGTGCAACTGTGGGTGCTCGTGATGTACTTCGGTTACTCCTTCGAGGACCTTGAGGGGTACACCATCTCCGGAATCCACGGGGCCTATCAGCACGAGTGCACCACAGACAAGGACTGCAAGAGATTTCCCAAAGACGTGCGCGAGAACCTGGGAGTCGGCATATGGTAACGTTAATTGGTATAGACGCAATTCTTCTTATAGCTTGCCTAGTTATGATTGCCATCTTCGTGCATTACCTGTAACGCAACTATCAGACCTGGACGGCAAATATATCCTTGCCCCCAGGTCTTTTTTGTATTATAATATATTTATCAAAAGAGCCAAGGAGAAAGAAGAAAAAAATGATTGTCGAAGACGTCATCGCCGAGCATTTTGGAGTCTCCCGAGACAAGGTGTACATCCCACAGAGCCTCCTTGACGAGATGGATGAGATCATCTCCGACTGGTCCGATGCGAACAAGGACGCTCTTGTGAGGAACCCTGACTCCATTGGAGAGAACGTCGTCTGCTATCTTATCAACGACATCGACCGCTTCATCGACGACCATTCAAAGGAGGACGACGAGGACTGGGGCGAGGATTATGGCACGTTGGTCAGGCGTGCGTGTCGCAAAGACTGCTTCATGTCGCGCGAGGATACAGACACTCTGCTTGAGAAGTATCCCGAGTGGCAGATCGACGTCTATATCCTCGGTCGCAATCGTTGGAAGCTTACCCCTTGGAACGAGATCGGCATGAAGACCGTCCAACAGGTGATGGATATTCTGAAGAGGGTTCCGCCGATGGCAGATATCTTTATGCACTACGACCCCTCGGCTGACGTGATTATCACCGAGGATGAGTACGAGGAGATGGGACTGTAATGATTTACAATAGCAATATGATAATCGGTGCCGTCTCACTGGCTGTCCTTGCAAGTGCAGTCACCCTCATCGTCATAGAGGTCAAGCGTGCAAAACGCACCTTGGACGGCAAGCCCAAGAAAAAGATCCAGGTAGTTCATGACCACGGAGAGACTTTTGTGCAGGCCGTGGTGGACGGCAAGGAGGAGTAGGATGGAAGAGTGGATCCTGTGGCTGTGTGTGGTCGCCATGTTCGCGCTTGCTCTTGTGATCAGCATCCTCTACAGCAACTCCAGCCGTCTCTTCCATATCGACGAGAAGCTGACGGAACTGGAAGCCAAGCTGTCACGAAAGGAGAGGTTCGATGGATCCAAGTGACGTTAAGCCTTCCAAAGAGGACCTTATAGAGACCCTGTCGATACAGTATGACAAGAGGCTATTGCAAATGATGACAGACTACGAACTGCAAAAACTGTTGTTTCCAAGGATCAGACTGGGTGTGTGGCTAGGAGACGACGAGGAGACTTCTAATGGCAAGTATCGCTACTGACACGACGAGGGACGAGCAGTTGAGGAAGCTTGCCCTCGGGGCACGTGGGCTTGCGTACAACTGTCAGACAGGGGAGGACAAGAGCGGCAGGTGCGACAACGTGCAGTGCGACTTGTGCCATGTCCTTGAGTACGCCCTCGGGATCAGCAAGTTCACGTTCTGCATGCGAAAGGACGGATGTTCCGAGTTCCTTGGTGCGCTCGGCTCCCTCGTAGACCCGCCGACGGACGACAAGAAGAAGGGATAAAGATGGACGGCACGTTCGATTATTATTCAAGCGTTCAAGACATTGCCGAGAGGTATGTGAAGCCAAAGCTTGAGGAATATGCTTCTGATTATGACATATATGGCATAGCGAGGGCGATATCTTCCTACTCGGAGGACAGCAAGGCGTGGTATCTCGACTACAACGAGGACTTCTGGCTCATCGCCGAGGGATATCCGAAGGATGAGACGGGATGGCGGTAAAGGATTACAACAGGCGGTTCCTTGCGAAGATGCTACGCAACGACGACGTGCCGTTGTCGAGGATCGCGCTCTTTATCCAAGACAACTGCGATGAAAAGGACACAGACACGTTCAGGGACGCATTGGCGGACTTTGTGGACAGGCCGTCCGTGCCGATCTCCTACGAGCAGGACAGCCACGGCGTGTATTACGCGGTCTGCTCCAACTGCGGGATGCCGATAAGCACGTTTCGCTGGAACTACTGCCCCAGGTGCGGTGTGGCTATAACCAGCCGTGGGGCTTAAAGACGACGTTGACTCCAGGATGCCGTCCATGTTATAATAGTATCAACAAAAAGGAAGTAAGAGGAGGACGGCATGGAAGACCAAGAGTATCAAGACGTTGCCAGGGAGAGGGATCGGCAGAAGAGGGAAGCCTATTTCCTGGTCTCAAGGCGGAGCGCAGGACACAGGCTCCGGGCTCTTGTGAACGTCAACGAGGAAGCCATCAACGACGGTGACAGCGACGCGATAGTCAAAACGATCGCCGAAGCGCTTTCTGGGAAGCAGGGTGACGACCTTACAATGTCGTCCATCCTGTACCTCGCGGACCTGCTTTGTGGGGACTGGGACACCCTTATGACCGACGAAAGGGCGAGGGAGGTAGTCAGGATAAGCCGTGCAAAGGAAAACGCCGACAAACTCATTGCAAAGGGTCTCAACGCACAAGAGAAGATGGACAAGCTGAAGTTGAGAGTCTTCCATCTCGCCCCCGACGACGCCTATGCGCTCGGCAACCTCAAGTACGACGTTTTGGCAGGAGATTTCGATGTCTGATCCGCAGGTCACTGGTACAGTGTTGGGCTTGCTGGCCCTGTTTGCAATAGCGGCGGCAATGGCGTATAGCGGCATGAGGGCGGAGTTCAAGTACATCGATGTCAAGTCCCAGCTTGATGAAGCGATGTTGCACTTTGAGCTGTGGAAGGCCACCCGCGAGAAACCGTTGCCGTCCATCGAGATGAAGTATATGACGGACAACGAGAAGGACCGTGAGTCGGTGCTTGCCAAGGAACGCTACGACAGGCACTTCATAGCAGACATGGAAGCGCTTCGCAAGCAAATAAGCGCGTAAACGCGCGTTCAACGCGAGCCGGAAGGAGAGACAACATGAACGTCATTGACACCGTCGAGAAGGGCGTCATGCGAGCCGTCATGAGGACCGGTTGCATCGAGTCCATCAACCCCCTGGGTAACGGCAAGTATGAGATCGAGTACATGCAGGAGGTGGACGAGAACTACGGGACGAGGTTGGACGAGCTGGTAAGGGTCAAGAGCATGGGCGACTACACGACGGACGTCTTCGGGTTCAACTACCTCGATCCAGAGTACATGTCGGGGATTTCCGAGCTGTGGCTGATCGTGGCGGAGTGGGACGGAACGGGTTTGAGGAAGACCTACGTGGCGAAAGGGGACATCGAGCGAGCCTTCAAGGACATGTCGTCCTGGTGCGAGGAAGCTTGGATCCTGATGCGCAACGGGTACACGCCATACGACCTGTCCGTCATGAGCGCCGACGAGATCCACGAGGAGTTCTGCCGGGACTACTGGTCCGCCGAGTATCCCTACTTGAGGTACATGACGCTCTCCGACTGCGCCTACGACGCGGACAGGAAGCTTCGATAAAACTGATTTCAAGCATAAAAAAAGCCACCGTTTTGGAAGCGGTGGCTTTTTCTGGTTTAGGGGTGGGATTTCGTTTTGGTTTTGTGGGGCGAGGAACGTTCTGAAAAATGGATTCGAAAAAACAGGCGAGGAACAGTTTGAAAAACGGTTTCCATTTTGTGCTTGAATTTTCGTTATAAAATGTTAAAAACGAGGTAGAAATCTTTTAAAATATTTCTTTTCTCTGTCCAGGGTGTGTGATGTTTCTTTAGAAGTCTTTCTATGGACTGTTCACGGAGTGGTACACGAAATGGTGGGTATAATAAAGAGTATATAAAGAGTATAATAAAGAGTAACTAAATAAAGAAGCAATCAATATACCGTTTAAAGAGAAAAGAGATAAGATGCAAAGAATCTGTTTTTGTATGAAGAAGGACGTTTTCAACAGTCGGGAGCACTCGTATGCTGTGGACGGTTGGTTTCGCTTGAAGGGAATGCCGAGCGAGGATGGGAAAAGCTGTGAGGTCCCAAGGGAGATAACCAGCGTGTCGACCGTGATGGAGGAGACACTGCTGGGTCGCGTGAAGGTGAGGAAGGCCATAGAGTGGATGTTCCGCAACGGGTCGCTGTGGGAGGAAGGGCCGAACTACTGCGTCGAGACCGTCGTGCAAGCGCCTTACATTAAGGTGGACGCTGGAACCGTCAGAAGGATGATAGGCGAGCTGACGGAAGATCAGGTGAAGGCCTACCTGTGGGCGAGGTTCAGGAAGTCGTCCAGCGAGAAGAGGGGCTGCCGTTGCGTGGTAGCGCCGATATGGCTCGTGAGGGACTTGGGGCTGTCCGAGGCGAACGGGAACAGGGCGCGTGTGAAGAGGACGCTCGACGAGCTGTGCGAGATGGGATGGCTTGAGATGAGGCCTGCGCAGTCAGGTAGGATGGTCGAGATCGTCAATGTGATAGACAAGCAGTGGGACGATGTAAACTCTCACTGGGAATGCTAAAGTATTTGGCAAAAGGGACCCAGGTGGAATGTCAGTTTAAGCGCATACTGTGCGCATTAACGCGAGCTTCGTTCGCTTAAAATATAAAAAAATAAGCGCCCGTTGGGGCGCTTTAACGCGAGCTTTGCTCGCTTATATCCAGTTGCATATGTTTAAGCACTCTTTAAGCATATGTGACTGGGTAGAAAGAGGCTATCCGTTCGATGGTCATTGAGCCTATAAGCGCGTTAGCGCGGGTTGCTTAACTTCTCTTAAAAGTTCTTAAAAACCTCTGCATGAAAATGGGTGAAAATAAGAACAAGTGCGTTGAGCAGCCAGAACGATTGAAGGAAGCTGAAAATGACCGGTGGATGAAAATAAGCGCACGTTGTAGCGTTAACACAAGCAAAGCTTACTTACGATATGAACGACAAGAGCAAGCAGGATGGCAATCGGTTGAACGTGCCGCTTTAGCCATACACTGAAAGCATATAATATAAGCACGTGAGCGTACAAAACAGTTAAAGTATGTGAGTGTGAAAATACGTGAGTGTGTACAAAATACGTGAAGATAGGTGAAAATACGTGAAAATACGTGAAAATACGTGAAAATACGTGAGTGTGTGTGCCGTTCTACGGCATGCGTACCTATACCGGGCTAATCCGACCTTTTATCTTTCCGAGGTTGGGTTCATCTAGAACGTCCCCTCGTATATATTAGTCTTTCGTGTACCCTTTTCCGATGTGATGTGCCCACGCAAGAAAAAATTTTTTATATTTTTTTTCGTGAGCGGCTTGGCTCGACCGGTGAGCGGCCTATATGTGTTTTCAGGATTCCGAGAGAACGAACCGCGAGGGCCTGGTTCGATGAGAATTTCGCCTATAGGGCACAGGACAAGGACTAGGCCCAGTTAGGCAAGGTTAACTTTTTAGAAAGTTAGACCGGGTTAACTCTTGAAAGTTGACCATGGTTAACTTTGAAAGTTAGATATGGTAAACAAAAAATAGGCCAGGGCTGTTGGGACTACCCTGCCCGGACCTGCCCGCAAAATGCGCTGTATCCCGTCCTACCCGGTTCGCAATTGCCTGGGGGCTATTACCTCCTTGCGCCTTGAACGTGAGACCAGTATAGACCAGGCGGGGCGCTTTGGTCAAGTGTTTTGATTTGGGGATTTTGTGAAACATGAAAGATACACAAAGTTTTTGCTTGACAAATTCCTTGAGATGTGTTAAAATTTTGTCCGCCGAATTGTGGAGATTTCGTGAATTTTTCCATTTTCCGCTTGACTTTTCGTGTCAAGGGTTTTAGGGAAAAACTTTGAAATCTCCACTGGGGGACGTGGTGGGGGTAGGGGATTTGTTCCCCTACCCCTGGGGATTTACTTACTCGGTTTCCGTGGTTTCATCCGTGGCAAGGGTGAAGAACCAGCCATCCTTACCGTTGAACGTGCGGACGATTTGGCCGCTTTCAACGCCACGGTTCAGAATACCCACCATCTTCTGGGTACTTACCTTGGCAATCGGGAGAACGCCCTGCTCGCTTACCACGTTGGCAAGCTCGCCAGCACGGTAGGCGGTTTCGCCGTTGGACTCCCACCATGCAACCAGGGTCTTCAGGTAAGCGTCGTTTTCGAGCTGGGTCTTATTAGGCCCAGAAGCGGTACGCGCGGAGGACTTTTCAAGCGTCGCGCAGTGTGCGCGAGCCTTGCTCACGACGTCCTGGGCACGGAACTCACCACAAAGACGCTGCAGTGCGTCCTCGGGCATCGCGGCCAGGACGGAGACGCAAATACGCATCATCTGGGCGTTGGTGACCTTGGCGGTCTTGGTGGTGGTGGACTGGGCAGTGGTGGTGTTGGTGGTAGCCATAAGGCCGCTCCTCTCGCCCCTTGGGGCGCTCGGTGTGGTTGGGGAACCTTTTTCCTCAACTCACAAGACATATATTACACTAGTTGGGCGCTATGGTCAATAGCAAATTTTAGTTCATAATTCCTCCACAAACGATCTGGCATTGAACTTTAGTTAGGTAAAGTGCCTTGAATTGAACTTAAATTGAACTTTAGTTGGGTAAAGTGTTGGTTAAATTGAACTTTATCGTAGTAAAGTTGAACTTAAATTGAACTTTAGTTAAGTAAAGTGGCGTAAAATTGAACTTTTGGGATTTTTGTGATTCACAAAAGATTCAAAAAATCTCCACTTGACATTTACTTTGAGGTGTGGTAAAATTTTTCCGCCAACTATGGAGATATTGGGGATTTTTTCAAAAAGACTTGACAAACGGGCCCTGGGAAGACCTCCCCCAAACACAACAGGGGGACTCTATCGCTAGAGTCCCCACCAGGGGGCTAGTTCGTCTTTAAGCGCTTGCCCCATTTGCGCCCCGACTCTATCGTTCGCTCGGGGTCGATACGGAAACACTCTTGCAAGATGCGCGACTCAATCCGCGCGTCATCTAGGGCAGTATGGCACTCGGTGTAAAAGTCCTCAATCTCGGAGTGCAGTACTCCCGAGATGTAATTGAAGACTGTTTCAGCTGTTGCCCTCGGGTTGCCTTTGGGCGTGACCAGGTTGTTGCTTCTCGCCCATGCGACATAGTCGTTGTTGCAAATTAAGTCAATAGCCGCACTCATTATGTCCAACACTTGAACGCCATTACCAAACCAGGCAGTTTGCCAGCCGTTAGAGACTGCGTTAATAGTCGCGTTCAACGCGCCATGGTCAAACCTGCAATTGTAAGCCCAGACCTGGCTAACGTCGTTCTGCTTGCACGCACGACTGAAAGATTCCCAGATTTCTTTGGTGGGGAGTTGCGACATTGCACCCTGGCGCATGCCCTCGTAATACCAGGGCAGTTTGTCCTTGTAGTAGGCCGTCCTCATAATGGAGGCATCGGCGAACGTTTCCATGAAAGCGTAGTTCTTACGCTCCACCTCGGTAAAGTCGTTCGTCGTATCGGCAATTACCCAGCCCAGGTCATACACGCGCATAAGCTCGGGCACGATGCCAGCTCGGGGGTTCGTGCTCGTGGTTTCCGTATCAAGTACCATAACGTTCATTTTTGTTCCCCTCGGGGTCAAGCGGGGCCTTATTGCCCTCGCACAAGAAACATATTACTCCTATTTGTCCCCCGAGTCACGCGATAATCACCCGATTCACAAAATCGGCACATGTATAAATTCACCCTGCTATTGTATAGACATATAGGCGTATAGTCATACACGCATACATGCGCACACACATAGACGCATACATGCATATTTAACCCATGGCTAACTTTTTTTGTTCACCGTGTCTAACTTCTCATTTGTTCACACTGGTTAACTTTTTTTGTTAACCATGGCTAACTCCGACAAGTGTTTACCGTGGCTAACTCGTGTGAGAGTTTTGTGGATTCTTTTACCGACACTGGGGTACGCCCGGCTCTCCACCTCCCCCTCGGCACATCTTTATATTACTACCTGGGGGCGTCGGTGTCAAATGTGGGATTTGTGGAGACACAGAAAATTCAAAAAAGTTTTTCTTGACAAATCAGTTGGGGGAGAGTATAATTTTTTCGGCCAACTATGGAGAGTTTGTGCTTTCTTACTTTTTAGGATTTGTGAAGCTTTTGTGGAGATCTCCAAAACCCCTTGACAACCGCTATTGGGGTATGGTAAAATTTTGAACCCATATTGGGTTACTGACGGGGCAGGGCGCTAAAACCCTGCCCCTGCTGCGTTCTATCGGCGCATGGACAACTCGCACTCATCAATGGCCGTTGTCGCATCCGCGAACGTTGCACATAGCGAGACCTGGAATTTAAGCGCGGACGAACAAACCTCCCCGACGTGCGGGTCATGGTTGGGAATAAGCGCCACGAGGAAGTAGTTCATAGGGAAGTAGCCATGAATGATGTTGTCGGCGTGCAAACCGCACGCGAGGGCGTTGTGGACACATTCCTCCTTGGCGGAGCTGGGGGAGATGCCAAAGCCCAAATAGACGTGACACCCCTCGTTGTCGTTCACGTCGTCGACGATGTACTCAATTGCTTGCATATCCTGATTAAGGTTCTCGCCCATGGAGGGCGCGAGCTCGTCCACGACATTCTTGCGAACTGTGTTGATGATGTCGCCGTCGGTCGCGATGATTGCATACATGGTAAGTCTCCCGTCGGGTCGTGTGGGGCTCCCTTGCCCCACCTGCTGGTAACTAGTTTACTCCTGTTTGCCGTTTGGTGCAAGTGAAAGTTTTCCCATCACAAACCCGACACAATAGGGGAGGGGAACTGTTTGCCCCCTCCCCGAGTGGCTAGGCTACCGTGGGAACCGCCCAAACGGTGATGCCGTGGCCGTCCGTGTGCTTAATCATCGGCGTTTGAATGGCGGTTAGCGCGAGGGCTTCAAGCGTGGAGGGCTTCACGCCGACGGAGTGGCTCCAAATGCGTGAAGCGCACGCCACGGAACGGGAGTCAAGCGCACCCATAGGAACCTCGCGACCATGCGAGCGGGCGTAGACGTGGAAACGAACGTTCATGTGTCCTCCTAGTGAATGCTTTTGTTGGCGAGGGAGACAAAAACAGTGCTAACAAACATTTTGCAGGCGAGCGTGAAGAAAAGCATACCCACGAGCGCGAACATAGCAGATGCGAAATAGGCAGTCTCCAAAAACGTGAAGACGGCACCCGCAACAGTGGCGAGGAACATGACGAACGCGACGATACCCAAGAAGATAGCCATTTTTTGCTCCTTTGTCGTAGTGGCTTCTTACAAGAGATATATTACACCATCTTGGCCGTTGTGTCACGCGAGGACGGCAGATTCACAATAGCAACACATTTTGGGACGGGAAAGATTTTTCAAAGTTTTTTGCTTTTGTCGCTTGACTTTTTGTTCGGGGTGTGGTAAAATTTTGGACCCCACTAGGGGGTCTTTCGACCCCCCCTTTTTTTATCGCTTGGCCTCCTGGGCTTGCATCTCCTCCCACTCGGTGATTAGGCTAACCCCCCAGGCAAGCAAGCCGACAACCACAAGGATAAACAACAGCACGGGGACGTCAACGCAACCGCTCGCGAGGACAACCAGGGCGAGGATTGCAGCAATGCAAGCGTTCTGAATCATACCCCACACGATGAACCTCCAGGTCTTCAAGTCCCCTCATTAGGACTAAAAACAATGATACCAAAACGGCAACCTGCCGTCAACGGCAAACTTTTGTTCACATCCTGCACATAAAGCCCCTGGGAACATGCCCAGGGGCTTTTTTGTTAGTTGGAGGCCTTGAAGAACGTCTTGCTATCGTCCTCGGCAAACTTCAACGTGTAAGTAGTTTCACTGACGATGCAAAGCGTTTGCCGTTCGACGTTCACAACGTTGCCGTCCACGTCGAACTCCACGAGATACCCGACGGGGTTACGTGGAACCTCCCAGAGCGAGCAATCTCGGTAAGCGCTCTTGCAAGCGTCGACGATTGCCTCGCGTGCCGTCTCGCCATAACCAGAACCGCTTGCGTACCAGGTGGCATCCTCGAACTCGTAAATGTCGGAGAACTGGGCGAGCATGGAAAAGATGAAACCGAATTTTAGACTGTTCATGTGAACCTCCTTGGCGTGCTTTCTTGCTTGCTTTGAAACCAGTATAGGCCTTTTTGTTTCGCTAGGCAACCATGACTTTACGCTCCACAATTCCCACACAATAACGTTTGAGAGGCTGTAGTGCCGTTAGAGCGTATGAAAAAAAGGGGCACCCCTGCAAGTGGGCACACCCTGCACAATAGTAGAATCTAGTTAGTTACACTGCCTTACAATCTGTTCAATCCTAGCCACGAGGTTAACGGCATCAAACGCGATTCCCCGCCCGCTTGAACTCCACTCTTCTCGGTTTGCCGTCTCATCGTCGAATAAGACCCCCCGCCCGCTCGCTACTTTGCTTTTAGGCGTGCCGTGTTTGACAACATGAACGGCATCCACTTCTTGCAGCAGGCCATACCGTTTGAGCCAGTTAACTTTCTCCTTGCGTACCTTGCGACGGTACTCGGGGGAGATATCGCCCTTGCAGTTCCACGACACCACCTCGACGGTGTGCCCCTCGGAGCGTGCGAGCTTCAAGACGTAGGCGAGTGCGTCAACGTCACACAACGGGGCAGCGACCTCGTAAGGTGTGACGTCCTCGTTGCGGATTGACTCCAACCAGTTCGGCACGTCGTAAAGCCCTGCAAGTGTGCCGTCCATATCCAGCGCGATAACCATAGCTGTGAATCTCCTTGGTAGTTTGCCGTTTGTTGCAGTCGATTGTACCATGGAACGGCACGGGGAGTCAACATTGCTATTGTAGGGCGTTCACCAGATCTCCACAATTAAATTGTTGACGTGACGCTTGAAACCTGGTATATTGTAATCACACCAGCGAAGGGTGAGCGCGAGGGGAATTCCAGAAGTACCCTCAAAACCCGGTAGGCGAGCGAGTGGGGTGGGCGAGGATTAGTTGTGCGGGCTAAACAACAGCCCGACTCAAAGCGATATAAAAAAGAACAGACCTCGGGATTCATTTACCAGCACGGGATTTATCGGTTCGTCCGCATCTCCCCTGGCACGATTACAATATAACAAAAAAATGCCCCCTCCGCAAGACATGGAGGGGGCTTCACGAAATATCCTTAATTCAGCTTGCGTCCGCAAAACGGACAATAGGCGATTTCAGTACGACGTTCAATGATGTAATCGTCGCCGTCGGAGTCGAGCGTCTTAAAGAACAAATAGAGCGATGCCGTGCCGTCCTCGGCTACTTCAATGCCGTCGTAAGCGCCCTCGTTGCCCAGCGCATCAATGTCCTCGTCGGTATCATTGACGGTGTGGAACGCGAAACCATTAACGACATTGTGACTGCAATACTTGCACATACGATAACCTCCAAATGGCTATTGTAGGGGCTACAATGCCCTTAAAACGAACGATAGAGAAGATAGCGCCCTAGTAGCCCAGGGCGCTTGAAACTCCCTTAATACCTGGCTACGCGGGCTTGCACTTCCTCCCAACAACCAAACGCGAGATAGCATGCAAGCGCGAGCTGGTGGGAACCCCAATTGTTGCGGGTGGCTAACTCCTGGTATCGTGCCCAGGCGTCCTCGTTGTTCATCTCGCCGTACACCTCGCGCCATACGCCCAGGACTGCGCGTGCCACTTTGAGCGCGATGCATTCCGTGCTGGTGATTCCATAGCGCTTCTTAATATCAGCCGAACTCATAAGTCCTCCCATGAGGTCAAGTGGAACCTTTTTCTGAACAGGTATAATATAGCACCTGGCAGGTACTCCAGTCAAGAAGAAATTTTTCATCACGAAACCGTCACAATTTTACGCTTATTCAGGAACGGGAAAATGGTTGTGAATTTTCGATGCAACCCCTTGACAAAACTGGTTCTGATATGTTAAAATTTTGAACCCATATTGGGCCCCATTCGTGGGGCCCTTTTTTGTTTTGAAACCGTTTTGAAATATCGTTCTGAAACCAGTTTCAGTCCATCATTTCCATTGTAATTGAAAACGGATTGGATGTCAAGAAAAAACTTTGGAAATAAACGAAGACAAAACAGTAATAACATCACACACATCGGTAATTATATCATACGCATCGGTAATAACATCACACACAACAGTAATAAACCGCGAAGCACACTCGCCTCATTTTTGATAGTCTACCAGGTATTTATTTATTACGGTAAAGTAGCGGTAAGTTCTTATAAGTAACTGTAAGTCAATGTAAGTTACTTATAGGTGAACTTTGCTTTGCATCTAAAACAATGCAACCAGGGAACGGATTCCAAACGATTGACGGCACTTGCTCGCACGTCGTGCGATGGCATCTAAATAAACCGTTTTCGTTTTTCGCTTGCAAGACGGCGAACGCTCGCGAGTCCCATCTAAAACAATGCCCCTAGGATATCGTTTTGAATTTACAATAGCAAACTTCAGTTTTAATTAAATACTTAATTTATCTAAATAAATGATTGTTAAATATCGTTTTTAATAAATTAAGCGCTTAATTAAAACAAAACGTATTGTGTTTGAATTATGGATATCAAAAAATTTGTGCTTGACAAACGATTTAAGAAGAATTATAATTAAGAAATATGATTTCTAAATAAATAAACTCCAAGATATTTCGGGATTAGAGTTAACCAAGGTAAACTCGCCAGTTCGGTGCAAAAAATAAAGTTAACCATGGCTAACTTTTTCGCCCCCTACTGCGGAATGCTTTGGTGGGTTGCGTCTAAAATAATACTATTTGAATTTCGTTCCCAAAAAGCAGGCGGTCCCCTGAAACCGCTTTTGCAGTCGCAGGGGACCCACCAGGCTAACGGTTCCGATTGATGGAGTAGCACCTCGCAGTTCCACCTCTGGATGTGTCCTTGGTGTATTCGGTTCGTATGAGCACATCCAGACGCACGAGATACTGAATGAACGTCTTCACGCAATCCAGGAAGCGCATCGGGTTCCAGCTAGTGTCGAGGTTCTTGCGACGGAACTCCAGGCACTCACCGTAAGGGCGTTCATCTGCAAACTCGACGATAGACTGTTTGGTCCCATAGACCTGGCAAATGTTTCCAGCTTGGTCGAGATACTTACTAAAAAACAGGTTACCGAAACCGTTTTCAATTATTCCGGCAATATCGAGTGATGTGACGTACCCCAGGTCATCGGACTCCTCGGCCAGCTCTTTAATGAACTCGTCCGCATCTTTCGAAGACGCCCACTCGGACGCGAACGTCATGCCAGGGCAGTTTTCAATAGCGACATTGCGCTTGAACTCCTTGAATTACTCCTCGGTGAGCATGGATGCCAGGCTGTTCACAAGTTTGGCGCTAACGTTCATTTGAATCTCCTTTGTTGGGACTCGCTGGGGCCGTTCCCCTTGCGACTGAAACCATGATACCAGACCAGGCGCACGACGGCAACACTCGGACGGCACTCCACACATTCAACACATTGCTATTGTAAACCACGGCAAACTCGATTTGATTTCAGGCTATAGGGAGTTAACCTTGGTTGTCTCTCTGGCTCGCCTAAAAATTTGTTAGCTTTGGTTAACTTTTTCGCCGCCCTATACGGGCGGTACTGGCGAGTGCTACGTTTCGGGAGCGTGGTGCAGTGGCCCGTTGTCTATACGCCGGTTCTATAAAAAAGGCCGTTCCCTACATTGTTTTTCGACCCCCAGTTGGGGGTCGTTGGAGCGTATACGAGGTTAACCGGGCTGGAGTTGCCCAGGCCTGGGGCTATCGCCGCGCCCCGGGTCATGGCCCCCCCCCTTGGGGCTACCAGGTGCCAGGCACAACAAAACCCCAGGGGCCAGGCGTGCACCCCTGGGGTCGACGTGCTATCTGGGGCGCGTTCTAGCCCCTGAAAACGTGGCAACCGTTCTCAGTGACTTCAATAACCATGGCGTCCCTCATATCCATGCACTCGCATGCTTCCTCGGCGGTGGCACAGCGATACCACTTGAAGCCGTACTCATTGAGCCCCCACTCCACCTCGCACATGACCATGGTCACGTCGTTAAAGTCGTCGCAGGTGGGAAGCTGGACACTCGCCCTATCATCCGCGTCATTGGAGATGGCAAAGATGGCAGAAGCGAAACGCTCGTCGACCTGCTCCTGGAAAGTGAGGTCATGAACAATAACCTCGTTGGCGCTAGGGGCGTTGGAGGTAACCCAACGAGTCCCAGTTACCAGGCTCATGACCATGTGCAGGGGCTTGAACTCGTCACGCTCCATGGCGCGGTAAACTACCATGGCGCGGTTAATGTCCTCGGTGCGGTCGACGCAGTAGAACTCATGGAATGTGGGGGTAGCGGTGGCGGTCATGATGAACTCCTTTTTGTGTTGGCGAACGTTTCAAGGGGTAGCCCGCCCCTCACGTGAGGGGCGGGCGTGGAGTGGCTAGAACAAAAAGCTGATACCGTGAGGGGTCACGATAGCCACGGTTTGCGAGTCGTCGCATACAATGGTCTCTCGGGGAACGAACGTAACCATATCGACGTTCCAGCCAGATTTCTTAAACGCGAGCTCCATAGCGTCTTCGGCGTTGAAGAACTTTTCTTCAACGGGGTCGCTATTGTTGGTGGAGTCCTCGAAAAGCTCCTGGGCGCGTTCGGCAACCTCCCAGAGCAGGTCACGGGCGAGCTGTTTGCACGAGTCCTCAAACGAGAGGAGTTCACCGTCGGCGTCCCAGCCCGTGCCCTCGGGGACAATGTCCGTGTTACCGTCGGGGTCAGTGTAGCGGACGAGACGGCTAAAACGCCCCTGGCGACGGAGGGACTCGTAGGTGCAATAGACGTTGTCGTCGGTGAAATGAACAGCATAGGCGCGGACGGGCATGGAGGTAGCGGTGGCGGTCATTGTGGTTCCTTTCGTTTGGTTGCGCCCCCCTGGGCGCGTTTCCTTTTGACGAGAACCACTATACACCCCCTGGGCGTTCGGGTCAAACACTTGACCCCAACTTTTTGCCCTCCATAGAATGACCACAAACAGATCTGGCCAGGAGTTAGCGCGAGTAAACTCGGCCAAACGTCGCATCTCATTAAACATAGCAACCCAATAGGTTGTAGGGTTATTTAATCCTACCAGTCGGGTAGGTTTTTAAATCCTACTCCGCCAGTAGGAATTAAAATCCTAGTAGTTAGGTAGGAATTTAAATCCCCCCAGCCAGGTAGGATTATAACCCTCAAGTGTGGGTTGAGGGTCGATCGGGGAATCACACCTCGGGGCGTTTGTCAAGACCCCGGAGGGTATATTTTCGGACTACACAAATTTTTCATGAACCTGAAAAGCCGGGGGGCACGAAAATTCTCAAAAGCAATTTTTCAGTTCCCAACCTTTTAATAACACGAAATTTCCTAAAACTCATTTTTCATTTCCCAACTGAAATTTCCCAAAAGCTGTTTTCCATTTCCCAACTTGAATCTCACCCCTTCTCCCTGGGTATATTCACCGGGTGTGTTTGTCATATAACGCGAGCAAAGCTCGCTTAAGCGCACGCTGTGCGCGTTCAACGCGGGCTATGCCCGCTTAAGAGAGAAGGTGGTTCGGTCTTGGCCGATTCTTTTGATTACAACGAGAGGTCCAGGCCTGCAAGGGTGGACGCGGTGCGCAGGTCTCTCTCACGCAACCCCAAGCCTACGAAGGCCCAGATGTCAGCGATGGCTGACTACATCCTGTGCGTCTCCGACCGTGGGTCCACCCCCTACGAGAGGCGGCAGGAGTACCCTGTCCTCACGAGGAACAGGTGCGTCACGATATCCAAGAGGGAGGTGCCGATCGGGTCCGTGTCCGCCGAGGGCATGTCCTCCGACGACACGCTGTCCTCCCTGTCCTCCGACATGCCGCCCGACCCGGCTTCTGCCAGACGACAGTCAGACGTGCAGTCGAAGGAGGCGGACGCCATGCGCGAGTCGATAGACTCCCTCAAGGCGCAGGCCGACAGGGCGACCGGCAAGAGAAGGTTCGAGCTGAAGAAGCAGGTCATATCCCAGTATCGCGACCTTGTCGTGGCAGGTGAGTCGTCCAACCCCACACCGGCCCCCGTGGCAAGGGCGTCCATGCCGCCTGACGCCCCCGGTCTCTTGGACGACGAGATAGTGGTGGACCCAGTCACCCTGCTCCCCCACGGAAGGCGCGGCCTCACCATGTGCGACGAGAGGTGCGTCCTAGCCCTCATGCGCGACTACGTGGCGCTTAAAGCGCTTTCCAACGGGGACGCCAGGTCCGACGTGTCGGCCCTACTCGCAGACCTTGAGGAGGCTGTTGACGCTCTCTATCGGGACGACGCCCCCATGAGACTTATGGTGGAACTCAAGCTCGGCAACGCCACAGACGCCGATGTGGCGCAAGCTATAGGCGAGAGGCTCGGCGTACACAGGTCTGCTAGCTACTGGGGTGCCAGGTGGTCTATCCACGTGCCGAGGGCGGTCGCCGACAGGGCCAGGAGGCTGTGGCTTCTGCGCCATTGGGACAAATGGAAGATATGCACGAGGTGCGGCAGGGCCCTTCCCGCGCACCCGATGTGGTTTACGAAGAATTCAAGCAGGGACGGCTACTACTCCCGTTGCAAGGAGTGCAGGACGGCCGTCAGAAAGGAGAGGGAAGATGCCGACAGACGAGGAGTTTGATTTCCTGCTCGGCCTGTACCAGAAGGCGTCGGCAACGGTGAGCGGCATGGTTAACGACGGTGCCCAGATGGACGGCACGAACCCCATGTCTGTCCTCATGAGCAGGTACCTGTCAGCCATGTTCATAGCCTGCTCTTGTGCGTCCGACGTCAGGAGGGGGGTGACCGGCAAGTGAGTTCCACCATACGCAAGGTGTGCTCCAAGTGCGGCAGGTCCAAGATATTGGACGAGTTCTTCTGCTACAAGAACGGCGAGAGGGACGACCTGTGCAAGGACTGCCTCCTGGAGCACGTGGACAACGGCAACCCAGACACGTTCCTGTGGATCCTTGAGCGCTACGACATCCCGTACATAGAGCGCATGTGGGTGTCCATGTCGAACAGGGAGTTCAAGGCCAACCCAGGCAGGTTCGGCCCCAAGAGCGTCCTCGGCAAGTACATGCGCAACATGAAGATGCACCAGTACCGCAAGTTCGGCTATGCCGACAGCGACAACCAGGAGCTCAACGGCCTCATCCCGCAGATGGACCAAGAGAGCGAGCTTGAGTTGAGGAAGAAGCTTGAGTCCGGGGAGATCACGAAGGCCGAGTATGACACCAGGTCGTCGTATGCCGACTCGGTGTCGAGGGACGGGGAGTCCAAGGAGTACACGCTCAAGAACGAGTACGAGAAGTCCGTCAACGACAACCTGACGACCCAGGACAAGGTCTACCTGCTCTCCAAGTGGGGCACGTCGTACACCCCCGAGGAGTGGGTGCGCATGGAGAGCATGTACAACCGCTATTGTGCCGAGTACGACATGTCGGTGGACCGCGAGGAGACGTTGAAGAAGCTGTGCAAGACGTCCATTAAGATGGACGAGGCGCTTGACTCGGACGACACCCTCGGCTACAAGAGCCTGTCGCAGGTGTTCGACTCCTTGAGGAAGACCGGCAGGTTCACGGACCAGCAGAACAAGCAGGACAGGACGGACCTGGTTGACTCGGTCGGCAGGTTGGTGCAGCTCTGCGAGAGGGACGGCGGCATAATAGAGCAGATGCCGGACCCCGAGGAGTACCCACAGGACAAGATAGACGTCACCATAAACAACTTCAAGCAGTACTCCGTCAACCTGCTCCGCAACGAGCCGAACATAGCGGGACTCATCGAGACCTACATCGCAAGGCTGGAGGAGGCCGACACGAAGACGAAGAGGTTCATGGAGACGATGGGCAACATGAGCGTGCCGTCCAGCCCCTCGGAGGAAGACGACGAGGAAGAGGACGAGGAGGTTGAAGATGGCTCTTGATGACATTTTGAGGATGTCTGGAGGGTCGAGGGACAAGGAGGTGGACCTGTCCGAGGAGTCGGTGATGAAACACATCGACAAGTTCAGGGAGTTAATAGCGTACTGGAGGCTGTACCCCGATAGGTTCATCGACTACCTCTGCTCCCTGAACCCCAAGAACTCTTTTCACCTATACTTCTATCAACGGTTCAAAAAATAGGACCATTTGTCGTGTAAACGGCATCTACAAAGCATCTAATTGCTGGGACACCCTAAAGCCCACTTGCCGTCCAAGGTTCAACCTCTTTGACCTTGGTTAGGAGCGAAAGCAGAAACAATAAGTGGGATGAGACATGGTTAAATCCTAAATCTTATAGAATGGGCAATCAGCAGCCAATGGCACTCTTGTGTCAAGGTTCAACGACTAGTGCTTTGGCACGTAGCTGACAAGGGTCGGCGAAATGGTGCTTTAGGCTTAAAAGCCTAAAAGATATAGTCTGATCTTTATGGAAACATAAAGGGGACCCAATGAGGTCCCGTCTCAAGTTTCCGGCTTGAGGCAAACACAAATGCTTTTTGCGAGTAATTTTTCGGCACAGGTATGTCTATGCCACGTTCACAAGAGGTTTCTCCAAGTCGTTCATGGCGGTTCTTGCCTTGATGATAGAGGCGATACTCTATCCAGGAAGCAAGCTGTTCATGACTTCGGATGTAAAAGCACAGAGTGCCAGTATCTTAAGCTCCAAGGTAGAATTATTGGTTCAGATGATTCCTGCTCTTGGAAAAGAGATAGAATGGGATACGAGGGGCAAGAACACGAAAACCGTTGTGTCGAAAGACAAGGTGTCGTACCAGTTTAAGAACGGCTCGGTCATAGAGAACCTCGCAGCGACCGAGTCCTCGCGCGGTCAGCGCTACACGTCCGGTATCATAGAGGAATGCGCCAAGATCGACGGCAAGATCCTCAACGCCGTCGTCATTCCCACCATGGCAGTCGACAGGAACATCAACGGTCAGGTTGACAAGAACGAGAAGATAAACCGCAGGCAGTTATACATGAATCCTTTTGACAGGATGCGTGTCTTTACACGGTGACGTGTAACTGAAAACCTTTTGAACTGCTGGAAAACCTTTAGAGTCTGACAGACTACAACGTAGCTGGGAACGGCAAGCGTGAATGTTTAAAAACTGTCAGAATTAGGCAATCAGCAACCAAGTGCCCAGAACGGGTAAAGGCTCAACGACCATTATGTAGCGGGCAAGCGCCTGCGAAGTGGAAGGCTCCTGTTGTGACAAACAGGGTGAAGATATGGTCTGTTCTTGCCAGAGATGGCAAGCTGTGCGAAGCACGGCGAAGAGGTAGCGACTCTTCGTGAACACACAAGAACATCAGCAGGCTACAAGGCTACCTTCGCCTACGAGAAGCTCATCCAGCTATACTGTCAGATGGTCGTCGACCCGAAGCAAGCATTTGTGTTCGGAGGAGACTACAGGCTGTCTCTTGCCGAGGGGCGTTTGTCCGAGGAGGACATGACTGCGACGCAGGCTGACGCGACGTATGACGACACCACGTTCGCAATGGAATACGGCAGCGTGTGGAGCGGTGTCGCCGAGGGTTCATTCTTCGACCCTGACACTTTTGAAAAGTGGAGGACGATAGAACAGCCCGATCTTAAGTATGACGGCAGGACGAAAGATGGATATTACATCATGGGTGTCGACGTCGGTAGATTCATGTGCACAACAGAGATTGTGATAATGAAGGTTGTGCCGTCCCCCCATACAAGATTCCCGAAGAAGTATATAGAGAATATATTCTCTTACGAAGGGGAAAACTTTAGGTTCCAGTCTCTTTATATCAAACGATTGTTTGAAAGGTACAAGTGTAAGGCCTGCGTATTGGACGGAAACGGCGTAGGGGCTGGCCTGATAGACGAACTTGTCCTTGACCAAGACGACCCCGATACGGGCAAAACACTGTATGGATGGGGTGTTATAAACAAATACGAGGACGATGTTGAGAGATATACCAAATATGAGACAGAGAACACGATACATGACGCACTGTACATCATAAAGGCGAACAGGGAGATAAACTCATCCCTGTACGCTTACACACAAGCACAGCTGATGGCAGGCAGGATAAGGTTCCCAATCAGCTCGCAGGTTGCCGAGTCAAACCTCATGTCTCTTGAGAAAGGCAAGTCCATGACGAAGTTGCAGAGAGAGACGTACCTCATGCCGTTCAAGCAGACTGACATTCTCAAGTTGCAGATGTTGAACCTGGTTATGAAAGACGACAGTTTGGGTACAATAGTGCTCAAGCAGTCGAACTCCAGGATAAACAAGGATAAGTTCTCCGCCCTCATCTACGCGCTGTATTGGTGCAAGATGGACGAGGAGAAGGCTCAAAAGAAGAAGTCGAATCTGGGAGATTTTGTCTTTTATTCTTAATTCTGGTCAAAGGCTGTGAGATTGGTGCGCACAAAAAGTAAATATGGATTGAAAGGACCGCGTATACCAGTCCGTATACGCGGTTTTTTCATGTGTCCAGAAAGGAGGGGAACCGTGGAAAGTTCCAAAATGGAGATGAGAATACATGACATCCTTAAGCTGAACGACGTGCCGTTCGTGGAAGAGTACACGTTCCCCGACCTTGTCGCAAGCAGTGGAAGGCCTCTCCGGTTCGACTTCGCTGTGCTGAACGACGACGGTAGCCTAGACTTCTTGATAGAGGCGAACGGCAAGCAGCACTACTCCCCCGTCGGCAAGTTCGGCGGACGTTCTGGTTTGAGCCGACAACAGTACAACGACTGTTGCAAGAAGAGGTACTGCAAGAAACACGGGATAAAGCTCGTCTCGATATCATACAAAGACGAGGACAAGCTTTCCTACGACTATATAATGGCATCAGCTGGCTACACGTAAGGAGGTGTACATGTCAGACGCATTTGGTCTGAAGACCGACGACAGCTCGGTCAAGCCTTTCCCGACTGACTTCAACTCGATCAAAGTCGGCAGAGAGCGTTTGAAGAATGACGTTACAGCCGACGTGGATGCCATCATTGATTCCATACAGAACCGCAAGCCGATCAAGAAGGAAGACGTCGAGAACGCATTCTTGAGAAATGACTTGCGAAAGCAGAGGGCGATATCTGAATTCTTCTTCAGGACGAACGGCATATATTCAAGGCTTTGCCGTTACATGGCTTACCTGTTCAAGTATGACTGGATAGTCACACCGATAAGGTGCGACGAGAAGGTGCCGGACAAGAAGGTCATCGAGGGATGGATCAAGTCGCTGTTGATGCTTGACAACTGCTCTTTGAAGAAGACGTTCGGTGAGATAGCCCTGAAGGTCATGAAGCGTGGCTGCTACTACGGTTATATCATCCGTCAGAAGGATGCAGTCTACCTACAAGAGCTTCCAATCGACTTTTGTAGGTCGAGGTACTCGCAGAACGGCATGAAGGCCATCGAGTTCAACGTTAAATACTTCGACGAGAACTTCAAGGACCTCGACTATCGCATGCGCGTCGTCAAGATGTTCCCGAAAGAGATTCAGAAGGCATATGTTGCGTACAAGACGGGTAAACTGCCAAAGGACGTGTCGAGCGACGACCTCGGTTGGACGCTTCTCGACCCAGAGATGACGGTTAAGTTCAACTTAAGCAACTCCGACGCGCCTGTGTTCATAAACGTCATCCCGGCCCTCATGGACCTGGACGACGCGCAGGACCTTGACAAGAAGAAGATGGCTCAACAGCTCATCCGAATCATCGTGCAAAAGCTGCCGATGAAAAAGGATGGGGACTCTGTCTTTGACTTTGCCGAGGCCAAACAGATTCACAGCAACGCAGTCTCTATGGTCGGCAAGGCCATAGGCGTGAACGTCCTGACCACTTTTGCCGACGTAGACGTGGCGGATATGTCCGACAAGGGCAACGTTTCAAGCGTCGACCAACTTGACAAGGTTGAGAGGACCGTCTACAACGAGGCTGGCGTCAGTCAGATGCAGTTCAACTCAAGCGGCAACATCGCCCTTGAGAAGTCTATCTTAAACGATGAGGCGACTCTTTCAAATTTAATTGATCAATTTGAAGAATTTGGTCAAAGAATCTTAAAACCGATGAACAAGAGTAAAAATAGATTGTATTTTGAATTTTCCATTCTGCCGACGACGATTTACAACTACAAGGACATCGCAAAGATGTATAAGGAGCAAGTCACAATCGGCTACTCTCTACTCTTGCCGCAGGTCGCGCTTGGAAGGTCACAGCTTTCCGTGTTCGCATCCGCTATTTTCGAGAACAAGATCATGAACCTCACAGAGCTGTTCATCCCGCCTCAAATGTCGTCCACCGTCTCCAACAACGGAGGTCAGTCACAGTCGGACAACAAGACTGTGAAGAAGGTTGACACAGAGGAGAAGAGCGCAGGTCGCCCTGAACTGCCCGACGATGAGAAATCCGAGAAGACGATGCAGAACATCGAGAGCGCCTCGTAAGGAGAGAAGATGAACAACAACAAATCAGTGGAGACTATCGACTCTCCTGAATTTATAAACATAACGCCCTGCAACCCGATGGTTTCAAAGTGCCAGATCAAGGTGTTGTATGTCGGCAAGAACCGCAACGGTTCCTTCATCAGCAAGGAGACTGCCAAGAAGATGGCAGACACGCTTCCAACATGCCCAATAGTTGGATGTTACCTTGAGAAGAAGGAAGACTTTGGGGACCATGGCGAGGTCATCACGATTGAGGACGACGAGATAAAGTTCTCTTGTAAGACCAAGCCCTATGGCTTTGTCGCACCGGACGCCAAGGTGTGGTTCCAGAAGTACACCGACACAGACGAGTTCGGCAATGATGTCGAGCATGAGTACCTGATGACCGAGGGATACCTTTGGACGGGCCAGTTTGAGGAGGCCCAAAGCGTCATCGACAGCGGTAAAGGTCAGTCTATGGAGCTTGACAGCAACACTCTTGACGGTCATTGGTCACGCGACGCTGAATCAGGCCTTGAATTTTTTATTATAAATGATGCAGTGTTTAGCAAGCTGTGCATTTTAGGTGACGACGTTGAGCCTTGCTTTGAAGGCGCGTCTGTCACTGCGCCGAAGGAGTATTCGGCAGATGAGAGCTATTCTACGTTCGCAAGGACGTTGTTTACGATGATGAACGAACTCAAGGATATTATATCCAATGAAGAGCCCACTGAAGGGGGGTTAGACATGGACAAAACCGCACAGACTTTCGAGGAGGTTGCCGAGGAAGAGGCTGTGGAAGAGACCACTCCAGCCATGGAGGAGGTGACAGAGCCTATTGCCGAGGAGCCTGCCCCCGAGACTGTTGAGGAGCAAGCCGAAGAAGAGAACGTCCAGGAGGAGCCTGCACAAGAGGAGGTCCCTGTTGATGAGCAGGCTGATCCCGAGCCCGAGTTCTCACTTACACAGCTGGTTGCCGAGGTTGAGTCTCTGCGCAAGCAGAACGCCTCCCTACAGAGCGAGCTAGACTCCCTCAAGGAGTTCAAGCTCAAGGTTGAGAATGATGAGAAGGACGCCTTGATCGGCAAGTATTTCATGCTCACCGACGAAGACAAGGCAGACGTCATCGAGCATAAGGCCGAGTACACGCTTGACGAGATTGAGGCCAAGCTTGCTCTTGCCTACGTCAAGAAGAACGTCGACTTCTCTATTGACGACGCCGAGGACGAGAAGGACGAAGAGCCCGTTCTCTCTTTTAGCCTTGACGACACAGACGAGTCTTCTGTAGACTCTTTCGCTACAGACCCAGTTATTGAAGCTTTACGCGACTACAGGCGCGCAACGCAAACTTTATAAGGAGGATTAAGAATGGCAGTTACTATCGACCGCGAGAAGCAGGTTCTCGCTGGACACGACAACTTTGCCCAGGTTGAGGACAATCATCTGTCTGCAAAGCGCGACGGTCGCGTTTACGCTCAACTACCCGCTGACGAGAGCATCGACACTCTTGAGCAGGGCATGTTCGTCAAGTATGACTACGCTGGTGGCAAGGTTGCCTTTGCTGGAGACGGTCCTTGGATGATGGTCTTCAACGAGGAGAAGCTCTATGACGAGCGCAAGCAGATGCACCGCGACTTCGCCATGAAGCGTACCGATTTCTATGACAATCAGATGTTCCCCCGCGTCCTCGGCATGGTTGCCGGTGACGTTTGGACGACCAACGCTCTTGCCAAGGGTGAGTACAACGTCGGTGACAAGGTTGCCCCCGGCGCTGACGGCTTCCTCGCTGCCGGTGAGGGTGACGGCACACTCGTCTGCAAGGTCGTCAAGGAAACCACTATGCCTGATGGCCAGCCCGCTGTCAAGCTTCAGTGCATCGTCGCTTAATTAGAAGGGGGATACAGATAATGAAACTCATGGATAGCAAGAGTCTGTTCGCCCTTGCCAAGGCGGCAGTCAACAAGACACCACTTACCTACAGCGCCGAAGAGAGCTACAGCGCCGAGGAGGTCAATGACGTCCTTCGCGCCCAGTTTGAGCTTCTCGCTCCTAACTATCAGGGCTTCCGTCGCAACGAGGCTCTAATCTACGAGCTCATTGAGAACACCATCGACGAGGTTCTTCCTCGCAAGGTCATGGCCCAGTATGAGCGCTTCGCCGACGTCCAGAGCATCGCCCAGGGCGATCAGGCTGTCTTCAAGATCAAGATTACCGAGGCTGCTCGCAAGCGTGCCAAGGCTTTCGTCACCCGCGTCGGCCTTGCCGGTCGTTACGAGACCTTCCAGCTTGATGGACGTGAGCTTACTGTTGCCACAAGCGCCATCGGCGGTGCCGTCAAGATCGGCTTCGAGGAGTTCCTCGATGGCCGTTACAGCCTCGCTGACTTCACTGACATCATGCTTGAGGGCATGGACGAGTACATCTACGCCGAGATCCTAAAGGCTCTTGACGCCGTTGTCGCCCAGACCCCTGCCAACAACCGCGCCACGTTCGCTGGTTTTGACGAGGCCACTATGGACCAGCTTCTCGCCATCTCTGACTCTTACGGCACCGGTCGTTCCACCATCTTCTGCACACAGGAGTTTGCTTCCCGCATGCTACCGCAGGACAAGTTCGTCTCCGAGGACATGAAGAACCGTCTGTGGAGGGATGGCTGGCTCGGCGATTACAAGGGCCACTCTGTCATCATGCTTGAGCAGTCCATGGTCGACGAGACCAACACCGAGAAGGTCGTCGATCCTTCCAAGGCTTACATCTTTGCCTCCATCGCTGGCAACGAGAAGCCCGTCAAGATCGTCTTCGAGGGCCAGACCGCTGTTCGTACCATCACCGACAACGATGACTGGTCGACCGACATGCAGACCTACAAGAAGTTCGGCGTCGCCGTGTTCAGCAATCCTTCGATTTGCTGCTACACCAACACCGAGCTCAAGAAGGCTGTCCGCTAGATTTTCCCACCGTTCTTAAAACGGTTGATACGGCTACTTGGTTAGTTGGGTATAATCCCCACTAGATGTGCCGAACCTAGAGGGGGCTTTTGCCCCCTCTTTTTTTAGAAGAGAAAAAAGGAGAAAAATATGCCAGTCAACGTTAATCTCGTGCCTGACGACACGATGGTCAAGCTTGTGAACATGATGGACTCGCCGACGGGATACAAGCTCATGAACGGCACGTTCAGAAGGTTTGCCCCTAGAGCTTCCATGAGCGTGACCGCCGGGGAAGTCAGGGAAGTCTCAAACATGCCCGGCACAATCACTTTGTTCCAGAATTATCTCCGGGTTGACAACAAGGACCTTGCCACAGAGCTTGGCGTGTCCGACGACTCGTTCGAGCATGAGTATTCTTGGGGTAAGGATGAGATTGTCGGTGCGTTGACGACAGAGCCTATCGAGGTTCTTCTTGACGCCCTTGACTACGCACCTGATGCCATCAAGGAGTCTCTTGTCGACTTTGCAGTCGAGCTTGAGATTCCAGACGTCAACCGTCGTAAGGCCATCAAGGAGGCCACCGGCAAGGATGTCACCAAGATGATCGAGATTAAGAACGCCTACAAGGACGACTCTCAAAAAGAGGATGGCAAGCCCACCGAGAGGAGAGCCGCACAAAAGCAGGCTCCCGCCAAGAAGTCTTCTGGCAGGAGGGCAAACACCCCCGCTGTTGACACCAAGGAAGAGAAGACCGAGGAGGAGTAGGATATGGATCCCTTTTACACACCTGATTTATCCAATCCACAAGTAAAAGGGCCAGAAAGCCACCTCACCACTCTTGACGAGATGTACGACGTTTTTTTAAGCCACATCACGGACGACATGTTCATGGAACTCACGAGAGAAGATACTCAAGGGATGCTAGACGAGATTCTCATGGGTGCCCTTCCTTACTTTGAGTTTCCAAGGAAGAACATCTTCGACATAGACTGGTCTGAAAGGCATTTCAACGTACAGCTCACTGCCGAAGAAGAGTTGATAATCTGCCAATACATGATCTCCGTGTGGATAGGCTATCAACTTGCAAGTATCGAGCTTGTAAGGCAGAAGTACAGTAGCAGCGACTTCAGCTTCACGTCCCAGGCAAGCCACATGGCAAGACTGATTCAGCTGAAGACGCACTACGAGGACAGGGGCTTTCATCTCCAGCGTCTCTATTGCCGTCGTCGCGTCAACAAGGATGGCGAGGTAGTTCCCACCATGGACACGATCATGGCGGTGGACTGACAATGGAGACCTGCACAATAGAGATTCCAAATGAGATGCTTGTGGAGTATTACTACAAGGTCGGCAACCAGATATTCAAGCTTCTCCCTTTGAGAGAAGAGGGCGGGGCTTGGATGAAGTTGCTTGACACTGTGATTTTAGAGTTGACTGGCATGCAGAAGCTTTTTCCTGACAAAGCAGAGCTTGTCTCTCTCCTTATAAAACTGAAAGGGCTGAAGGAATTGAGCCCAGGTATGGACTTCATGGACTACAGACGCTTCATTTTTGAATGCTGTACCCTTGTCACAAAGATAAGGGGTGAGTACAATGTCGATGGAGACCATGAGGCAGAAGCTTTTGTTTAGAGGCGGTTTCAACACAATAGACAGGATCAACAAAGACAAATTAAAGAGCCTACGACTTGCTCTACAGGGAGACCAGCACTCTCGTCGGATAAAGACGCCAGAGAAGGAATGCTGGTATGGGTTGATCAATGACAACAAGTTGACCGCCGACTATGACAGAAAGATCTTCGCCGTCGAGAAAGACGCCCATCTGAAGGCAGGGGACGTGTTCGAGGTGCTCGATGACGGGTCCCATTGGATGGTGTACTTGCCGTTCTTGTCCGAGACAGCGTTCTTCAAGACGGAGATAATAAGGTGCCGTTACACCGTCGACTTGGACGGCACGACTTACTGGATTTACTTCCAAGGCCCGACAGAGACCTCTGCCAGCTGGTTCATCAAAGACGCGGTGAACGTCGCCAACATGAACCTCAAGAGCACGGTGTACGTCAAGAGGGACGACAAGACAGACGAGTTCTTCGGTCGTTTCAAGAAGATAAAGATAGCAGGACAGACCTGGGAGATACAAGCCACAGACCGCTTCTCCGCGCCAGGGATAATAGAGGCTATTGTGAAGGAAACGAACGACAACCCCGTCGAAGACATTGCAGACGTGCTTCCGGCTTGCCCCTGCGACCAGATTCTTGGACAGTCAATCGTCGAGCAAGACGGAGAGTTCGGCTTTGAGATAAGGGGAGACTACCTCAACGAGGACAGCGAATGGAGAATCGACGACAATCCAAGAGTCAGAATCTCAAGTGTGACAGAAAACGGGCGGTTTGTCAAGGTCAAAGTCTATGACGGTGCTGTTGATGGCTTCACCCTTAAATACGGGACGAACGATAGTTGGTTTGCAAAGAAGGTCTTCATAAAGCACTGCCAGACTCCCATTGTCGGGGAGACGGTCGTCTCACCATACGACGTCGTTGAATACAGGCTTCGGAAAGAAGCCAAAGACGGCACCTTCTATGTGGATGGAATTGATTCAAAACATGCAAAAGTGGTCGCCCAGAAAGGCAACTCTTGCAAGGTTGAGATAACTGCTTCAAGAACGTGTGACTTCCTGTTGAAATTCAGGAACGAAGACGGCTGTTACTTTGAGCAGAAAATTGAAGTCCGTTCACTTTAGGAGGTGACATGTATGATTTACAAGGCTACTAGCTTGGCAAAAGACTTCAACGTCACGTTTTTGTCAATGGAAAACGACAAAGAGGCTGTCATAAGGAAGCTTTTTGTCGAGAGCAAGCCATATAGCGATTATCTCAAGAGGCTTATGGTCGTCATGAAGAAAGACTGCCTTGATCCTTCAAAGCATCAATACCAGACTCTTATAGACGAGGTTTCAGTCTCCAAGCTGAAAGAAGACGGTTATATAAAGTTTGTGCCGATTTTGCCGTTCCTAGAGTTCGAGAACTCGAAGAGCTATCTGTTCATTAGGTTCAGGGATGTAGCGCCTACAACAAATCCACAGTATACCAACACCACGATGGAGATCATCTGCATCTCCAATTTTGATAACTGGGAGTTGGACAACTACGCCATCCGTCCTTGGAAGATGGCTGGTTATGTCAACGGTATGTTGAACAATGCGAAATTGAGCGGAATCGGCACATTGCAGTTTGCTGGGGCAAGCGAGTTCTCATGGGACGAAAACTGGGGCGGGGTTCTTCTCACGTATATCGCCACACACTCCACTGACGACCAAGAGCAGATCAGTGAGGAATCCGGTATAGTGGATGAGCTATAAAGGTGACGTTGGCCTGTATCTCTCCGGTGCCCAGGTGCCGATAGAGGGATGCGGAGTCTTTATCACCCCGCCAACCATAAAGGCTGTAGCTCAATTTGGAGAGAACGATTTCCTACTTGCCGTCCGTGCGATGAGTGCGGACAGGGCGTTTATCGGCCCCATCAAGGACAGCACGCCACAGCTTGAAGACGTCCCTGACTTTCAAATACTCCTCACTGTTGTAAATTCCGACGAGAAGTTGATGGAGGTCATAAACAGGTTCTTGTCGGTTGTGTTCCCAAATTATTTTGTCGAAGTGAAACAAAACATGATATGTTTTAAAGAACACGAGGAAGACAAAGCGATGAAGGGAATGATCAACCAGTTCAACTGCGAGAACTTCTGCACGACGATAAAGGAGCTCTTCTGGCCCCCTCAAAAGAACGACAAGGAGTTCAATCCCGCAAACGCGAAAGCGGAGGAGATTGCAAGGAAGATAGAGGCTGGCAGAAGAAAAACTGCGTCTGACGCTCTTGGAGGAGAAAATTCTTCTTTGTTTGGACTTTATGCTTCGGTCATTTCCATTGGGTTGGCCGTTGATATAAATGTTATATATAGGTACACCCCATTTCAGTTGTTCGACGCATTCACGCGGTACATGAAGAAGAGCGAATACGATCTCTTTATGAAGATTAAGACAACCCCTATGATGAGTACCGACGGTGTCGATGAGCCTGAACATTGGGCTACTAATATATACGAATAGTATAATCTAGAAACCTTTTTAAGGAGGATGTGTTTATGAACTTTGGTGTTCGCGAAATTTGCGACGTCGTCTTCAAGGCTCGTACTGACGGCGTTCGTGTAGGCAACCAGACTTTCAAGAAGGGCCAGCCGGTCCTTTACATCACAACTGCCAAAACTTCCAGCCTTGAAGGCGCTACCACAACGGTCTACGCCCAGGGCGGAAAGGGCAACCCACGCTTGATAGCATGGGAGGGCTGGGGTAAACCTTCCCTATAAGGTTTACACTCGCATTCGCGTGAACCCTCCAATAAGCAAACCAATGCTTATAAGAAATACCTCCTGAACTGCTGGAAAATCCAGAAGCATAAAATTTCTTGACTTTTTAAATCTATTGGGGTATAATGTCCCTAGGACATATAAACCAGTATAAAAAAAGGAGAGCGATATTTATGACTGGACAATCAGCATCCAAGCTCGAATACAAACCTCTAAAAGAAGATCCAGATTATTTGATTTACAACGACGGCAGAGTCAAGAGCTTAAAAAAGCCTGGCCGTCACGGAGGACGGTACGAGGAAGATAAGGGTCGTTGGGTTTCAGGTAAGATTGACAATGTTGGCTACCAGACATATTGTCTGGCACTCATGAACGAACTTACCGGAAAAAAGGGCAAGATGGTTTATGCGCATCGTCTTGTCGCTGAATATTTTCTTCCAAACCCTGACAACCTTCCGGTCGTCCATCACAAGAACGGCGATAAACTTGACAACAGAGTTGAGAATCTAGAGTGGGCGACTTTCAAGCAAAACACAGACGAGTATCTGAAGAATGCGAAGGTCATTCACAGAAGTCACCGATATCACATTGAAAACCTCCCTGGCGAGCAATGGTTACCGGTTAAAGATGCGCCCATTTACGAGGTATCCAACATGGGTCGAGTTGTAAATACCAAATCTGGAAAATTGATTCGAACGGATGATAACTTAAGATATAGTAGAGTGAAACTTGGGATGAACGGCCCAAGGTATTACATTCATAGGCTTGTTTACAGCACTTTCACTGGAGATTATGATTACGACGGCTACGTTATTGACCATATCAATAACGATCCGTCGGATAATCGACTTGCCAATTTGCAAAAAGTTACTCATTCCGAGAACAATTTTAAGAGATTTCAAAAGTAATCGAGAAGGTTCAACGACTATCCGTCTGTCGGAGTAGGACGCAAGCGCGTTCGAAGTGGGAGGCCCCTGCATTGAGCGGGGTGAAGATATAGTCTGCTCTCCACGTATACATAAAGGTGGAGTCCTGGCAACACGGCAGTGACCAGGAGGGTCAGGGTAGCGACCTGGCTCCAACACATAGGGAACGCACAATGACCTTCACTGTTGAAGACGCATTGATTTCGCCTGTTTCTCTCGCCATGCTTACTGGTGCTGGTCTTAACAACGTGACCGACGCCAGCAACGCCACTGGCACTTACATTTACCAGCCCGTCCAGTTCGATCTTCCTATCGTCAAGGGTAGGAAGGAAGGAACTGCCTGTGTCCACCTTGATTACGACACAGCCCAGGACGCCCATGACATCTACTTTAGCGAGAACAAGGGCCAGATTTTCGGCACGGTTCTCGACAACGCCGGTGCTGGTGTCTACTTCCTTTCTCTTGCCACCGACGGCATCAAGCTTGTCGAGAACGGCGAGGTTCGCAAGGATGACACCTCAACAACACAGAATCCAAAGGATTATATCGGTGAGTGCGTGCTTGGTGATACCGATGATGGACATGTTTTCACCATTCCTTCTTCTGCCAACTCTTATCTTGAGCTGACTTTCGTCGATGCCGAGCAGTACATCGGTTGCACACTCCGCGTTGATTGCTACTGCCAGCGTTCAAGCGGAGCCAGGCAGATAACTATTGACGCCGAGAACTTCGCTGGTGACTTCTACATCGAAGCCTCCACTCTGTTCCGCGATCAGTACACCAAGAAGGATATGCCTGCCGTCTTCGTCATTCCTGACGCCAAGATTCAGTCCAACTTCACCTTCACAATGGCTAACTCCGGAGATCCAAGTAAAGTAGAATATTGCTTGGCTGCGTAGTAATACGTTGAAAAATTAGCCCCTTAACTGCTGGAACACCCTTATAGCCTTGTAAACCACAACGTGGACGGCAACGTCGAGCGTGATGGTTTGAAAATTACAAGGATTGGGCAATCAGCAACCAAGGACCTCTCGTTTTAGAGAATAAGTTTTATGGGAAAGGGTATCCTATATATAGTGAAAACTTACTATAGGAAGAAGGCCTTTCTTGAAAAAACAAATCAGTTCGATTTTCCCGGAAATAAAAGATTTTTACCACATTTCCGATGATGGAAAAATTTATTCTGAATATTCTCAAAAATTTTTAAAGCCTTTCTTAAATAGAAAAACAGGCTATATGGAGCAGGTGCTAGTAACCAAGACTAAAAAGACAAAAAAGTTTTTGGTACATCGGCTTGTATTAGCTTGTTTTTATCCTGTTAGAGATTTTAGTTTGTATGAAGTTAATCATATAGACGGAGACAAAACAAACAACACTTTAAAGAACCTTGAATGGGTGACACCAAAGCAAAACATGGAACATGCTTCTGAACATGGTTTAAGACATTTTTGCCGAGGTGAGCAAATAGGAAATTCAAAGTTAAAAGAAGATGATATTAAAGAAATTTTTACTCTCCGTTCGCAGGGTAAAAAATTACAAGAAATTGCTTCTTTGTTTGGATGTTCTCGATCTAACATAGGATATATCCTAAAAGGAAAGACTTGGAGAGGTCAAGGCTCAACGACTATCCATTTATTGGAGTAGAGCGCAAGTGCGCTCGAAATGGGGGACCCCTGGTAACAGGGTGAAGATATAGTCTTATCTCATGCGAAAACATGAGCTCTTATTTAAGAGGTATAGGTGTAACGAACCTATACGAAAATAATGTCATTTACTTTCACGCTCGATGCTTTCCCGGATTACACCAAGTTCGACCGTACCAAGAAGGTGTTCTGCGCTATCCAGATCATGGGTGACGAGAACGTTCTTCCAAAGGATAGCCTCGTGAAGGACGACACTTGCAACCCTGCCGATCCTGCGATTACGAGCGCTGTTCCTGGTAAGGAAGCCAAGTATGGCCGTAACCTGAAGACAGAGATTACCCGTAAGAATATTGACTTCTTCGGTATGCTCTATCCTGTCAGTGACACAACTGATTATCTTGCCAAGTGGAACAAGCTCACCGGTAAGAGCGAGACGGTTCTTCCCGAGGGTGAGGCCACTGGCTACTACTTCCCCGTCACTCTCACTGGTGGCACGAAGTATGCGTACAAGTCCGTTGCCGGAACTGCTCTTACCAGCGACGATGGAGACATGCTCTTCGCCGTTGACTCCACTAACCCCGTTGTTGAGGTTAAGGTTACAGGAGCTTCTGACGACAAGGTTTCCACTTACGCCTTTGACTTTTCAAAGTGTGTTTTTAAGTAAGAAACATCCTCTAAAAAGCCGTTCTGCCCTACTTTGGGGTGGGGCGGCTTTTTTCGTTTGTTGATTGAAAGGAGGAGGAAATGGCAAAAAAGTCTTCTAGCTCAAACAATAGTGGGAATACTCCTGCTGGGAGTAAAGAATATACTAATTATGGGTATGTATATTACTATTATGATAACATAAAACATAAATTCCAACCTAGGGATTTAAACGATATCTACATGTCTCATTTGAATGATTTTAGAAAAAAAAGAGCCAAAAACAGCACACAAGGCTTAAACGATAAAAAAGTTAGTCCAAAAGAGGTTGACAGACTAGCAAAAGAATTTAAGGCTATCGATAGAGAAGGGAACGTTCCTGAAGGTTACTTCTTTAAGCCATTTGAGAATGGTATAGATTGGTCGATGGACGGCAATGAAGCTCGCGTCCTCAAACAAGGCGATTTAAACAACATAGGATATCTATGGACTTTTGTAGAAAATTCTGCGACCAGCATGCAAGGACTTCTTACAGCGTTAAAAGAACTTTGCTGGCAGTATTTAGATAAGAACAACGGGCTGTTTGCAAAATGTCAATACGATTTAGTCGTTGGAGCAATAAACCAAGGATTAAAGAATTTAACCTCAGAGCAAGAAAGTGCAATAAAATTATTCTTCCCGAATTACAAAGAAGGGCAGATAATTGATTTAGAAAGTTTTAAGAAGAAGTATGGTGGCCTTTATGATCAAGTTCAAGAAATAAACAAAAAAATAAAAGAGCTAGAGAGATATGCAAAACAGACGTCAAAAAATGTTTCTGGGCGTGCTTCTGAAAAGAAATGGAAAGATGATATAAGGGGAACTGAAGTTGCCATTATAAACTCTTTAATGAGTTTTAAAGGAAGCATAGAAGAGCTGGTCGGTGCAATGGCTTTTGCGAATGCCGACGATGAGTTTTTTAACAATTTTAAGGATCGAGAAATCAGTATTACAGGATCGGATCCAGGAATTATAATTTTTAAAGAAGATCCGGAGCTAAAAAGGCGTGCCACACAAAGCATCTTAAAAGATTCTGAAATCAATACTACTTCTAAATCTGATATCACAGTAAAAGCAACCCGTGATGGAGTGACAGTTAGATTTGGCATATCGGTAAAGAACTACGCTGGGTACAAAAACATCAGCACTTTACCACAAGGTAAAAAACTTGGCAATATAAAAATTCTGTCAACCAACCTTTTGGCTTTACTTACCAACTTTATTGGGTATAATGATTCTGACTTTTTCAAAGTTTTAAATCTCCTCTCTGCTATCCCGGCAGAAGACGGGGAAAGAAAAGATGCCCCAATTAAGCAAAAAACAAGTTCAAGAGCAGAAAAACAGAGAGACCTTGAAGTTCTTATCTCTCAACTTTCTGCAATGAGCGCCCTTTCTGCGCTTACTGGAATTAGAGGTGGGCTTTCCATCGTAGGTCAAACATATTCAAGCTTCATGCTTATTGGTGGAAGACTTATTTCTATGGAAGACATTTTAACAAGGTGTATGGACTCTTTAGTAAACCTAAAAAATAATAAGACTTATACCAGGTCGAACCCTATTACTATTTTGGGTTTAAGGACTAGGAACCAAAGCAAAGGAACTACTTTTGGAACATATGAAGCCAATAACAAAAACAGTTTTGTGCAAGCTTCGTCTGGAAATGGTAGTCTTACAACTCTTGCAAGGCAACGCTCTAAACAGGTCATAGGAAAAAACGTTGATGCAATGAGAGCGCATAAAATTAACATCACATTAAATTCTAGTATAATAATTGCTTTATTAAGAGAGATTACTCCTGCATAATAGCAGGTTGACAAGAAAAGGAGATAAAAGGATATGATTGATATGGAACTTGAAAAGCAGTCAACACTCACTGCAAAGGATATAAACGACCTTCTCGCATTCGCTATCGGAGAATCCGAGAACGACGGCTTTGTGAACCGTTACGTCTTCGAGAGGGCCATGTACACCTACCTGTATCTTCTACTCGCAGAGGGTGACGAGCAGGAGAAGGTTAGGAACTCAATCAACGAGAACGGGGTCCTTGTCGTGTGGCAGGAGTTGGTCGGCACGGGTAAGATCGAGCAGATGGCCCAGGATCACCAAACAGAGATTGCTCTTGCCGAGAGGGCTGGCGCAGACGTGTTTGACGATTACAATGGTTATAGTAGGTCTATCAGGGCGTCTTTTGCCAATATTCAGTCTGCCAGCAACAGTATTATGGAAAACGCGGCCAAGCAGATGTCGCAGATGCTTTCCTCTGACCAGTACAAGGATATCATGGACATTGCCGAGAAGTGGGGCATGAACAACACTCTTCTCCCAGCCTAATTAGTTGTTAATGGTTAAAAATAAGAAGTGAATCGACATGTTATATGTTACGATAATTCCAGGAGAAGATGCAGATTTACGAGATTTGATGTGTGGGTTCGGCAAGTATCTTGCTAGAAACGACGATTCTTTTATTATACACTTTCCACCTAAAATAATCGTTTTTGAAGATTACAAAGATCGGATTGTTTGGAGCAACCAAAATAGTGACAAACTAAAATATTTAGGAGCTCTAGAAAGAGCGCGTCGGCTGACGCTAAAACTAGCGGTCATACATTAAAAAAAGAAGTCCCTGCTTTTAGATAAAAAGTAGGGACTTTTTTTATATTAGGAGGAAAAAGGATATGGCAAAGTATTCCAATACTATTGTATATAACTTGCAAACAAACCTCGACAGTAGAGGTATAGACACTTTAAGGAAGAAATTAAGTCAAGTACAGACAGACTTGTACAAACTTAAAGGCATGAAGGGTCTTACCTCTGACACGAAGAACAACAATGCACTTAAACTAACAGACAATAAAGAGCTTGAAGAAAGTTATCAAACAATTCTGAAAATTCAGAAGGCGTTAAACTCTGCCACCAACTTTTCCACTGGATCGTTCAACACCTCGGCGTTCTTGTCGGACCTCCAGAAGATGAACGTGTCTGCCCAGAACCTTGTCAAGACATTCTCCACTACCGGTGTTACTGGACAACAGGCGTTTAACCAGTTGGCAGCGGCTCTTGGTTCAACCGAGGCAAAAGTCTCCAGGATGAGCACAACAGTCACAAAGATGTTCAACACGTTCCAGAACACCCTTCGTTGGGGTATAACGGCCAGCATCTTTGAGACAGCCTCTAACAGCATAGGACGTGCTGTCGACTATGTGAAAGACTTGGATAGGTCGCTCAACGACATCAGGATCATTTCCGGATACAACGCCGAGGACATGAATAAATTTGCCGACTCTGCCAACAAAGCGGCCCAAGCTCTCGGCAAGACGACGACAGAGTACACCAACGCTTCGTTGATTTACATTCAGCAGGGTAAGACTCTTAAAGAGTCCAATTCTCTTGCCGAGCTAACCCTCAAGACGGCAAACGTCACAGGGCAGGCAACCGCAGAAGTGTCAGAGCAGTTGACGTCGCTCATGAACGGCTACCAAATCTCTGTTGACAATATGGAGTCTTCTGTCGATAAGCTCGCAAAAGTCGCAGCAGTCAGTGCTTCTGACTTGGAAGAGCTTGCAACGGCAGAATCAAAGGTTGCGTCTACCGCCAACGCGCTGGGTGTAAGCCAAGACCAGCTAGTTTCCCAGCTTTCGACCATTATTTCTGTAACACGACAGGCTCCCGAGTCTGTTGGTAACGCCCTAAAATAATTTGTAAGGCATAAAAGAGTCTAATTGCTGGAAAACCCTAAAGCCGCTTTGCCTTTTACTTGTAAATTCCCGAAGGTAAAAGGAGCGAAAGCAGAAACAAGTAAGCGGATGGGACATGGCATGTGTTATAGCCTAAATCCTTCGAATGGGCAATCAGCAGCCAAGGGAAAGGTAATATATAAGAATGGCTAAAAAAATTTCTAAAGATGAGTTTTTATCTAGGTTCAACTTCCGCTATCCCCAAGCGAAGATTGAAGTACTTGAATATACTTCTATCTCTGGTCCGGCTTCAATAAGATGTCTAAAATGTGGAAAAATTTTAAACAGAAAAAAAGCAAGGCAATTTCTAAATGGATTTGACTGCTGCGGAGCACATGATGAGACAAGGCTACAAAAAGCATATAGAATGTATCAAGGCAGTGATTTCTCTATTGTGAAAGTTATAGATAAAGATCATGTTATTGTAAGACATTCTGTTTGTGGGTGCGAGTGTCACAGGGCGCTCAACGCTTGTCTTGACAACCCTTTCGCCTGTACAAACTGTGATACGCAAAAGACTAACAATATGTTATCAATCGAAGATGCAAAAGCTCAACTAGACAGTTTATTTGAAGGACAAATAGAGCTTCTCGAATATAAAGGCCAACTTGAGCAAAACTATTACCGCTGTAAAAAATGTGGGAAGATTTTTAAACGTAAACAAGTTTGTATGATGACTTCAAAAGGCTGCCCCTCTTGCGATAAAAAGAAATCTTTTGGCGAGAAGCTTATGGGACAGATTCTAAACGATAATCATATAATTTTTGAGGAGCAATTTGTTGCTCCTGACCTTCCTCATCAAAGATTCGATTTTGTTGTATTTGATAAAAATAAACAAATTCAATATTTTATTGAAGTGCAAGGAGAACAACACTTTAAGCCAGTAGAAATCTGGGGTGGGGAGAAAGGATTACAACGACAACAGGCTAGAGATAATAAAAAACGTGAGTATTGCAAGAGGATGGGGATACCTCTTTACGAAATTATTTCAGAGAAACAACAGCTTCTTAATCTTGATATATTACCTTTTCAAGGTTCAACGACTATCTCCGTGAAGGAGAGTACCTCGCGAAATCGTGGCGAGGGAAATGGCTCTTGCCTAGAAATAGGTTAAGATATAGTCTCGCCTCGTATGAAAGTACGAGTCATGCTTGACATGATACAGGCTTCACGAACCTGTAAAAGAAGTGCGTCAAAACCATATACGCAAGGCTTGGTGACCTCCAGCTCGGAGAGACTCTCGAAGACGGCACCACTCTAGGCTCTATTGGTGAAGCCTTGGACGAGGTCGGTGTCAGCATCCAGACTTCTACTGGAGACCTTCGTGACATGGGCGATGTTATCGAGGAACTCATGGGTAAGTGGCAAAACCTCGACACCGCTCAAAAACAGGCTCTTGCCGTTAAACTCGCTGGTAAGTATCAATACAACAACTTGATGGCCTTGCTTGAGAATTCCAAGATGTACGAGGAGAATTTGGAAGCTGCTCAAAATTCTCTTGGTACAATCAATCAACAACAGCAGATTTATCTTGATTCGCTTGAGGGCAAACTCAATACGATGCAATCTGCTTTTGAAGGTTTTATCAACTCTATCTTTAATGTAGACGACATTAAGCCTTTTATTGATGATATTACAGGGTTGATTCAGCTTCTCACCGGGTTTACGACCTCTATTGGTTCAACAAGTTTATTTGCCGGTGTCCTTGGTACTGGAGCAAGGGTATTTAGTCGAAATATTGGTGATCAAGCTTTAACCAGGTCTCAAAACAAGAAAGCTCGAAAAAGAACTCAAGACAGCTCGGTCCTTGGAGCTCAACTTTTGGCAGAATTGGATGTAGATTCTTCTAATTTAAGTAAAGACTCTGCTACATATAAAGCCGCTAAAGCCCTTGGTTCAAAAGCAGCGATAATGAACGAACAACAACGCGGACAATCAAGACAAATGCTTATGCAAATGGTAAATCTTGAAAACGATTTACTAAACAAAAGAGAAAAAGCAGTTGGCGTATTAGATAAGATGGCTATCGCTTATAAGAATGTTACCGGTCAGGCTGTTGAGCTTAAAATAAACGAAGATGGTCAGGTTGAGAATCTAGATCAAGTTCTTCTTGTTTTAGGCGATATTAAAAAAGCTTTTACAGACATTAACGAAGTTTCTGACAGTATGTCTCCAGACATAGGGAAGATTAGTGCAGAGATGAATGCTGTATCTGCTGGCATTAAGAAGAATAAAAACGGTGGATTTAACAAAGCGACGAGAACGAGAATTGGAAATGTTTCTCTGTCTCTTGACACTCTGTTAAGACAATTCTCAACAGATACAAAATTTCTTGGAGCAGATGGAACCAACGTTATGTCTACTCTTCCCCAATATCAAGCTCTTGTTTCTGCCAATACAGCCCTAGGGGAGGCTGTTGCAAAAATGCCAACTGCTCCTGGGTCAAAAGTTTCTAAAGTTATTACACAAGAGGTAGAAGCTGCTTTTGTAAACGTGAGGCGGGCAGTTATAGATTTTATTGAGTCATTACAGAATCTTGATGAGATTGATGAAAAGACAGCTGCTTCAATAAAACAATTCCTTCAGGAAATGGGCCTACAAAAAGGCGCGGTTGTAGGAATGACAGAGGCGGTAGGTGACTTTAAAGACAGTTTAACCACAAAAGAAGTTGTTTCAGAAGTAACAAATTTAGTTGGTTCTATCGGACAACTTTCGGCAAGTGTCTTGAGTTTTAAGTCAATTGGTTCTATATGGGGAAACGCAGATTTAACAGGAGGAGAGAAGCTTCTCCAAACTATTGAGAACCTTGCTTTTACTGCTCCTATGTTAGCAAGCGCCGCAATGAATCTTGGAGATCAAGTTGAATTGCTTGTTAATAATTTTAAAGCAAAAAGACAGGCCGTAAAGCAAGATTCAATTGCGACAGCAGAAAACACAATCATTACTGATCAAAACACAGAAGCTCAAGAAAGAAACAATCTAGTCCAAGGAGCGTCAACCAATAGTGGTGGAGTTGCGTCTTCATCTTCTAAAAATAGCAAGCTTGGAAATGCCGTTGGAAAATTCGGGAAAGTTGCTGGATTGATCGGAGGAGCCAGTGGGTTGATTCCTGGAATAGGAACGGCGGTTTCTATTGGGGCTACAGTGCTTGCTGTTGGAAGCGGAATTGCAGGAGCGGCCATTGAAGAGCAAGCTCAAATCGCAGAAGATAAGCTGGCAAAAGCTGTAGATAAAGCTAACGAAGCGCTTTCTAATTCTTCTGGAATCATTGAGGCTCGCGATAATATGGAAAGCCTCTATGAGCAATATAAAAATGGTAAAATTTCTGCTTCAGAGATGACAGATGCAGTTAATGATCTTTATGAAAAATTAGGTTTAACCACTCGCGTCGAAAATGGTACTCAAGCACTCAAAGACTATGTTACACAAGCGGAAAGAGCTACTAGTGCACAATTACAAGTAAGTAACGCAGATCTTCTTTCTGGAATAGAATCTTCTAGGAACTCTGATGACTTCTTTACAAGTAAGAATGGTTGGTCTTCAAACTATTTAGAGGTTGGCACAAATGTAAGGTCTGGTCCTCAATGGCCTGGGCAAGAAGAGACTGAACAAGAAAAAACACAACGAGCCTCGAACAAGAAAGCAACAGACGCTCTTTCGCAAGCAATGGAAGGCACTGTTTTTTCAATGCAACAAGGCAAGAATGCTATAAATGAACGGGATTATGTTGAGTTAGCATACGCAGCAGTAGATACAAATGCTTCTACTATGCAGATCGTTGATGACTATTCTCAAGTTTTATCTGGTTTACAAGATGCTCTAGCCAACGGCACTATTTCTAGCGAAGAATATACCGCTGCTCTCGGTTTGTTTCAAAATATTTTTGGAAGCGTCGAAGACATTGAAACACTTGTTTCTCAAGAAAAACAATACGAAGAAAACATGGTTGAAATTGCAAAATCTAATTTGAAAGACAAGATTCCAGATAACGCTTCTGACGAAGATATAGCGAAATTGGTAATACCAACTATTCAAGAATTATTACATGACGAGTCGTTTAAGAATCTTTATGATAGTACAAATAAAGAGGATCGCGGGCAGTTTGTCCTTGATACACTTGCGAGTATTTTTGGTGAGCAATATCGTGAATTACTCGCTCAAACAATGGACAACTTTAATATAGATACAGAAAAACCAGAGTGGGCCGGTAACGGAAAACTGTCAAACAAGTCTAAACTATCTAGTTATCAAGGCGGCGCGGCAGGAAACGACGAATTAAACGAAGCTCTTCTTAAGTCTCCTTCTGCGATGGAGTACATTCAAGGAACAAATCTTTCTTACGATAAGCTTTCTCTTGCTGCAAAATATGCTCAATCTTTTGGTATCAGCATGGACACTTTTGTCTCAAATTTAGGGGAAAACAGTAAAACCATTGAGGACCTTGCTACAACATTGATGGATCCAGCTAATTTTGCTGGTACTCGAAAGCCAGAAGCGGTTGCCACTGCCGATTCTTTATTTGGACAGCAAGCTGAAGCTGAAAAAGCTCAAAGAGAGAAAGAAGATCGCCAAAACAAAGCTGCTGGATATCTTATGGCAAGAGACCCTTCCTTGTCTTGGGAAGACGCGGTTACTGAAAGCGATAGAGTTCATGACGAAATTTTTTCAATAAGCGACGATATTCTTACAGATGCGCAAAAAACCGAAAGATTTTGGGCTGTGATGAGCGGCACATTATCAGAGAGTGATCTTTTAAATGATATAAACCAGATGACTTATAATGTCAATGACATGGCCGGCGCTTCTGATGAAGCAAAAAATGCCATGGCAAATGCGGCTTCACTACTTGATGCTCAACGTCTTGGGGATGGTCAAACATTTGATAAAAGGCAGGAACAAGCCGGTTTGGATATGAAATTCCTCTATGGAGTTCTTGGGGAAAATATCGTCAATTATTCAGACGAGCAACTTGCTTCTATGGCCCAGTATGCAGCGGACGCCATGGAAGCCGGATGGTCTCCGGAGAATGTGCAAGCGGCCATTCTTTCTTATCTCACAACCGGCGAATGGACAGCCGACATCACTTTCGAGAACGGTGAAGAGATAGGCTATAGCCAAAAATCCGTTGATGCTTATAATACACTCGTTGAGCAAGCTAGAAGAGAGTCTGAACAGAAGTATGGCGAGGGGCATTACAACGATGAAGAAGTAGCTTCCCAAGTGGCTTCTGTGGCTTCCCAGCTTCATGCTGCAAATTATGAAATCACTGAATTTACAGACGCCATTGCAGACGGCTCCATCTCTCTTGACGATGGCATCGAAGCTGCTTTACAAGCTTTCTTTGATCTTAAGAATGGCACCGCACAAGCAGAGCAGTGGGCAGAAGACAGAATTGAGAGAGAAGCCCAAGAGAAAGCCTCGCAATGGCAAGATTTTTATGATTCACGCTCAAGAGATTATTCTAAAGAATATGGCGCAAATTCTGTCGATATGGCGATGAAAGACGTCAATGAGTTTGACGCATGGTTAAATGAGCATGGAATTACAAAGGCTGATTTTGATGCAATGGGAATTAGCACTGTCGGCAAGACTCTTGAAGAGATAGAACAAGAAGTCCTTGATATAAAAACAGGGCAAGCAGACAAAGACAAAAAAGAAGAAGCAGAAAAGCGCAAAGAGACAGCGCCCCTTCGAATGGCTCAAAATCGTTACATGGAAGACAAGTACGGCAAAGGCCACGTAAACCAAGACGAGCTTGATGAGAGTGTTGATTCAGTATACGACGTGTTAAAGAAATACAACTACTCTGTTGACGACTTAACTCGTTTAGGTATTGATTTAAATCAAGATTCTTCTGATATTATTTCTGACTTCTTAAAAGCGATAGATAAGACAGGGGACTCGGCAGAGGATGCCACCAAGTCTTTTAACGAGCTGTCAGGATCTCTTGATGAGTTCACAGGTTTATCAGACGCTCTTGACTCAAGAGACAGCATTCAAGGATTGATGAAGCAAGCTGATGACATTTACACAGATGAAGGTCGCGCTTATTTCACCCAAGATGAAGCATATGATATCTTAAAAGAAAACCCTGAATATATTAAATATCTTGACGAAGTCGAAGGCGGGTGGCAACTTAACAACAGGGCTGTTCTAGAGTACGAGCAATCGGTTCTTGATGCTGGTAAAGCAATGGAGCAGCTGACAGGCGATGCAATAGACCTGTCTCAACAGAACCAAGATATCGCTACTGTTATGTCCATGAACTCTGCTTATACAAGCGAGGACGGCTCTGGTTATCTAGATCAAATTCTTAATCTAAATCATGCTCTTGAAGACGGGTCGGTTCAGACAACCCAGTTCCTTGATCAAATTTCTTCTCAATTTGAGGATTTCTTCTCTAGAGTCTCTGCTCAAGCAATAAACGCTGGGCAGTCAATAAAAGAATTCTTTGACAACAATGACGACGCTGCCAACATGGCCCAGATATTCTCGGATGAGATGTACCAGGGTATCAAGCAGTTAAATACTCAATATCAAGCAGGAAAGATAACTGTCGGACAATATGCAAGGTCTCTTGCCACGACAGCCACAAACGCCATTAAATTAAAAGCAGCCCAAAACGGCTTGTCAAAGGTAGAGGGCGAATGGGTTAAAGTAACGAGTCACGGCACCGTCGCTTTGAAAAACATGGATAAAGAGAGCAAAGACGCAGTCAAAGAGCTAGAAAACATGGAGAAGAGTTTTGACAGGTTAAGTGCAGCGGCAGATTTCAGTGAGTATATTACCGATAACTTTGACGAGATGACTCAAGTTTTCTCTGAAACAGGAGACGTATTGGAGTCTGCTAAAAATGAGCTAGGCGGGCTAAATGAGTCGTTCAGGCCTATGATTCAAGGTTTAGCTCAAGAAGTGGTAGATTTTTATAAAACAGATGAACTTGCTCTTAATGCAATGTCTTCTCAAATAACTGCTGCCACTGGCATGATGCAGGATCAAGCAAAAGAGATGTTGACATCTGTTGATAGCTTGGCAGAAAACATGATGAGCAGTTCTGCCGTCGCAGGAGCCGTCATGCAGGGGACAATGACTCAAACTCAAAGCGCCATTAGCAACATTGCAACAGGTATCTCGTTAATTATTCAAGGTGTCATGTCTGAAGTTTCAAGTATCGACGCAGAAGTTGAGAGTCAGGTCGTTGGTGAAGATGAAACAATAAAAGAGATTTATCAAACTAACAAGAAAGACGGTACTTCAGAAGAAATAGGAACGATTCACATCCCTAGGTTTAGACTTCGTCTTTCCGGAAAAGGATCCAGTAATGGAGCCGCAGGCAAGAGCGGTGGCACCTCTCAAGACAAGGTTAAGAACAAGGGTAAGTATGCCTTTGATTCTGTTATGTCCACAGAACAAGCTAGACAAGCTGGTGTCAACATAGCAGCTGATGCTGGAGACGGCCCTGTTGTCGCAGTATACAAAGACGACAGGGGAAACTACGTCGGCGTTCAAGCTACTGACTATCAAACTGGTGCTTGGTATCTCGCAGAAGGCACAGGCCAGCTTTTTAACAACCCCGGTTTAAGTGATTACTCCCCCTACAAAGGAGGTGGTTACACTCCAAAAGACAACTCTTCCGATGGTGGCGGAGGAGGAGGTGGTGGAAACGGCTCTGGTAGTGGCGAAGACCTAGACCAAAAAGACCTTCTTGATGACGAATATGATAGATATAAAAAGATAAATTCCCAGCTCGACAAAATGAAAAATCTGCTGGAACAAATAAACAAAGAACAAGAGCGGCTTGTCGGCTATAATAAATTTGACTATACAAAGCAAGCTACACAGAATTTAAAGAGGCAGATAGAGCTACAGCAGCAAAAGCTTGAGCTTGAAAAGCAAGAAAGACAAGAGAAGCAGGCCGAGTTAGCCAAGTATGGAATTAAATTTGACACAGAAGGCTACATAGATAACTATGAGGATCGGTTTAAATTCTATCTTGCAGAGATAAACAGCCTTATCACGCAATATAACAATGCCTCCTCGAAAGAAGAGCAGGAAGCCATCGACGAGAGAATAGAAGATAAACAGGAAGAGTTTGATAAGTACAAAGATTTGGTTGATGAATATAACGACCTCAATTCGAACACTATTGAACAAACAAAGAAAGAGATTCAAGATCTTCAAGATCAAATTGAAGATATGATTACAGATATCTTCAACAAGGCTATTGAAGCAGTTGATACCATAAAAGAAGTTGACGATGCTGTAACAGACCTAAAGAAAACCTTCCGCGACTTTAATACCGAAGAGGACGACCCGTTCCTGTCGGCGGAGATCTCCGACAATAAGATTGCAAAATATTTCGACGCTGGTACAAAAGCCGCCAAGACGTTCTTCGACACAGCCATCGCTCGCTTGAAGAAACTTAAGGACGAGGCAAAGACGGACGAGGAAAAAGCCAAGTACCAGACCGCGATAGACGGCTTGTTGGCGGGACAGAAGCTTCAAGGCCAAGGCGTCCTCGACGAAAACGGCACAGGCTATCTCGACATGGCTTTGAGGGGCGGTCAGCTTATCCTGCAAAACATCAAGCAGTATGAGGAGACCGGCAAGTCAGATCTCTTCGGTGAGAACCAGCAAGCGATGATGGAAGCTGCGAAAGCTGTGTTCGACCAGCTTACAGACATGGCATCCGACCTCCGGGAAGAGATCGACAACCTCCGTGACTCGATCGTCGACGCCATAGACCTGGTCGCAGACGAGATTGAAAAGAGAGAGGACCTGCTTGATTCAATAAGCAACCGCCTTGACCATCTCACCTCAATGTCTCAAATTCTTCATGGTAACACGATTCAAGGATACAAAGAGCAGAACGAAATCCTTGCTGTGCAGTCCCAGCTTGCCGACCAAAGATTGGCAGAGGCCACGGAAGAGCTTGATTATTGGAATAAGATAGCCTCTACCGTCATAAAAGGCTCAAAAGAAGAGGAAGAAGTCCTAAATCACGTAAGAGAAGCGACAGAGAAGAAAAACGAGGCAATAGAAAACTCTGTCAACCTCTACAAGCAACAAGCGCAAGCCCGTGCTAACCTCGCTCTTGCCGAGTGGCAGAAGAAGTGGCTCGGCACAGACGACATGGACTGGGCGCAGACACAATGGGAAATGATGAACAGGAACGCCGATTACTACTTGGACGATGTGAACAAAGCTTATAACATCCAAAAGCTTCAATCTCAATACACCGACCTTCTTGACGGGGCCAACACTCTTGATATTCAAACAAAGATTACCGACCAGATGAACCAACAGCTCGAATATCTTCGAACAAAGACCAATTTAAGCGAGTACGACGTTGCTTACGCTCAAGCCCAATTAGAGATTCTGAAGCAACAGATTGCTCTTGAAGAGGCACAGGCAAATAAGAGTCAGATGAAACTTCGTCGTGACTCACAAGGTAACTATAATTACGTATACACTGCGAACGAAGATAACGTTAAGAGTGCTCAAGAAGGCTTGCTTGACGCCCAAAACAACGCCTACAACTTGTCGAAAGATCAAATGAAGCAGGTTCAGGAAGATTTCTTCTCTGCTTTTCAACAGACCAAACAGCTCTTGTCTGAAGTCTTTGCCGATACAACTTTAAGCGTCCAAGAGCGAACAGACAAAATGACAGCTATTATCGACAATTTCGTCCAGTATGTTAATATGACGGGTGAGCAACTTTCAACGTCTCAAGCGAACTTACTTGAAAGCTTCTACGGCATGGTTGATTCCCTTAACAGTGAAAACGCTGGAAGCTTGCAAGAAATTTACGACAAGTTGAAAGATGGCTCGACAGACGCTTTTGATTCCATTGACACGCGGTGGAGCACTACAATTACCACCTTGTTACAGAACAAAGACAAATTCGCAGAATCTATGAGAGACATGCAAACAAAGATGGAAGAGTCTCTCAAGCAATATGATACGTCTGTAGAAAACGCTTCAAAGATTGCGAAAGAGAATATCGGAGATATATCTGGATGCCTTAACGGAGTTAAAACGTCTGTTAACGATCTTACAGACAGTTTTGGACTCCTAACCAGTAAGCTCCAAGGATATATAGAAAAGATAGGTGGGTACTCCGACAAGCTAAAAGAATATCAAACAACATTTGACTCTATTTCACAGAAGAATGGCGAGTTAAGACAGACGATAACAGACTTACAGGACGAAATCAACAAGATGAAGCGTCAGGAAGCACAAGGCAAAAACGAAGGTGGAATCATCAGCACGACTCCAAGCGGGTCTTCTGGAAAGGGGAACGGCAAGGGAGACGATGGCAAAGGAAATACAAACAACTTCGGAGGCTCTGGATATTCAAGAGACGAGTTGATGAAGGGAGTTGCACTTGCTATTCACAATTATGGTTTAAGGAGCGGATGGGGTAACGATCCAGACCGTAGTGCGAAACTTATTAAAGCCTACGGACAAGATTTTGCTAACGATGTACAAAACTACATTGATTATTGGTATGAACATGACGACAACAAACATTTATATTGGGACCCATCTTCTATAAAATTTACCTCCACGAACCTAGTTGGCTACGATACTGGCGGTTATACAGGTAACTGGTCAGACGGTTCCGGTAAGCTTGCACTCCTTCACTCCAAAGAGATAGTCCTCAACGCGAGCGACACGCAGAACATCCTCAAGGCTGTCGAGAGCGTCAGGGCAATGACCTCTGCTATGAAGGGTGCCACTCTTGCCGAGGCAGTAGGTTCCATCTCCTCCATCGGGAAGAGCATAGAGACGGCCAACAGCAAGGTCGACCAGAACGTCAACATCACAGCCGAGTTCCCGAACGCAACGTCTGCCGATGAAATCAGAGAAGCTATCCTCGGATTGAACAACCAAGTGCTACATTACACACATAGAAAAGCTTAATACCTGGGTATAATAAACGGAGCGGTGGAGACGGTCAAATCTCCACCGCTCCCTTGCTATGCAGTCGAATAAGGAAGACGTGCGTCTGCATTCAATGTTTAGAGATAGAAGGAGAAGTAAATGGCAACAACTTTAAAAGGAGCCGAACAAAAGACATTGCAGGATGCCCTTCTTGATGCGATAGACTACATGACGACGGCGAAGATGGACAAGCTTACTCTTGACAAGACTGTCGTGGCTACAATAGTGAAGAACGAAGACTTGCTCAAGAACACCTATAGGATAAGATATCAGGGAAATGAGAACCTTATTGCCAAAGCCCAGTCTGGGGATACCTACAAGAAAGGTCAGCAAGTATACGTCCTCGTCCCCCAGAACGACTTATCCAACGACAAGATAATTCTAGGAACCGCCTCTGTCGACAACGCATCCTCTGAAGCAGGGTTTATCTCTTCTGTAATGAACGACTACACTTACTCTGGAGAGAACGCCTTTTTAAGCTCGCCTACTGTGTTCGGTTTGAGGTCTAATTATCAAGCGGATAAACAAAACAAGAAGGATTCCGCGCTTGTGTATGGTTCGAAAGAGTTCCTGGGACAAGCAGGAGACCAAGAAAGCCCCTACATTGTCAACACAAGGTTCGGTCAGTCGGCAAAAAATTCAGAGAAGATAATGCTCAAGGCCGAGTTCAGGACTAGTTTGCCATCCTACCATCGTATGCCAAACTGTGGTGGTGAATATGGCTTAAAAGTCATACTTTCTTTTAACACAAACGATGTTTATTATTATGTTCTTGACGGCGATAATAAAGAGAAAACAACAAAGGATGACGGCACGCCCTATACTGCCAGTGACGAGGGCGTGCAAGTTGGACACAAGAAGAGATATCAGCTTTACACTCTTGAGAGCAGTTCATCTGCATTTACCGGACAGCCGTTCAACTATCCGTCGTTTACCGAGCAGTATGCGATCTTTGACTTTGACGCAAAGAACTTTAATGCTGTTGAAAGCGTCGTCGTCTACTGCCAAGGTTTCCCTCTTAAAGAAGGGGATCTTAACGAACCAGAGAACATCTTTATAAGAAATGTTCAGATATACGGCTTGTCAAGGATAACGGCAGTTCAAGGAGATTATTCTTTAAGGCTCAATCCTGCTACTCTTGTGTTCTCAAAATCTGGCGGTAATAATACAGAAGAAGATAGAGAAGTCTCCACGAGAGCAGATTTCAGGAAGAAGTCTCTTTCTTTGTCGAGTGATGTCAGGATGAAGTTTGTCTGGGGCACAGAGGACAAGACTATTACAAGTGTGTCAGACGGATATAATGGTTATCTTGGCAGCGGATGGAAAGAGATTAAAAACATAGGAAATAGCGCTTATTTTTCTACAAAAGAGAGCGACAACCTAGCCTATGAGAACAAATACAAGTGTTCTGCTATCTACTCTGGAGACGACGACACAAAAGTGATTCTTGTGCAGGAGTTCATTGTATACAACATGAACTCCAAGAGAGACATAGAGATAACGTCTAACCTTGGAACAGAGTTTGCTTTCGACAATGGCACGCCAACTCTGACTTGCAGTGTCAAAGACGACGAGGGAAATTCTTTTCTCAAAGACACTGAAAATGAGTATATCTTCGTATGGTCTATCACCACAGAAGAAGGCACATCACGACAGATTTATTCTGAACAAGAGGCACAAAAGAAAGTTGACGATATTTATGCTTCTCTTAACCAGACAGGTAGTCCTGTTGGATATGCCGATTATGCTCAAGCCAAGAACGACAGAGCTCTAGCTTCTGGTGTCAAGTATGGAACAGATGCAAATAACAAGGAAGCGCGTTATATCTTAACCCTACCGATTAGCTCGGTTGCTTCCTCGGCTACTGTGTATTGCACGGTATATCAGAGAGAAAAAGGGAATGATGATTCTCACAACATCGGCACAGCCTCTATCACGCTGAAGAACTCAAAATCCGTCGAGGTCGCAAGGTATCATATCATCATCGAGAACGGCACGCAGTCTTTCCAGTATTCCGAGATCGGCATATCTCCTTGCGACGAAAAGTATAATGGGTTGGACTACCAAGAGATTCTGCCGTTGACCTGTCACTTTTTCGATCCGCAAGGACTTGAGGTCCCTGCAAGCGAGTATGTCATTCAATGGTCTGTGCCGACTTCCGACTCGTTCTTCACAACAAACGAATTGGATCTGTCGTATAAGAACCCGGCTGATGATACAGGCGAGCAGGTGTCCAACTCGCAAGTCCTCACGTTCAAGATTCAGAGCCGTTGGAGATACGCCTATACCAATAGACAGATTACTGCTATTGTGACATATCAAGGAGAAGAGTTTAGGAAAGACACTGAATTTCTCTTTGCAAAAATAGGAGATAACGGCACGAACGGTACTGACTATGTCGTAAAGATAGTGCCGAAAGACAACCGCTTCTTCCCTCTTCCAAGTTTAGTGCCAATACCAGAGGAAGAAACAAAAGTAACTGACGATAAGGGTAATACAATATATTCTTATCACAATGCGTTCTATGAACAAAGCTGTTTGCCAGCAATGTATATGAAATGTTCAGATGGAATGAGCAATGAAACTTCAATTTATCCCGAGGCTGTACTGACACCTGAACTTTATCAACGGGGAACAAAAGCAACGGCAAGTGGATATTCATGGGATTTAGTTAGAAGTGGTGGACGAAAAAAAACTTATCCTTTTACAATCAGTGACGATGGTACTCTTGGATGGTCTTTTGATAAAGAGAGAGCTTTGAGAGGACAAGTTATTCGAGTTTCCTCGAAAGTTAATATTGAAGGTACTGACGAGGAACAGACTTGGGATACAGTTTATGGATTTTATCCAATGCCTGTTGTTAGGTCTTATATAAACAGCGAAAATAACTCTGGCTATACAATCTCTTTGAACAAGACTTATACTTTACAACAAGTTCTTTACAATTCTGACGGAAAATATCCACAATACGACACCGATAGAGGCTTTAAGATTGACGGGGTGTTTTGTTGTGACAATCTTATGGCTGACACCATTGCTTTTACAAGAGTCAACAACGAAAGTCTTGATGAGTTTACTGTAAAAGCTTTTACTTATGGAGGTCAGATCGGAGATCCAACAACTGACGAAGAAGGGGTAATGCACAGTTCCTCCACGTCGTCTCTTGTAAAATGTGAAGAAGCTCCTGACCAGGTTGGAATAAAACCTATTCTTAAGCGTTACGTTGTTACTCCTTCAGAAAATTATAGCGGAGCGTATCAAAATAATGGAATCTATATAAAAGTCCAGAAAGGCAATAGCGTTGTCTGTGATGCGTGGATTCCTGTCTATATGTCGTTGAATCGTTACTCTCTTGCCTCTCTCAACAAGTGGGACGGCAACTCTATAGAGATTAAGAACGAAGAAAAAGAGAGAAGCTACATCCTTGCTCCACAAATTGGTGCTGGAATCAAGGGTAAAGATAATTCTTTCACAGGGATTGTTATGGGCTCTAGATTTGAGCAAGTAGAAGACGCAGAAGGAAAAGTCACCGAGCAGAATGACGTTGGTTTATTTGGCTATCATGAAGGCAAACAATCAATATTTCTAGATTCTAAAACTGGGGATGCAGTGTTTGGCTTACCAGAAGAGCAAGCTGACGAAGATAATGGTAATTATGAAGGCCGTATCATTTTGGCTCCTGGTGGCGAGTCGACAATAGCGAATCTAACTTTAGCATCAAATACCATATATGGAGCATCAAGGTTAAAATTGCCTTTAGACTGGGAAAAAGAAGGGGAAGCGGGGGCAGAAGATGAGCTTGGTCAGTATGTTAACTACTGGCCGAAAGAGAAAGACAAAGACAATAATGAAGTTTGGATTACCAGGGTTACGAAGAAGAAAGAACCAGGCAGAGGGTATAGTTTTACAGTTGATCACAGAGATAATTATTTAGATAATTTTGAATATGACAGGAAATTAAATAAACCATATACTCACTATCCTGTTGTTGGGGCTCGCCTTGGTATCCCACCAGAAGATCAAGGAATTCTTTTAAGTTCAACTCCCCCTTATTTTTCTGCAAAAGGTCATCCTCTTAATGAATACAACAGTGATATCAATTGGAAAAGTGGAATGCGCTCGCTTGCGAAAAACGATAGTCTAGAAGTCGAGATTGATCCTAATAAAACAAGTATTTTTTCTATTTATCGACATCATAAAAAGCTCGATAGCAAGGGTAATCCAGTATATGAGCGTTATCCTATAGTAGGAATTGATGCAACCGGAAGTTTTTACACCAACTCGGTAAAGCAAGAAAACACAACAATGACGATTAACCGGATTGGAGCTTTCGGACTTGATTCTACTAAATTTTCCGAGAGTGGAACCGGCACTTATCCAGAATTCCTTGGTGTTAATTTTGCAGTTGGCGGAGAAACGATTATAAAGATGTTCGAGGCAACTAATCCGATATGGTTGGGTGAACATCCTAACGATGATTGTACTTTTATCACCACAGGAACAAACATTGACACAGAGTATTATAGAGGCATTAGAATGAACGCAAAAACATTTGATGCCTATGTTTCAGATAGCAAGAGTACAGACATGACAACTCCTCATAAACTCATCTTAAAGCAGAATGAGAATTTCTTCGGCACAGAGAAAGATACTTTCTTAAATATGGTTCACGATGGTTCAAACTCTACCATTGAGCTTCAAAAGAGAATTTATGATGAGAAAGACGAAAAGAAGTTTAACTCATACGGATTGAATGTGTCTGTTGATGTAACTGACAGATCGACAAGCTTGTTGAACGGCCCTGAACAGTTCCTTAATTTTAATTCAACAAGTGACAGAACCATTCTTAAAGCAGGCAACAGCTTATTGAATCTAACCCTGACAGATGAAAAAAGTTTCCTTCAAATACAACCTGATTCTGCCATTCTTCAAATACAGAAGACCGAAGGAAAAACTACAGAAACAAGCAATCTGGTATTAAACCATGACTCTTTTACGGCCAAGATTAGTTCTAAAGGCGAGTTTTTAAAGATTGACAAAGACAGCAGTCGTTTCAGTCATAAGTACAAGGACGGCTCGAAAGAGTATGAGAGCTATCTTTTGTTAAACACAGTTGATGGAATCACAATGGAGACTCCTGGCGACCTCCTTGTCCATGCGGGGGAAAAGGCATATTTCTATACAACAGGATATAAGTCAACGAGCTCAAATGAAGAGAAACTAACAAGGAACTATATCAAAATGGAGGGAGATGATTTTGAACTTCATTCTCAAAAAGGAGGCATACTTTCTCTTTACTCTGGTTTTAAAGTAACAGTAAACAAGGAAGAGAAAAAATTAAAATTGACTTCCTCTACACTCTCTAACAATCTCACTATTCTAGGTGACACTAAAGAGAACAAAGGATTGTATTTTACTAGTGCACCGAACGGTCTTCTTATAGAACGATATCAAGAACAAAGAGGTAGTGAAACCTGGGACTCTAATATGTATGTGCTCCGAAGAAATTCTCCTGACGATAAAGACCACGCTTTAAGAGTAAAAGGGAATGTGCTTGTAGATGAGGCTCTAAAAGCTACCAAATCTATAAGTAGTGATTATTTTAGTGGTCGGATAATAGATATAACAGGCGATAATGCTCACATTTGTTTTCTTAACCCGAGCGATCCAGAAGATTTTTCAGCAATAATAGACAGAAATGATGTCCTGATGGTACGACGCAGAGTTATCAATGGAGATTTTGTAACTAGTATTAACAAGAACGGCAACTTACTTTCTTGGTCAACAATACAAGGAGGAGGAGGAACTTTCTCTCCAGAAAGTAAAACCTATACGCTTCAAAAAGCCGAGTTTGCCGCTTGTCAGACGCCAACTTCGGTAAGCAGTTTTAGTGAGGTAACCGGCGCTCTAGCAGGGTTAGCCAACTATTGCAATTCACTCCGTGGCGCATATTATAGTTTAAGCTTGGTTTAAAAAAGGAGATTTTTATGGACGATAAAGATTCAGTGTTCTTCAACCTTATTTTTCATGAGTCAAGAGATTCCATAAAATCTCTCGTAGACTCACTAATCAACGACAACCAAGTTCCTGTTTATATGGTCAAAAATCTGCTATTAGAAGCGGTTTATAATCTAAACATAAAGGAACAAGCTGAATATAAGGAAGCTGTTAAAGAGTATAGAAAGCAACAGCAGGCTCAAGCTCAACAGGAGACAGAGGAGGACGGTGAAGAATGAGCGGAGAAGCACTAATAGCAGACACTCCAACCCCACAATACATCGACACTCTTGTCGACAACTCAAGCGGGACCCCGCAAGAGTATCGTTTTACAGTAAGCGCGGACAACGTGAGTTGTAATGATGGAACCAACGATGTCGCTCTGTCTACTTACTTGAGATATCTTCAAGAGTACGCAAACCAGGGAGTCCGCATAGACACAAGGTTTAAGCCTATGCCAGAAGACACATCACAGACTCCCTAACAAATAAACAAGAGAAAAAAGGAGAGGGCCTAAAGGATGGCTACAGTAATCAACACGATGTATCCACCTCAAATAGGTGGGTCTGGGACATTCGCGCCCTCGTTTCCCGTCAGCTGGAAAGACGCAGGCGAGAACAAGTTTGTCGTTGACGGTGACGCGGAAGTCCTTTTTTCCATATCTCAATACAACTCAATAACGAACATCAAGGGTGTTCACGTTACTTGCGTGAATATGGCATCTAATGTGAACGCCCTTGATGCGTCAACAGGAGTCTATTACATCCCGTTCGATAAGATAGAACAGACGTCGACGGGAGAGTACAGCCTCCATATAACGTCTTTGGCGAACACCGACGTGAACTCTGCCAAGATGAAAGGCGAGGGATTCACGACAGGGATGTACTACAAGGTACAGCTTCGTTTCGACCAGACGACCGACGGCACAAAAGCGGGCCCGCTGACAGAGGAATACCTGTCAACCAACCTGAAGAACTTTTCAGAGTGGTCTACTGTCTGCCTCATCCGCCCGATCGGTACGCCTGTTGTGTTGCTCAACACGTGGGGCGATATCGAAGATGACACTGTGCCGTCTTTCAACAAAGGGACGATTCCCATTGCAGGAAACGTCTCGTTTTATGTGAGAAACACGAGCGACAGCAAGATGTCCTATATAGACTCGACCGAACAGCTTGAGTCTTACAAGATAAAGGTGTACTCCGACAAGACCGGCGAGCTGATGACAGAGACGCCCACCATCTATTGTCAAGACGGCAAGTCTATAAACTATGCGCTTGACGTTGAGGGGTACTCCTCAAGAGCTGGGGACAAGTTCCATATCGTTATGGATTTTGTGTCTGTCAACCAATACAAATGGAGTTCCAAAGAAGACGATATGCCGTTTTCCATCTCGTCTTACTCAAGGAACGACAGCTTTAAGCCTACGATTGCCGTTGAGAGCCTTAAAGACGATGGTGCGGTAAGGGTTCACATCACCAACAAGATCTCCATCAGGGGATTCCTGTGCCTCAAGCGCACCTCTGCCGAGAGCAACTATGAGACATGGGAGTCTCTCGACACAAGGTTCGTCAACTCCGCTGTGGACTACACCTATGATGACATGACGGTGTGCAGTGGAATCTTCTACAGATATTCCATCCAACTCGTTGAGCCCGAGACTTTCTCAACAGGAACAGCCATCGAGGGTAGATGCACAAAAGCCTATAAGTCAAGCAAGGTGATGTGCGACTTCTATGACGCGATGTTCTATAGACTTGGACGGCAAGTCTCCATGAGGTACGATTTCACCATATCCTCTTTGAAGCCTGTTGTCAACAGGTCGAAGGTTGACACGCTTGGCGGCAGGTACCCCAAGTTCGTTGAGAACGCGCAGATGAGGTACAAGCAATTCTCGATATCCGGCATAATCTCTTCTCAAACAGATCCAAATGTCAGGTTCTTCAAGAAGAGCGACCTGTACGGCGTCGCAATGCAGGATATGGACAGCTATAACAAGGAGGAAGCCATCCGTGACAATTATGACTACTATTGGGAGAGAGGTTTCCGAGAAGAGGTCGTAAGCTGGCTAAACGACGGCGAGCCAAAGCTGATGAGGACGATGACCGAGGGTAATGTGTGCGTCATGCTCACTGACATCTCCCTTACCCCAAACAAAGTCCTTGGTCGTAGGATTTGCTCTTTCTCTGCAACCGCTTATGAGGTTGAGAGCGGGATGAACCTTGACACTCTTGTCGAACTCGGCATCCATAGTGTTGGGGAAGAGAAGGCGATTAGCGATTATGAAAAGTCCAAAGAATCGTCAGGCGAGACCGGCACAATAGTAGTCACCAAGTTAAGCCAGCTGTACAACACAAGCCCATGGGTTGGAAATGTTGACAATTCAAGCGACATGGTGCTTGACCCTGGCGTTGCAGAGGTAATAGTCCGAGAAAAGATGGCCGACCTGGGCAAGGGTATTCTAAAGAAATATCAATATAAGCCTGGCTCTTTAAAATTGAAAGACGTGAAGATATACTTTCACAACAAGCCTCATGTGTTCTATGTCGACAAGAGCGGAGAATTACAACCTCACGAATATACGAAGACAGATAACGGTGTCGTTCACCAGCCAGATAGCAAGGAGAACGAAGAGTCTCTATTGATCGGCTACCGTATCTCTTTGAATGGCAAGACTATCTTTGTGAACAGAGACGGCTATTATCAAATCCCCTCGTCAATAGAGATAGACGAACTTGCCTTTCCAGATGCCAAGCGGGGGAAAGACGACTGCGACGTCGTCACTCTTGACTATGTTATCACCCATGAGCGCGTGATAGATAGGTCCAACGCAGACTTCAGCGACGGCATAATGTCTGTCTATAAGACTGTTGCTGGACAGGTGAACGGCAGGTTCTATCCAGAGGAACGTCTGGGCGATAGGATCTACAACCGTTATGCCTATAAAGAGCAGGTGAAAGAGAACGACGTTGTCACCCAGACAAAGCGGTATAAGATGGAGTATTGGAAAGGAGTCAGCCTTGAGGTTGACCCATATGCCGTCTTTGCCGTCGAGTTTGAAGACGACTTTGAATACAAAGACTTCACAGTTGGAGAGTCTGGAATTTTCAATATAACAGACGGCTTCCCCTGTGAGGACTTGTATTTTAAGGGAATAAAGATATTCAGACGCAAAGGAAACAGCAACATCACGCTTGGAGAGTTTGGATTAAGCGGTAAGGACAAAGATGAGAATTCTCAACCCGCCATTCTTGATGATTTAAGCAAAGCTGTGCCTGGATATGTCTACACCGTGAACGGCAAGACAAAGTATTACTCCCTTGACAAGAAGTGGTACAATTTTGAACAGGTAAAAGGAAGCAACTACGAAGCGGGAATAATAGACGCAGTTGTTAGCGGTAGCGTGAATTACGTTGGAGAGATATTAGTCAGCACTATGATTGGCGGATAGGTTGGAGGGAGCTTTTGTATGAGGAGAGTATATGAGTACCTCCAATCTTCTGGCACATTGTCTGATGCGCAGAAGAGGACTAATTTCTTCTACAAGATAGACAAAGCCCTCAACCAACGGCAATACATTCGCATAACGTTGCTGAACTGGGCTGAAAAGCCATTGAAAGAGATTCAGGGCATTGTGACGAACGGCTCTATGACAAAAGACGGTTCGTCTTCCGTTCGCAGGACGATGACCCTTACCGTCAACCTTGACGGAGGGGAATATGATGCCACGTCGTTGGACATGGATTTCTCTTTGAACAAGAAAGTGTTTGTGGAACTAGGCGTAAAGAATGACACCGACGAGTGGACCCAGTATCCGATACTGTGGTTCCCTCAAGGTGTCTTCTTTATAAACAAGGCTTCCATGTCCTCCTCGGCATCCTCTTCCGTCTCTTTGACGTTGAACTTGAGAGACAAGATGTCTATGCTCAACGGTGATGTCGGAGGCATAATCCCCGCCTCTACCATCTTTGACTCTATAGACACACAGTCTTCTACTGGACAGTTCATCTCACAGAAAGTGACTGTCTATGAGCTTATAGAGAACGTCGTTAACCACTTCGGCGGCGAGGATCTGTGCAACATCGTGATAGAGGATGTTGACTTGAAGATTCGCCGTGTGGTCCGTTGGACTGCCGAGAACGTGCTGTACCTTGTGAAGACATACAAGGACGGCGTCTTTAGTTACTACACTGCCACCATCGAGAAACCAGACGAGAACGCTGACTTCATCGAGGTGAAGCAAGGCGACGATTGTGGGTATGTCTACGACGACTTTGTATACACAAGCGACCTGACTTTGAACGCAGGTAGCAAGGTGACAGACGTCCTGGACAAGATAGTGTCGTATCTCGGCAACTACGAATATTTCTATGACGAGTTCGGCATATTCCACTTCAGGGAAATCAAGAATTACGTCAACACTACTTATGCCACAACAGCCATTGCGGATATGACGAAGAACTCATATCTGATGAACACAACTGCCCCCAAGAGTTCTTATGCCTTCTCGGACGGCACGAACATCATAAACATATCTTCCAACCCTTCTTACGACAACATAAAGAACGACTATATCGTCGAGGGGTTGAGGAAGTCCACCGTGTCAGACGTGAGCTATCCGGTTAGATACCACCTTGCTATTGATGAGATTCCCCCCAAGACGTACTGGAGCGAGAAGAGGAAGGCGTTCACTTATCCACCTCGCGAAGGAGTCGTCCTATACAAGGATTCCGATACGAACCAGACAAAAGCCTGCTTTCCAAAGGTTTACAACAGCAATCCCAAAAAGATTGGCGGGGAAGAAACCGATGCAGTGCCGTTACCCGATATCGGCACTCTTGACATTATCTATTATGATAAATCGTTTAAATATCAAGCTAAAGGCATCGAGGGCGAAGAATATAAGTATCAGAACGCAGAGAAGGACGTTGACAGGCTTTTGTATTATGTCAGCAGGCCGATAGGTTATGAGTTGATAAGCGACCCATCGTCTGACTTCTATGAATATTATAAGCCAAATAAATTTGAGCATATCAAAGTACCACACGAGGGTGAAAATGTTGACAAGCTTACCTCTGCAAGTTCTGCCACAATAAAGATATTTAAAACAGACCCATCAAAGGCTGAAGGCCAAGAGCTAACGGGTGGTAAGAGCTATAAGTACGACTATGAACCATGTTACAAATATGAGCCAAGCTGTGCTAAATGGAACGGCGAAGAGTACGAGAAGCTTGACGTTGTTCATGTTTACGACGAAAAAGGGCCATACGTCGCAGAGGACTGGAGGACGGAGCTCTACTTGCAAGGAGAGTACGCCAGGACGAACGGCACCGACAAAGGATATTACTTCGAGGAATTGTCGGCGGGATGGACGCAGATATACGACTTGGAAAAGCAACAGTTTATCGGGGACGACGATAAAAAGAACCCTGTCACTCTTGCGTCGTTGACTGATGGAAACATGTTCTTGGATTTTATTGATGCAGGCACATCTTCTCTTGGCGAGTACGCTGTGCCAGCCATTGGCCGTAGGTCTGACGTGGTTGTGGACAACGACATAAACTGTCTGTTCCAGCCGAACATACCAGACATTGTGTTCGTAGATGCTGAAAAGAATACAGAGAGTGGCAATAAAATTGCTCAAGAATTAGAAAGCAAGGGAGAGCGCTGGTCTATCGCACCAAAAGAGATATATTCAGCATTGGCAACAGGTGGATATAAGAACGGTGCTTTTGATAGGATAAAGTATGAGCTGTATCTTCATACAGGCTACCAGAGGACACTGTCTATAACAGCAATCCCCGCTTTTTATCTTGAGCCAAACATAAGGGTGTCTGTCAAAGACAAAACGACAAACACTTATGGAGACTACATCGTTAAGAGTGTCACTTATACTTTGGGGACTGGCTCTACGATGACGGTAAATGCAACCGAGCTTGTAGAGAGGTTCTAAAGGAGACAAAATGAGCAAAAATGTCATGAACCAGTATAGGTTTAGCGGCACAGGATGTGTCGGGGATAGTATCCCACTTAAAGTTGACATGATAAAAATAGATGGCTTCAACGAGCGTTGTTTTGCAATAAAAAAAGAAGACTCAAATTTACTATCTGCCAACAAAGGCAGTACATTCTTTGACAAGGATACAGACTATCACTTCACGCTGAAGGTAAGAAGAGACCTTACGACAGATATAGACATTCGTTTGACGCTTCGGTCGAGTGCGACAAACGAGAAGGACATGGACGACAACTACCAATATCTTGATACCGTTCATTTGCCGAAGTGGTCCTCTAACGAGAACAACTATGTTCAACAAAAAATATTGGCAGTCTATCTTTATGGGGTCAACAAGAAAAACTCTACTTCTACCGAAAAAGAAACGAAGGCGCAATGGTTTAGCAGAGAGCTTATCGCTACTGGGGAAGTCGAAGAGAAAACAGATAAGACGACTCCCCAAGACAAGAAGCTGTATTACAAAAAAGACACCTCTGGTAATATAACGTATTCGCTGTATAGGTCAAGTGTCCCTGATGGTGAAATTCAAGGAAGCAAGACTGACAAAACAGAGAGTTTTGACTCAACAGACACTCTTACTAGAAGAAAAGTACGAGTTGGTTGGAATGACAACTGGATGGCACTTTCTCAAGCTATTGTGACGACCAGCTGGAGGGCTTCCAATTCCGAGGACGCCTACGGCATCTTTGACATAACGTTCAGGCCGCTTGTCGGCACATTCGACCGCGTGTGCGCCGAGATCGTTAGGGAGGCAATTGACGAGCAAGTGTCGTTCTCTATCACTGGTAAGGGACGACAGCTTGGCGTTGTCGAGAGCGACTGCTCTCTCAAGATTGTGAACGACCTTGTTCCAACTCTGAAAGACAGAGGAGTCATGTCTTCCATCACAAAGATCGGCGTATGGGGCAGGCCTGGTTTGTTGATGTGCATCAACGGAGAACCTATACGTGTCGGCAACTCTGGTTTCTATGAGCAAGACGCTGTAGAGGTTGAGACGCTTGGAGTCGTTGTAAACAACAATGATTGGAACAACAACTTCACAATAGATTATTTTGGCCCTGCAAGCAAAAACACGGGAGCTTAAAAGCAAAAGGAGGTAGTTTTATATGGATTCTATTTATGGAGGCCGTCCTGGCTCGCCTTTTGTGATTAAAGCTCAATTCGTCTCTATCAAAGAGATGCAGGAAGCATTCCAAAAAGGGCCAGAGTATAAAGACGTATGGTACGGCGAGTATTGCATTATCGACACAGAGAACAAGAACGACTTCGATAACGGTAAGATATACCAGCGTGGCACAGAGTATGGAAACGGGACTGGTGACGCCAAGTACGTTGGACAAGTTGTCGGTCCACAGTCTGGTGTTCCTGGGTTTGATTTTAAACCTTTCGATAATGTTAAAAACTATATCAAAACAGAGTTTGGTAACGGTGAAATAAGAACCTGGCCGTTTGATGGTAAACTCTACCAAGATTACGCAGAAAATCCAGACGAAAACAAACCGGCAATTGACGTGGAATCATTTAGTATTCCAAATGGAAGCCTTGTCAAAGGATGGGATGGGGCGAACACTTTCGTTGATGATATAGAGTATACTTGGGTAAACATCGCGTATCCCTATGGGAAAGGAAATAACAAGTTTGCCGTTTCTGAAACTCTTGTCGGTTTTAAAATTCCGTACCCCGTCTTTGAAGCGACAGCGCAAGCTCTTGATCCTGGTACTCAACCGGTTATTGAAGAAGTAGCTTGGCCCGAAGGAGAGAACCATCCTTTCGCTCACAAATTGTTATTTAAGATTCCTCGTGGAGCAAAAGGCGATTCAGTCAAAGTTTCCACTGCTCCATTCTCGGAAACTAACACAAATGGTGCTAGGGTTGACTGCACAACGACTGGAATCAATAACAATACAGGAAAGTTAGAGTCTACGACGGAGTCTTTTACTGTTAATGAGATAGTTGATTTATATTCAGACATTGGCGAAGGAAAAAGCAATCGCCTTTATGCCTTGTTTAGTAGCTCTAAAGCTCGTAAAGGAGACGCTTTGGGCGCTGAAGGATATAAACAGGGCTTTCAATCAAAAGCTTTCCCTGATATTAACACGAAAACATTAAACTGGAAAGACCTGGGAGCGATAAAAGATCAAAGCGGACTTTTGGTTGGAAGAGACCTCAATAATAAAGATGAGGGGTTCAGCTCAAATGCTTCTGATCCTAGCGAAATTGTTACCACGTTAAATACCAACTACACGATTGCTTCTGGTAAGGTAGATGGCAAAGTATGCACCTATCGGAACCAAAAGGGAGAGACCTGGGTGTTTGCTTGGGATTATAACAAGGATGCTAATGGATGGTACTATGTCGGCACTTTTAATGGTGGAGGAACAAAGTTCTCTGTGTCAGACGGTGTGAATAACGTCCCCAATGGGTGGTATTTCAAGAAAGCCAAAAATGTAACCTATATTCCAAAAAAGACAAATTGGTGGGAGTGAGATGTCATGAAAATGACACAAATCGTAGGTCCCATAAAAGAAGGGACTGTTACAACAATCTCTCCTCCCGGTGATAACAACTGTACTTTTGTTCACATCGGTCTTCATGTCCCGAAACAATGGCCGGTGAAAGACCTCAAAAAAGAACACAGTTCTCCTTGGTTACAAGTGCTTGGCTCTTCTTCTAAACCTGGAACCGATGAGCATAAATACCTTTTGAATGAGCATAATGTTCTTGAGTTTGACGGAGTGGAAGAAGAGACGTTTACAATAGAAGCTCTTTGCGACCTTCCTCCCGAGACTGTTATAGATATTGTTTATACGACTTTGGAGGATGAGTAATATGGCAGAGATTCATTATGATTATACATCAAGGCACTGGTCTTCAAAAAAGGAAAGAGTCCCGAATGAAAAACTCCCTCCTTTTTTTGCCAACACACAGGTAAAAGTAAATGGCAAAAATGAAGTGTGGCCTTTATACATTCCGTTTGATGCAACAGATAAAACCCAAGGTGTTGTATGGCTCACTGATGATTTAGTTGATAAAAAAACCAACAGCGTTCTTGGCGCTAAAAGAGGAATGACAGCTATAACACCTCAAGGTGTCAAAGACAACACCCTTTGGACGACGAAAAATGAAAGCGGTGTTAAAACATCTTCAGACGACATAGTCTTTAAAGGAAATGTTACTTTTGCAAAACCAATAAACGGCGGGTCTTCTGACAAGCCAGGCATTACTGCTTTTTCCGTCAGAATTGCGAATGCAAATCTTCCTTCTTCAGACAATAGCTATATTATAGGAACGGGAGACCTGGACGTTGACACTGTAACCGTTCCCATTAGAGTCTTCCCTCTAGATATGATCCCGACTTTGACGGAAGACAAGCTTCCTAGTAATATAAGTGGGAACAAGATAACAGACGGCAGTATCACCGGAGATAAGGTAGCAGACGGAACCTTATCATACAACAAGTTAAGTTCCGAGGCAAAGAGCAATATAGACAGCAGTATAGATGCAAAGGTTAACGCTATTCCGAGAAACATGTATATTCAATTTTCAGACGGGGATGTGACGTCGGATGTAAAGACGCTCACTTTGGGATCCACGACAACAATAACTGCTTCTATAAATGCAATACCTGAAGGACAAGTTTCAAGCTTGTTTACCCCTCGCTCTTAATTTAAAATATTAAAAGGAGAGGAGGTGATTTGCCATGGCTAACATTAACTGGACAGTCCGTCTAAAGAACAAGTCGTTCTGGATCGGCCTTGTAGGTGTCATAGGCTCTTTCGCTGTGTCTATGGCCTCTTTGTTCGGTGTGGATTTAGACTTGGCAGGAGTTGAGTCTACAGCCACCACAGTCATCACAACCGTGTTTATGGTGCTCTCTATGTTGGGCGTCGTTGTTGACCCGACAACAAGCGGTATCAAAGACTCCGAACAGGCTTTGACGTACACTTGCCCCAAGAAGGATTAAAAGAAACCTCCCTGCTTGTCGGGGAGGTTTTTTATTGTTCTGGGCAATACACACTGTTATTTCCCTCTTTTTTTCTAATAAGTAGATTTGCCGAATTTGACAAGTTTCAGGAGGGTAAAAGTGGAGCCTTTTAACCAACTGCTTGGTCAATATAATTTCGGAGATGTAGTTATTATAATAATCCTCGTGCTGATGTGCGCAAAGTCTCTCGGGGAAGCTCTGTCTTGGGCATATAAGGCTATAAAAGGCAAGTTCCGAAAAGATTCAGAGACCGAGCAAATTATTGACGAGCATGAGACGATAGAGCAGAAGATAAACACACTTTCCGACAACGTGAACGCTTTATGCGAGTCGGTTCAGTCAATTCAGGACGAGATTCATTCTTTGTCGGAAAAACAAGACTCTCTTCAAAAAAAAAT